GTTAATATTATTGCAGATGAATTTGGAAAATATCATATGACAGTAAATCGTTATACATATCAAGATAATCAATTAGGTGCTGTTGAAGGTAAAAAAGGTAGACCTAGACATGTTTCTAGAATCAATATACCTGATCTAAAAAACACTATTGAATTTACTCCTGCTTAATGGTAGGGGAGTATGATATGGAGAAAGAGTGGATAGATTTTATCCACTCTACTTCTGTTATATGTGGTGTTGATAGTGATGGTAATTTGTTTGAAATTCATAATGGACAATATCCTTACAAAAATGAAAGATACCATGAGTATATAAAAAGAAGATCAAAAGAAGAAGATGGTAAGAGTTGAAGATTTAAATATTACATTTTTTCATATAGCTAAAAATGCTGGATCTTCTATAGAAGAATGGTTAGTAAGAAATTGTAATGGTGATGCTTATATTGATGAACTTAGACATAATTCTCCACAAAGATTATATAATTTGTTTGATGACTTTGGATGGTCTTTTTGTGTAATACGAAATCCTTGGGATAGAGCTGTAAGTTGGTATAGATTTTTTGTAAGACAGAAATCAATTACTTGTTCATTTGAAAGATATTTACTTGAGTCATATATTCATCCTAGACCAAAAGGAAGAAAGTATCTTATACCAGCTAGTGACCAACTAAGGTTTACAACAGCTGTTCATTATGTTATAAGATATGAAAATCTAATAGAAGATTTTAAGGAAGTTCAAAGAAGAACTAAATGTGATGTTCCATTATTTAAAGTTAATGTGTCTAATGTGAAAAATGAAAAATATGTTGATTATTATAAAGATAAAAAGTATATTAAATTAGTTGGAGATTATTGTAAAAAAGAGATTGATGAATTTGGTTATAAATTTGGAGGATAGAATGAAGTGTATTAATGATATAAAAGAACCTACTCTTGTAGGTATTATGGATAATAGTAAAGATTACATGGATGTTGATAAAATGGTAAAAGTACTTAATCAAGATCTAAAAGATTCAGGTTTTGAACAATACAAATTTTCAGTAAAAAAGGATGGTAACAGGCTTTATATAGAAAAAGATTGACATATAAATAGTGTGAAAATAGGAATTCTATGCAACGGTTTAAATCGTATATACTCACGGAGGCCAAATTGAAAGCTGAAGATTACGAAGCTGCTATCGTTATAGGTTGGTATAAAATTCATAACCAAAATTTTAATCCTGAAAAGACAGGAGTAGGAGCTGCTACAGCTAAAATGTTAGTTTCTCATCCTGAAGTTTTAGCATCTGGGGAAGCCATAGCAGCTGCTGTAAAAAAACATTTTAGATTATCTTTTGTAAAAGCTGAACAATATGGTAGAGCTAAGACTGATCTTTCTAGTTTCTGGAAACAAAATGGAGGTTCTAATAAGACTCCTAAGACAGATATATTAATAGGAAATAAAAGACTATCTTTAAAAATTGGAACAGCCCAATTAATGTCTGGAGGAAGAGAAGAAACAAGAGCAACATTAGCAGCAGCATTAGAAGAAAGCAAAATACAAAACTCACCTCAACTAACAGAAGTTAAAGAAATTTTAGATAAATTTGTTACTGCATCTGTTGCTCCTGGTAAATTGAGAGATTTAATAAAACAAGGTAAAAACAAAGTTGTTATGGATGGAGAAAAAGCTCATAAGCAAATGATGAAATCTCTTGGTTCATTATTTGAGTCTAATAAAGACTTTAAGATTGCTTTTGCTAGAGAAGCTATGTCTGGTTTTATTAAGTTTGGAAAAAATAATAATGCTGCAGCAGAATATATGTTAGTAGCTAATCATAGTGGTTCTAGAGTTTCAATTAAATCAGTTTATGATGATGCTTATTGCACAAAAATAGCTGATCGAATGAAGCTACAGGCTAGATTTAAAACATCTTCAAGAAAAATAAAAAATGTAAAAACTGGAGAGTATAATTTCTGGTCAGTTGTATCTCTTATAGTTAATAGCTTAGATGAAGAGACTACACAGATTAATCCACTAGTAGAATTCACTAAAGGTGGTTTTAAAAGAGCATTTGAAAAAATAAAAAAGTTAGGATCAAATATTATTTCAAGAGTGAAACGTAAAGCATCTTCTTTAATAAACTTTTTAGGAGTTGAGCCTAATGTAACTGTTACACCTAGAGTAAGATTTGATTGATAATAAGATGAATTTTTCTGAATTTATAACTGAACAAAAAAACACACACATGACTCACATAGAAGATAAAGTAATCTATGGAGGAGTCTCAGGTACCCGCCAAGCAATATTAGCTCTACGTGAACTACGTGATATGTTAAGAGGAGTACATGATGGATCAGTTAGTGTCAAATGGGATGGAGCACCAGCTATCTTTGCTGGTACTGATCCTGGTGATGGTAAATTTTTTGTAGCAAAAAAAGGAATCTTTAATAAGAATCCTAAAGTATATAAAACTAATGCAGATGTTGATAATGATACATCTGGTGAACTTAATGCTAAATTAAAAATGGCTTTGAGATATTTACCAGCATTAGGAATAAAAGGTGTTGTCCAAGGAGATTTTTTATATAGTCCTGGTGATGTAAAATCTGAAGTTATAAAAGGAGAAAAGTATTTAACATTTCATCCTAATACTATAGTTTATGCTGTTCCTATGAAGAGTGAAGCAGCTAAAATGATAAAGGCTTCTAAAATAGGAATTGTTTGGCATACTACATATACTGGAAGAACATTCGATACAATGAAAGCATCATATGGAGTTAATGTTAAGCAATTCAAATCCTCAAAACAAGTTTGGTCACAAGATGCTATGCTTCGTGATTTAACTAAAGTAACTATGTCAAAAAAAGATACGGAGATGGTTAATGAATATCTTTCAGAAGCTGGGTTTTTGTTCAACAAAATTGCAGGATCAACCCTACGACAATTGGAGCAAACGCCAGAGTTACAGGGCCTCATTGAAACCTATAATAACACATACGTCAGAAAAGGACAAGTTATTGGAAATACAGGAAGACACGTATCTGGCCTCATTAGCTGGATTACAAAGAGATATCAAAAAGAAATTGACGCTAGAAAAACGAATAAAGGAAAAGCTGGACAACAACAAAAGCTAGATAAAATATTATCATTCTTTTCTGCAAAGAATAAAACATCTTTGAAGTTTATGTTTGACCTTCAAAAAGTGATAGTATTAGCTAAATTAAAACTTATAAATACTCTTAATAAGTTAAGTAATGTAAAAACTTTTGTTAAAACTCGTAATGGATTTAAAGTAACAGGAGCAGAAGGCTTTGTTGCAATTGATAAACTTGGTGGTGATGCGGTGAAAATTGTTGATCGTATGGAATTTTCATATAACAACTTTTCACCTAATATCTTAAAGGGATGGGACAAACCGGGAAGAAATTAATGGTACTTAGATTTAAAGACTTTATTAAAGAAGATACATGTCCATGTGGACCAGACTGTCAGTGTGATCCATGTGAATGTGAACCAGTAAATGAAGCTCTTAATATGATGCAAAGAAGAGCTAAAGCTCGTCAAATGAAGAAATACCAAGCTCGTTTAAGAGTAGGTAGAAAAAAAGCAATGAAAAGAGCACCTAGTGCTAAGGTAGTTGATAGAAGAGCTAGAAAAGCAGCCAGAAATCAAATGGCTAAGAAACTTACTAAAGGTATTTCTAAAGCAGATCTCACACCCGCAAGAAAGGCAGAAATTGAGAAACGTCTTGATAAAATGACACCACGTATAACACGTCTTGCCAAAAAATTAAGACCATCAATTAGAAAAGCAGCAATAGCCAGACGAAGCGGGTAATTTATGATAAACAGATTTAGTCAATTTCTTGTCGAAGAAGAGAAGACGGTCTTCTTTACATTTGGGAGAATGAATCCTCCTACTATTGGTCATGGAAAATTATTAGATAAACTAGCTACTAAATCTGGTCGTAATCCATACAGAATTTATCTTTCACAATCACAAGATAAAAGAAAAAACCCTCTACACTACAAAGAAAAGATTAAGCATGTTAGGAAAATGTTTCCGAAGCATGCTCGATCTGTTATGATTAATAGTAAAGTAAGAACAGCTATAGAAGTGTTGACTGCTTTATATAACGAAGGATTCAAAAGAGTTGTTATGGTAGTTGGTTCTGATAGGGTAAATGAATTTGATATTCTTATGAACAAATATAATGGTAAAAAAGCTAGACATGGATTTTATAATTTTGAAAAAATAAATGCTATATCAGCTGGAGAAAGAGATCCTGATGGCGAAGGTGCATCTGGAGCTTCAGCAACTAAGCAAAGACAAGCAGCAAAGGATAATAACTTTACTACATTTGCACAAGGTTTACCTAATGCTGTATCTAACTCAAATGCTAAACAATTATTTAATGCTGTTCGGAAAGGAATGGGTTTAAAAGAACAGGCAGACTTCAAGAATCATATACAACTAAAAAAAGTATCGGATAGAAGGGAACAATTTATCAAAGGTAACTTATTTGAAGTTGGAGAACAAGTAATAGTTAAAAAGACTGATGAAGTTGGTACTATTAGTGTTCTTGGCTCTAATTATGTTATTATTGAAACGGCTAACAATAAATCAAGACAATGGTTACACGCTGTTGAAAAGATTGAGGAGAAAAAACTAACACCTAATGAATTAAAGAAAAGGGAGAAAGTTGCAAAGGCCATTCAAAGAGATAATCCAAACATGCCTATGGACAAGAAAATGGCTATTGCCACCGCGGTAGCCAAGAAAGCAACTGAAAATTACAAACTTGATTATGGTTCACCTGAATCAGTTGCATTAATGAAATCTATGACTCCAGGACAGAAAGGTTTAAGTAGAGCATCAGTTGTTATTAATAAAAAGAAGAAAAATAATAAAGAATCAACAAAGTTTAGTAAATTTATACAGAGGGTAGTGTAATGGATACACCAGAATTAATGAACAAAAGAAGATTAAGATCTATAGCTAATAATCCTAATCATCCTATGCATACTCACGCTATATCTGTGTTATCAAGAATGAATCAAGAAACAACTAGTAGATTCGATAGAGTTAAAAAATCTATAGAAAAAGAAAAAAAGAGAGATAAAACTAAGCATACAAATATGATCAAAAGAGCTAAAATATCTGATATTATGAGAAATGAGAAAAAAGGTCTTTGGTATTATATAAAGCAAAAACAGCAACGTGGTGAACCAATGAATCCTAAAGGTCATAAGGATGCACCAACACCAGATGAAATTAAAAAAGCTCAAGGAGAAGCTACATCAGTTAGACAAGATCCTGATATTAAAGATAGAAAAGGTACTCAACCAGCAAAATATTATTCAAATGATATGTCAGTAGCTACTAAAAAAGCTCGTGATGCACATTTTAAAGATAAAAAAAAGGGTCCAGCTCCAGGTGATGGCAAAAAAAGTAACAAAATTTCTCCATTTACAGCATATGTTAGAAATATGATGGGAGAAAACTTTAAGGATGGAAAAAATCCAGAAAGAAAAGGTCTAGCAAAAAGATCAGGTGTAGACACTAAAGCAAGTATAAGTGATTTAAGAAAAACTGCAAAGAATAGTTCTGGTGAAAAACAACGTATGGCTCACTGGTTAGCTAATATGAAATCAGGTAAAAAGAAAGCAAAAGAAGATATAGATGAAGCTAGCTTTGCTGATAAGTCTAAAGCATCAGGAATATCTGTAAATACTTTGAAAAAAGTATATCAAAGAGGTGTGGCTGCACATAAGACTGGTCATAGACCAGGTACAACTCCATCACAATGGGGACATGCAAGAGTAAATGCATTTATAGCAAAAAAGAAAAAGGGAACATTAAACCATGATAAGGATCTAGCATGAAATTTAGAACATTCATAAAAGAAGAGGTTGATGGAAAACAATTAGTTCATCATGGAGAAAAAACAAAACATTTTGATATGTGTCCATCTGCGTTAAAAGCATTTCATCAAAATCAAGAAGATGGTTTAGGTGATAAAGATGGTTTCCATGAAGCTGTTATAGCTGTTGATCAATATCTTGGTTATGAGAAAATGTTGGAAAAAAAGGGTAGTGCTACAGAAGAGAATGTAAAACATATGGATGATTTAGTAAATGCAGCTAAACAAGCTATTGCTGATGCTGATTTACCTGGACACACATATCATCAAATTCATATTGATGCAGTAAAAAGATTAGCTGGTATAAAAGAAGCTGAGTATCAAGGAAGAGAAGTTAAACTTAACAAACCAATGCCTGGTGACGTTAAGAAATCAAAAGTTTTTGTGAAAGATCCTGCTACAGGAAATGTGAAAAAAGTCAATTTTGGTGACAAAAATATGAAAATTAAAAAAAATATACCAGCAAGAAGAAAAAGTTTTAGAGCAAGACACAACTGTGATGATCCTGGCCCTAAAACAAAACCACGATACTGGTCCTGTAAGGCTTGGTAATATAAATATGTGTAGTTGATATGCCAGAATTAAGACAGGAACCAATAATGACAATGGAACACCGCTTGGATAAAATCGAAGCTAAAATTGATAAATTAACTGACGCAATGGTTTCTATAGCTAGGGCAGAAGAAAAATTACATATGATGGAAGAGAAGTCAAATTCTCATTATGATAGAATGAATCGTTTTAGTCAAAAACTAGACGATATTGAACAAAAAGTAACTACAAACGCTCAAACGGTTGGCGTAATTAACAAGCTGTTCTGGGTAGCTATTATAGCTGCTGCTGGAGCATATGCAGCCCAACTTTGGATGTAAAGGAGATAAAACATGAGCAATGAAATCATGCGTAAGTTGGCTGACGCTTATAAAAAAGTCAACGAGTCTAAGTTTGTAATACCAGAAGATATCCCAGTAGATGAACGTGATATGTTCATGGCAAAAGCTGCGGCAGCTCATAAAGCTGGACAAAGTCATTTTACCATGAATGGTAAAAAGCATCCTGTTACTATGAAGAAAGATACTGCAAATGCAGTCAATTCTTCTACAAATGAAGCTATGGCAACTCCTGTATCAGATAATGATCCTAGATATGCAGATGATGAAAATCTTCCTAAGAATAAGAAGAAAAAAATGGAAATGTCATCTAAGGAAAAGATGAAAAGAGGTCTTTATAATTCAAAAGATGCAGAAGTAAAAGAAAACCAAAAAGCAGCTCTTGCTAAAAAATTAGCAAAAGTTTCTGCTCCATCAGCTAAAGGTAAAGCTGCAGTTACATTACCTCCTGGAGATCCTACAAAAAAGAAAATGGAACAGGATGAAGTAGAAATCAATCCTAAAATGAAAAAGGATAAAACCAAAAGTGCTGAGAATGATTCAATGGCAGAATCAGTATATGCTAGAATTTTAGAGGCTAGAGCTACAGCTGATAAAGGAGGACATCATTATAAAGGTGCTACTCCACCTGAGGAAATGGATTCAAAAGATTCTGGTCTAGCTAAAAAAATGAGAAAAGACCATGAACCTGAAATGAAGGATAATCCAGAAGAATCAGGTAATGATATGACTAAGGCTCAAAATGCAGCTAAAGTTGCTCCTAAAAGAAAGGGTGATAATGCTAAAGGTGATACAAAAGTTATTCCGTCTGCAACGCCTGCAAAAGGATAATATAATATTAGAAAGGATAAATTATGGCTATTAAACCTCCTGGGTATGCTCCATTTGCTGTACCTACATTAAACGGTTGGGAAGATCCAAATACTGGTGAAGTATTAGTTTCACGTAGACATACTCAAGAACAAATTGATGAATGGCATGGTATTCCAACTATAACAGAATCTAAAAAACTGGATGTAGAAATAACCAAACCTAAAGATCCTTTAGAACATTCACATGATGATGGTACAAAACACTCACATGAAGGTGGAGATGAACCACATGATCATAATGATTCTGAAGATTCTGAACCAGGTGATGTTGATCCTCCTTGGTGGGTATCTGATTCTGAATTGAAAGCTATGTCTAAAAAAGAACTTGAGCTCTTAGGTAGAGAACATGGAATTGAACTTGATAGACGAAGAAGAAAAGCTGATTTAATTAAAGAATTGAAAAAACTTAAAAGAGTTGGTGTCTAAATAAAGTAAAATACTTTAGGATGATTACCAATGAAATTATTTGATACTTTAACTAACAGTAATATATTATTATTTGCTGCTAGACATTATTATAAACCAAATTGTGTAGATGCAGAAGAATTTTATAATGATTTGAAAAGATTTATTTATTTAAAAAGATTATTTAATAGATATGATAGATCTGGTGAATTATCTGAAAGACTTGTGTTAAATCATTTAATTGTTATATTTAATGTATTTGATATAAAGCCAAGTTTAAGAATGTTAGAATTTCATATTGATAAAAAGTATTGGTATATTCTGAAACCATTTTTAATTTATTTAAATTATATAAAGAATACTGAATATACTAATATAGAAATGGATAAAAGTATAATAGAAGGACTAAGAAAAATATAATGGGTATTATCAAACGCGCTGGTGATTTAGTCTATACTTTTAGATTTCTCAGACTTTTAACAACTCCATTTGAAGAAACAGAAGCATTCAAAAGAGGTATTATCGATAAAGATGGAAAAAGATTAAAATCTTTTACATTGAATACCATGGATAATAGAGAAATATACAGAGATTATTATACTCCATTTCATAGATTAGTTTTTAATATAAAAAAGATAATGGCAAAAGCACCAGGAGGTGGTTCAAGATTAGCTTCGTATGCAGCTGCTTTATATTTGTTGAAAGAAAAGTTTGGAGTAAGCGATAAAGATCTTAAAAAAAGTTTAACTAAAGTTGGCATTGATCCATTAGATTTTTTAGAAGAAAAAACAAGTTGGTTTTTATTAGATGATAATCAGTTAGCTCCTGGTACTTACAAACTTCTTAATAGTAAAATGGTAAATTCTACATTAGAAGAAGTAGTAAGAGCAAAAGATCTTGTTAAAGTACAAGAAGATAGTTTTCCTATAGATAATGTCTTTGGTTTACACATATATAATGCAACTCATGTGAAAACTAACCAAAAAGTGTTTGTAACTGTTGGTGAATTAGCAAGATAGATAAATACTAGATTACGCAAGTATAGAAGGAGAACTAAATGGAAACATTAAGTACAATTAGAGGGTGGGCATCATCACTAGCAGATGTTGGTGTAAGTATTGCTGCTCTCGCAATTATACTCGAAGTATTAGGTCTAAAGAATATGCCTTTCATGCCTATGAATTGGAGTGTAGTTGATAACGTATCTGGCATCATAGCTGGTCTAGGAAGTCAGGGTGTTATGGGCTTAATCGCAATATGGATATTATGGGCCATATGGCATAGAAAAGGTGCCTAGCGTAAATGAAAAATGTTAATATTAAGATATCTTGGAGATAGTTATGGCTCTAGGGGCTAGTGCATATCACGATAAATTAATGAAGAAGTTATTTAAACCTCTTAAAGATAAGGAACGTATGTTTCCTGGATCTACTAATCTGAATGTAAAGAACCCCTACAAGAAACCAGATACTAAAAAAGTGAAAGAGGTTCTGGCATCTGAAGAAGCAACAACTACTGCAGATGCTGGAATACCTCAAGATACAAAAAATATGGGTCCTAGATCCAGATTACCTATGGGTATACTGAGACGAAAAATGGGTATACCAATTCATGTAACTGATAGAAGAGTCAGTCCAAAAAAACCACCTAAAATGAGAAAAAAGTTTCTACAGTATTTTTATCATGGCGGCTAGAATATATTTGTTTATTATTATTTTTGGAGTTTGTGGAAGTATCGGCTACGCTGGATATAGTTACTATGTTCAAATGCAAGAAAAAGTTATTCAATTATCAAAAAATAATTCTAAACTAAAAATAGCTATTGAAACAAGTGAAGCTAGTATAAGTGCACTACAACAACAAAATAAAATAAATACAGAACTTGCAAAAGAACTTCAAATAAAGTTACAAAAAGCAGAAGATTATAGTAAACAATTACAGAATACTTTAAAGAAACATAATCTAACTATGTTGGCTTTAAAAAAATCAACGTTGATAGAAAAGAAGATGAATGATGCGACTAATAAACTTTGGGATGATATTACTAACGACACTAATATTAACGTCGTGCAGTAGTTGGCGAACTGAACCAGAAGTAGAAATTGTAACAAAGATAGAGAAAGTTTATGTCCCTATTCAAGCTAGGCCTGCGCCTGTTAATCTTACGGATGTTAAAATATATGTGGTTACGGCTGAAAATTATGATACTTTTATTCAAGAGTTTACTGAAAAGAATGGTGAGTTGGTTTATGTAGCTATTAGTATAAAAGATTATGAAAATTTATCTTTAAATATAGCTGACCTTAGAAGATACATAAATCAACAAAAAGAAATAATAGTTTATTATGAGGAAAATTTATCTGAAAATATTTCAGAAGAAACAGAAAAATAACTGTTTTAGAATATCATATAATCCTATATAATACTATCAAAAAATAACTGTTAATATTTACAGCCGGTGAAGGCACTGGCAGAAGGAGTTTTGTATGCTAAAAGTAGTTCCAAATAATAAAGACTGGGATACCAGAAATATAATGTCACAAACTAAGTTCTATGAAGGTTATTCCAGGTGGGACGAAAAAAAAGCAAGATATGAAACTTGGGAAGAATCAGTAACAAGAGTTATGAATATGCATAGAGACTATTATGCAGATAAAATGACTCCAGATTTATCTCAACTTATAGATGAAGCAGAACATCTATACAAATTAAAATATGCATTAGGAGCTCAGAGAGCTTTACAATTTGGAGGTGATCAACTCCTAAAACATATGATGAGAATGTACAATTGTACTTCCACCTATGCAGACAGACCAAGGTTCTTTAGTGAACTGTTCTACGTGCTTCTATGCGGGGCTGGTGCAGGGTTTTCAGTGCAAAATCATCATGTTAGCAAATTACCTAAAGTAGCAGAAAGAAAGAAAGCTGCTAAAGGATGGGTAGTAGAAGATAGTATTGAAGGATGGGCTGATTCATTAGGTGTGCTAATGTCATCTTACTTTACAGACAATCAACAATTTCCTGAGTTTGCAGGACGTAAAGTATATTTTGATATAAGTGGTATTAGACCTAAAGGAGCAATGATATCAGGAGGATTCAAAGCACCTGGACCAGAACCACTAAGAAGAGCTTTAGATAAAATAGAACATCTATTACAGACTGTAGTATTATCTGGAAGAGATACATTAAAACCAATTGAAGTATATGATATTGCAATGCATGCATCAGATGCTGTACTAGCTGGTGGTGTTCGTAGATCAGCTACTATATGTTTATTTTCAAAAGATGATCAGGAAATGTTAGATGCAAAAACAGGAAACTGGTTTATTGATAATCCACAACGTGGCCGTTCCAATAATAGTGCTGTTATTGTTAGAGATGAATGTACAGAAGATGAATTTAAAAATATAATGAAATCAATAAAAGAGTTTGGTGAACCTGGATTCTACTTTGTTGAGTCAAAAGAACATACTACTAATCCTTGTGTTGAGATAGGAATGTTTCCTCAGATAGATGGAAAGACAGGATGGCAAGGATGTAATCTAACTGAGATAAATGGTGGTAAGTGTACATCTAAAGAAGAATTTTTTAAGGCTTGTAGAGCTGGTTCTATTATGGGAACATTACAAGCTGGATATACAAATTTCAAATATCTTGAACAAACATCAAAAGAGATATTTGAAAGAGAAGCATTGTTAGGAGTGTCTGTAACAGGATGGATGAATAATCCAGAGATACTTTTAAATGCTGAAATTCAAAAAGAAGGAGCAGAAATTGTTAAGAAAGTTAATAAAGAAGTTGCGGCACTTATTGGAATCAATGCTGCAGCCAGAACCACGTGTGTCAAACCGTCTGGTAATGCTTCGGTACTTTTAGAGACAGCTAGTGGAATTCATGCTGAACATAGTCCTAGATATCTAAGACATATTCAGCTAAACAAAGAAACCGAAGTTGGTCAATTAATTGCTAAAACAAATCCATACATGGTTGAAGAAAGTGTATGGTCTGCTAATAATACAGATTACTGTGTTGGCTTTCCAATTATTACACCAGAAGGATCATTATACAGAGAAGAATTATATGGAACTGATTTATTAGAAAAAGTAAAATTGGTCCAGCAAAATTGGGTAGAAGCAGGAACAGATATAGAATTATGTGCAGATCCAACTCTAAGACACAATGTATCTAACACTGTAACTGTTATGCCTCATATGTGGGCAAAGGTAGAAAATTATGTTTACAAAAATCGTCACTCGTTTGCTGGAATCTCTTTCTTGGGCGGTACAGGAGATAAAGATTACGCTCAAGCGCCTATGACAGAAGTATTATCTGAAGATCAAATTGTAGATAAATATGGTAAAGCTGCACTATTTGCATCTGGATTAATTGTAGATACGAGAAAGTCAGGTTTTAGAGATTTGTGGGAAGCTATAATGTATGCAAAAATGAATCCTGAACATAGAGGAGAAATAAGTGATCTTAATAAAGAATGGATCAGAAGATTTGTTAAATTTTCAGATAATTATTTTATGAATGATATGGAAGAATGTGGTAATTGTTTGAAAGATGTATTTCTTCTTCACAAATGGACTAAGATTCAACAAAATATCTCTCCAATAGATTTTGTATCTCAGCTTGACGAAAAAAGATTCACAGACATAGATACTATGGGATCAGCTGCTTGTCAAGGTGGTGCCTGTGAGATTACATTCTAATGGAACTCGAGTATTTTACTCACTGTGAAGCCTGTGATACTGAATCACAAGTTTTAGTTATGGATTCTAATGAACTACCTCAATTTTGTGCAATGTGTGGATCTCCAGTAACATACGAATCATTAGAGGAAGAAGAGGATGAATGATACTAAAGTAAAAACATCATTTAACTGGGAAATAGCAACATGGATGGCAAAACTATCTATGCATGCTTATCAAAAAGAGTCTGGTTTCAAAAAAGCAATGAAACCATTAGGTTCTTGGAAAGTAAAATATTTTGATTTTGGTGGAACTCAAGCATATGCATTGAATGGTAAGAAAAACTTTGTATTAGTATTCAGAGGAACACAACCAACACAATGGGCTGATATAAAAGCAGATTTAAAATTTAGAAAAGAGATTTCTATTTCAAGTGATGGAGTTCGTGAGGGAAAAGTTCATAGAGGTTTCAAAGATGCTCTAAATGAAATTTGGGATGATATTTTAAAACATATGAAAAAATGTGACACAAAAGATAAAAATATTTTAATTACTGGTCATAGTCTTGGAGCAGCATTAGCAACTCTTGTAGCTGGTAGATTAAATGATCCAACAGTAGTTTTGTATACATTTGGATCTCCTAGAGTAGGAGATGGTAAATGGAATTCAATGCAAAAGTTTACACATTATAGATTCAGAAATAATAATGATATTGTCACAAGAGTACCTCCTAGATGGATAGGATTCAAACATAATGGAGAACTTAATTATTTTGATTACAAAGACATGGTTAACACTGGATCAGGTTCTTGGTACATGATGAGAAATTGGTTTATGGGATTGTATAGATCATTATTTTCATTGAGAACATGGGATAGTTTTAGTGACCATGACATTTCAACTTATTACAAACTATGTAAAAATCAGATGATAGATAACGACTAAATAGTCGTATGTGGTTATATGATGGAAAGCAATTTTTACACACACCAGAACAATACCAAGGGTTCGTATATGTTATCACAGAAGTTGATACCAACAAACACTATATTGGAAAAAAGAATTTCTGGAAACCTAAAACCTTACCAATCAATAAAAAACGTAAGAGAAAAGTACGTACACGTACAGAATCTGATTGGCGTGAATATTATGGATCTAGTAAGGAATTTTCCTTACTCGTTGAACAAAAAGGGAAAGATAATTTTAAAAGAGAAATAATTCGTTTATGTAAAACAAAAGGTGAAATGTCTTATTATGAAGCCAAAGAACAATTTGATCGCAATGTGCTTTTTAGTAATGAATATTATAATGAATTTATAGGTTGTAAAATTCATGCAAGACACGTTAAAGACACCTTGTGTACAAATCTGCAAGATTAATGCAAAAACAAAAAGGTGTAAAGGGTGTCTAAGAACAATATATCAGATTCAATATTGGAGAAGATATACTGATTTTGAACGTGACAAAATAATGATACAGTTGAGTGAAGAAAGAAGACAAATAAAAGATCCTTTAATTATAAGATTTGAATGATGTTGACATTAAACAAATAAGGAGGTATAATGACAGAAGATAGTTATACTGAATATGGTTATAGAGGTGTGGAAGAAATAAAAAAACTCCAGCAAACAATTTCTGAGTTGAAACAAAAACTAAAGGAACTTGAAAAAAAATTAGATGATATTAATTGATTATAATGCTATAGCAATTGGAACAATAGTAGCTCAAAAATTAGATCCAGAAGAAGATTTGATCAGACATATGATTCTTAATAGTTTAAGAATGCATAGATCTAAACATTACAGTAAATATGGTGAATTAGTCATATGTAGTGATGGTACAAAAAACTGGCGTAAAGATTATTTTCCTCAATACAAATACAAACGTAAAGATGCTCGTAAACAATCAAAGTTAGATTGGAATGAAGTGTTTAGAATAACCAATATGGTTTTTGAAGAAATTGAAAATAATTTTCCATATAAAATTGTTATAAATGATAAAGCCGAAGCAGATGATTGTATAGCAGCGTTAGTAGAAAATACACAAGAATTTGGACAGTATGAAAAAGTATTAATTATTTCAGCAGATAAAGATTTTGCTCAATTGCAAAAATATGAAAATGTAGATCAATATTCTCCTGTCCTCAAAAAATGGATAAAAGAAAATACTCCTAGAGCACAATTAATGGAATTAGTGTTACGTGGAGATCAAGCAGATGGTGTACCTAATGTACTAAGTTCTGATAATTGTTTTGTCGACGGTGTTAGACAAACACCTCTTCGTAAAAAACAGTTAGATATACTTTCTAATGATCCTAAAAGTATGGGTGAAGATATATATCGTAACTATTGTCGTAATAGAAAACTTATAGATTTAGAAGAAGCTCCACAAGAGATAAAAAAACAAATTATAAATAGTTTTACTAATCAAGATAAAAGTAAAAATAAAAATAAAGTATTCAATTATCTTTTAGAAAAAAGATGTCGTAGATTATTAGAAGATGTAAGGGATTTTATATAATGGTAAATAAAACTAATTGGTATACGTTTGAAATTTTAGATAAGATATCTAAAGCAAAAACTAAAAAAGAAAGATTAGAACTTTTAAAAAAAGAAGACAATAATTGGGCTTTGAAAGATATTTTAAGAGGGTCTTTTGATGATGTGGTTGTTTGGCTTTTACCTAAAGGAAAAGTACCTTATGAACCAGCACCAGAAGATACTCATCCTTCAACTTGGACTCAGCAACATAAAAAATTATCAAATTTTGCTAAAGGAGGTCCTGGATCTAGAATGAAGAATTATTTAAGGGAAAAAATGTTCTTAGATATAATTGAATCTATACATCCTAAAGATGCTGAATTAGTTGTGCAAATGATAAATAAAGATTTAAAATTAAAAGGAATCACTAAGTCTTTAGTGAAAGAGGCTTTTCCAGGATTAATATTGAAATAATGCCTACTTACACATTCATAAATAAAAAAACTCGAGAAGAGGAAGAAGTTTTTTGTACTCTTGCAGAAAGAGAAGAAAAATTAAAAAGTGGTAAATATGAACAAAAAATTATATCTCCAAAATTTATTACTCAACATGGAAGTACGCTAAGTAAGACTTCTGATGGTTGGAAAGATGTTTTGAAGAGTATAAAAAAAGGTTCAAGTAAAGATAATAAAATTAATGTATAGGAGAAATTATGGCTTTTAAATTAAGTAATAGATCTAAAGGTAAACTTGAAGGTGTTCATCCAGATATGGTTAAAGTTGTCGAAACGGCTATAGGATTGACTAAAGTCGACTTTGGAGTGACATATGGGGTGCGAACAAAAGCCGAGCAGGAGAAGCTCGTAGCATCTGGTAGATCACAAACTATGAAATCAAAACATTTGATTCAAGACTCTGGTTATTCACATGCAGTAGATGTTGTTGCATATGATGGATCAGATGTTGTTTGGGAAATTAATGTATATGATGATATTTGTGACGCATTCAAAGCTGCAGCTGAACAACATGGAGTTGCAATAAAATGGGGTGCTGCATGGTCTGAAGGAGATATAAGAACATATCCTGGTTCAGCAGAAGATGCAATGATGAAATATGTTGATTTAAGACGCAGTCAAGGCAGACGTCCATTTATAGACGGTCCTCACTTTGAATTAATGTAATAATGAAAAACGTTCCTGAACACGTTCACATATTTCATGTTGAGGACCATGAGATCCATAAAAAAGTTCTTCTTGATTATATTGAAGAATATATAAAAGTTAATAATATAGTTCCTAATGAAAAAGGATATTATTATGATTTTAATATGGATCCAAATATTCCAAGACCCTATGAAATGTATTTGCAAAATGTTGTGTGGAACTATTTAGTAGATGTGGGTGAAATATATTCACTCAAAGTAAAACTAAATAGTCTTGGAAGACCTTGGTTTCAACAATATATTCAAGGATCAGATTTTGGATGGCATAACCATGACGGCCATTTTGGAGTTATATATTATGTAGAGTTGCCTGAGGTAAAAGAAGCAACAGAATTTTTAGATTATGGAACATTTCCTGTTAAAGAAGGAGATATTCTTTTCTTTCCTACTTTTTTAGTTCATAGATCGCCTATTATTGAAAGTAATTTAAGAAAAACAATTCTAGCATGTAATATAAAATATGAAGTAGATAGAGAATATATAAAACTTAATAAACCAGACGAATATGCCAAAATGAATCCAACTATTGGAATTAGCGATCAAAGTCTGAATAACAAGGAGTAAATTTATGGATGAAAAGTCTCTTGCAGAAATATTAAATTTAAGATATCAGTATGAAAATTTGATTACTGCAAGACGTCCTTTTAAATTAAACTCCCATTCTGGAGATATTGATAATTTAAAATACTTTATAAATACAGGTCATAAAAGTAATAGATTTAGAAAAAACTATAAACAAGCATTACATATTGCTAATGAGATTGTAGAATATTATGAAAAATCTGTGGCAAATAATTGTCTCAAACTGGAAAGATAATTATGGTGTTAGCGATATTAAATGGAAAACCACTGTTGGTATTGGCGATAGCATGTATGCATTCAATAGTGCATACATTAGAGCATTTATAAATCAAAAACCAGTTAACTTAGAACTACATTATCACTTCCCCAAAAATTATTATTACCATTTTGAAGATCCTGAATCAGTAGATGAAAGGGCAAAATTTGTATTGGATAGATACATGTGGAAAGACATTGTAAATGTAACACATGTATTTAATTCTCAGGATTTTTTATTATACAGAAAAAAGTATACTGGTGTAAAAAAACCTTGGGAAAGAAATTCATCTTTTTATAAGTATTGGGCTTTTGATCAATCTATAGACACAACTCCTATAGATAATAAGATAGTGTTGTGGAGGCCTACATTCAATGCAGAACAACAAGTAAAAAGTTTTAAATTTCCTTTACTTGAATGGGAATGGGAAAGATTAATAAATTTATTAAAAGACTTTGGTTATGATGTTGTAGAGATTGATTATAGAACTCCTATAAGAGAGGCTTATTATCACATTAGAACTTGTGATTGCTGCATTTCCTATGAAGGTATGTGGCATTATATTTCTAAGAATTTTTTTAAACCTCATATTGTTATTACAAATAGTAATTTATCTGTTTGGCATACACCAGCCGCTCATATAATAAGAGGAGAAAAATTTTTTATTGATACTAATTTAAAAAAGATAACTTACTTTATTGAATCAGCTACAGAAAAAGCTAATAATTATAAAATGTTATTTTTCAAGTTAATAAATGGATATTAATGTATATAGATAGAGCAGTTATAGAAGTAAATGGAGGATGCAATTATACTTGTAAAATGTGTCCTCAAACTACTCCAGAAGGTAAAACAGGAGCTAGAGGTAAGGCTTGGACTGGTCGTATGCCTTTGTCTGAATTTGAAAATTATGTAGCTCAATGTGCAGAAGCTGGATTGAATGTAGTTAATTTAGACGGTTCTGGAGAAGCTACAGTACTTAAAAATTTACCAAATTATATTTCCATAGTAAAAAAATATAACGCACAAGCAGTAATATTTTCTAATGGAATGAGAATGTTTGGAAACTTTATGAATGAATGTGTTGATGCTGGGTTAGATTTTTTTAGATTTAGTATAATTGGATATAACTTTGATACTTACAATCAATGGATGAATAGTAAACATTTTTATAGAGTTATAAGTAATTTACATGAAATGAAAAGATATGTTGTCAAAACTAGATCGACATGTAAAGTAGCAACTTATCATTTAATTTTAGATAATAATCAAATAGAATATGAAATACAACAGTATTTAAAAATTGTTGATTCTGCAAGAGTTTCAACAGAAATATGGAAAATGCATAACTGGAGTGGTGTTTATGAACCAGAATACGAAAGAAAAGGAAATAAAAAAACTTGTGGACGACCTTTTTCGCCTGATATTGTTATTCGCAGTGGTGGTCTTGATGGTAAAACTGGAGCTGTTCACCCTTGTTGTCAAGTGCTTGGAAGAGATGATGAAGCTGTTTTAGGACATGGTAGTGAAAATAAAATAGTTGACATATGGAATGGAGATAAATACAATAAACTTAGACAACAACATAGAGATGGTGATTATCCAGACTTTTGTAAAACTTGTGATTTTTTAGTTGATGACCCTGAAGTTTTAGTGTATACTAATCACGATCGTAAAAACTATAAGATGTATGGAACAAAATTTAGTTTAGAAGATTACAGATGACCTACAAAAGCCATTTTTTAGATCCAGATATTAAAGTATATATTATTGGAGACCCCTATACATTTGAAGGTCAAAGAGCTATTGATTTAACAAAAAATTCCTTTTATGCATCAGGATTTACAAATTGTATTGTACAAGAATATGCTTGGATATCTAAATTAGATCAAGGTGGATATGATTACCAAATTCCTTTATTTAAAATGTTGGGTAAACAAAAAATATCAGAATGGTTTTCTTATGTTAACATTTTAAGAAAAATAAGAAGGCTTGAAGATGATGCTGTAATAATAACTCAACAGGGGGCTAAACTTCATAGAAATTTTTTATCTGATCCCTTTGTATATGGTAGTTTAGATTTTATTGATGATAAAATATTCATGGATACAAGATACTTTAAATTTTGGCCTTTAGCTAAAGGTTCTGTGACCAACAAGGCTTTATTTTCTTTTGGGACTTTTATTACACCTAAAATGGCTTGGTCTTTAGTTAATCAAATATGTAAATCTAATTTGTATAAAAATTCACCAATTGGTATCGATATTCCTCTTGATGAGTTTTTATCGAGATCATGGAAAAGATGGATAGCAGAAGAAAATCATGGTGATTTTTTAAATACTGTTAAGTTTGGATCAGAAATGAATATGGCAAGATATGCATTTCCAATAAATGTTCATGGGATGTAGTGAAAAAATTTAAAATATTTATGATAAGGATGTCAGAACATCCTCTTTCTGAATTATATGTGAATCATGTAAAACACAGTTGGAGAGATTATGATTTATTTTATCACGAAGCAACTACTGCTAAAGATTTAGTTTATAGAAATCAACTAAAATTTGGTTTAAAACAAGGCACAGTAGCAAGGAAAGATAGAGAATTTTCTGCTACTGAAAAAGCCGTGTGGTATAGCCATTTTGATTTGTGGTGCAAATGTCTTAGAGAATGGAGACCTATGATAATTATTGAACACGATTCAAAATTAATAAAACCAATAGAACAAGATATTTTGTTTGAAGGATATAAAATTTTATCTTATATAAGAAGAGAAGATGGTACTAAAGATCTATCAGTAGGATCTGGATATTATATTACTCCTCTTTTTGCTGAAAGATTAATTTCCAATGCAATATGTAAAACAATAAAAATGAATAGTGATGGTCATATAGCTAATTTTATGAATACTAAAAAACAAAAAGAAATGAATGATTTTTACTTTATAGAACAAGTAAATATTGAAGGACTAAATACCATAGAACATTACACTCCAAAAAGACATTTTATAGGCTTAGATTATGAAGACATTGATCTACCAAGTGTACACGGGAAATAGATCCAATCTATACGATCGTTGTACCGATTCAGTAAAACAATATGCAAGTAGAATAGGTGCTTATTACGCAATACAGCGCCAACCAATTCTTAGAATTAAACCTGATGTGTTCGCAACAAATAGGAGTAATGAATCTTATGAAAAATATGGTGGCTTCCTTCCAATCTATGAGAAAGAAAATTCGTTCAATTATCTTGAAACCTATGACAGTGTCTGTGTTATTGACGCTGATGTATTTGTTCGGAGCTCTGTCAGTGAGTCCATTTTTGATAGCGTGCCTAGTGATTATCATTTTGCTGCTGTAGTAGAAAGAGAAATGCCTATCACAGAACAGTATAAGGCAAAAATAATTAATTATTCACAAATGCAGTATCATAATATTAAAACTGTAGATTGGAAATGGAATCAATTAGGTGGTGAGTTTATGAATATGGGTGTAATGGTTATGAACCAATCAATACTTCCATATCTAAAAGGTCAAACACCTACAGAGTTTTTAAGAAGACCTAGGTTTAAAGATTTTATAGATGGTCAAGGAGCATGGAAATGGTCGACAGATCAGACACTTCTTAATACATGGATTAGAGAAGAAAACATGAAAATAAAAAACCTTGACTGGAAATGGAATGGGTTGTATACTGCTAATACTAGAATAAACGAATGCAATTTTGTACATTTCTTTTTGAAAGATTTATTGCCTAATAGAGGAGAAAATATTAAACAATTAATGGAGGATGTTAATGGCTCTTAAAGTAGTAATAACAGGAATGGCTGGATTCATTGGATTTCATACAGCTATTAATTTAGAAGAAAGTGGTGAATATGAAGTTTATGGATTTGATAATTTTAATATGTATTATGATCCTAAATTGAAAAGAGACAGAGCCAAATATTTAAAAGAAAAATATGAAATTAAATGTAAGAATCTTGACTTATACGATTTACATGGTTTAGACAAATATATTAAAAAAATAAAACCTCATTTGGTTATACATTTAGCAGCTATGGCTGGAGTCAGATATTCTATGGATAACGCTCAAGAGTATGTTGATAATAATGTTACTGGTACTTTAAATTTGATACAAGTATTAGAAAAACATGATGTTGAAAATGTAATTTATGCTTCAACATCTTGTGTTATGCATGGTAATCCTTTACCTTGGAAAGAATCAGATAAGTTAGGACCTCAGCTAAGTCCTTATGGATATACTAAACAATTGAATGAACATATGTTTCATATATCTAAAATACCTAATGCAATAGGTCTAAGGTTCTTTACAGTTTATGGACCATGGGGTAGACCTGATATGGCTTTATTTGGATTCACTGATAAAATACTTAATGATAAACCTATTGAAGTATTTAATCATGGAGATATGAAAAGAGATTTTACATATATTGATGATATAGTAGACGGTATACACATCATATCAAATAACATGAGTAAAAGAGAAATATATAATATAGGTAATGGTAGACAAGTTCAGCTATTAGATTTTATAGAAATAATCGAAAAAGAATTAGGTAAGACATCTGCAAAAACTATGAGACCAAAACATGATGCAGATGCTAAAGAAACATGGTCTGATACAACTAAAATAAGACAGTTAGGATATAATCCTAAAACTCCTATTGAAATAGGTGTAAAAGAATTTGTACAATGGTATAGAAATTATTATGGGAGCAATCAATGGTAAAATATTTATTAGTATTTTCTTTATGGGGAAATACAGGAACGGATTGGGTTTATATAGGAAATCAATATGTTCTTAATCAACCTATGCCATTAGAACAATGTGAAGCAATGGCTAATTTAGATAATTGGTCTTGGCATGAAAGTAATCAATATTATTCAATTCAATTATCATGCCATGAGGAAGGTACAGATTTAAAATGAGAATTTTAGTTTTAGGAGGAGATGGTTTTTGTGGTTGGCCAACTTCATTGAAGTTAGCTAAAGCTGGACATGATGTTCACATATTAGATAATTTTTCCAGAAGGAAAATTGATAAAGAGACACATAGTAATTCTCTTACTAATATTGAATCAATGGAGAATAGAATAGATGCAGCTTTAAGACATGGTATGCCATTAAAATTTGGACAGATTGATGTTGCTATAAATTATTTAGGATTTACGAATTATGTTCAAAAAATGAAACCAGAAGTTATAATTCATTTTGCAGAACAAAGATCTGCTCCATATTCAATGCTTTCTGAAATGCATAGAAGATATACTGTTGAAAACAATATTACGACTACACATAATATTCTAAATGCTATTGTTAATATTGTTCCTGAATGTCATTTAGTTCATTTAGGTACTATGGGTGTATATGGATATTCTAAAGATTTTGGTAAAATACCAGAAGGATATTTAAATATAAAAGTTAATTCAACACAAAAAGATGTTGATGTACTTTATCCAACTAATCCTGGTAGTGTTTATCATATGACAAAATCTCTTGACCAAATCCTATTTCAGTTCTATAATAAAAACTGGGGTATCAAAATTACTGATCTTCATCAAGGTATATGTTGGGGAACTCAAACAGAAGAAACTATGTTAGATCCAAAATTAGTGAACAGATTTGATTATGATGGTATCTATGGAACAGTATTAAATAGATTTATTTCTCAGGCAGCAACTGGTAATGATATAACAGTTTATGGAACTGGAGGTCAGACTAGAGCTTTTATTCATATTCAAGATACAGCTAATTGTATAAAATTAGCAGTAGAAAGTATCCCTGAAGGAAATAAAGTAAGAATATTTAATCAAGTTGCTGAAGTAAGAAATGTAAAGGAATTAGCAGAATTATGTGCTGAAAAATATGGTGCGAATATTCAATATGTACCTAATCCAAGAAAAGAATTAAAAGAAAATGAATTAGAAGTAGATAATCAAGGTCTTCGTAGTTTAGGTTTTGAACCAATTACTCTTTCAAATACTCTTATAGATGATATTAAATTTATAGCTGAAAAGATGAAAGATAATTTAGATCCTGATAATATACTAACATCACCGGAGTGGTAAAATGATTACAGGATCCCCAGAAAGAACATTAGAATTTATTCTTCAAGAATTGTTAGATGCTGGAATAACATTTAAGAATGTGTATGACATAGGAGCTAATGAAGGAAAATGGTACAGAAAATGGAAACATAAATTTCCAAGAGAAACTATGTTTTACTTGATTGAGGCTTTTGCAGGAAATAAATTATTAGATGATAACCATAGTCATTCAATATATGCTGTGTTGTCTGATAAAGATGATAAAGAAGTAAAATTTTACTTATCAGATAATGATAGAGAACAAACTACCGGTAACAGCGTATATCAAGAAATGACTGATAACTACTTAGAAAATCATAGTATAGATGTAACAACTATTACTTTAGATAGTTTAATTAAACAAAACAAATTACCTCAACCTGATTTTATAAAAATAGATACTCAAGGATCAGAAATAGATATATTTAATGGTAGCAAAGAAGCATTGAAACATACAAAAGCTATTATAACTGAAATGCCTATTATGTGGTATAACAAAGGAGCTCCACGTTTTGATCAATATATAGAAACATTATATGAACATGATTTTGTTCCATCAGGAGTACATCATGTAGCAATAAGAAAAGGAATATGGAATCAAATTGATGCAGTTTTTATTAAAAAAGATATAGTTCAACAAATACATAATTATCAAAAAAGATACAAGGGTTTCTAATGAGGACATTAATATATCAATACAGAGATGGTGAAGAAACCAGCGAAAGTGAACATAGCGTAAAATGTATGAGACGTTATGCTGAGGAAATAAATTCTGAATATGTATACGAACATAATCCTAAGTTTGTTACTAATTTAGGTTCTTTTTCCTCTCATTATGGATCATTTAAACCTATATTTAATGATTATATGTCTGAACATTATGATTATGTTTTATATGTAGATACTGATGTATTTCCAGTAATAGGATTAACAGAAAATATATTTGATCAATTTAAAGGAACACCAATTGATATAGGAATATGTGAAGAATGGAATGCTCCTGATGTAAGAACTAAACATACTATTGCTGGTATTAATAATATGAATGATGAAAGATGGGTAAAAATTATAGAAGCATTCTTTAACGTGAAACTTCCAAGAACAAAATCTGGTTTACCTAAAGTATATAATTCAGGAGTTGTAGTTTATTCTAAACCTGGAATGTTAAAAGCAAAATATAAATTTCTAAAATTTCAATTATATACTTCTATGATTCAAAATTCAGGATTACCAGAATTTTATACTTGTGATCAACCATATCTACATGCTATGTTAGAAGTAGCTAAAATGAATTGGATAACAATGGATTATAAATGGAACAGTAGTGTACATTATCAACCAGATACAAAAGATCCAAGACCCGTAGTAGATCTTAGAGATCAAAGTAATTTTGTTCATGTACAATTAGCAGGAGCTAATAAGTTTGACCCTGAAAAAATTGATAGAGTTGTTAACTTACCAGTAACGGAATGGAAATTATGAAAAGTTATGAATATCAAGATTATAATGATTATATAAATTCTCAAAAAAAGACTACAGATTTCAAATATAATAGAACAGTTTATGTTAGACAAGCTACTATTGAAAAAATAGTTGAATATACAAAACAAAATAATATTAATATATCAAGTGTCTTATGTCATGGAACAAGAAGTGGAGAAGAACAAAGACATTTTAATTTTTATTTACCAGAATGTGAGATTGTTGGTACAGAGATTTGTGAAAAAGCTAAGTATGCTCCTATGACAGAAGTTTGGGATTTTAATAAACAAAAAGATGAATGGATTGGCCAGCATGATATTGTTTATTCTAATTCATTAGATCATACTAATGATGTAAAACTTACGTTACAGACATGGTGTAATCAAGTTTCAGAGTTTGGTATATTAGCTATAGAATGGTCTGATTATCAGAATATGAAAGGTGTTACTCAACAAGATCCTTTAAATGCTGTAGGATCAGAAATTACAGATATAATTAAATTATATGGATTTAAGTTAAAAGATACAATCTGCAAAGGTCCAGGTCTTGCAAGACATGGAGGATATGTGATGGTGTTTTCAAGATGAATTTAATTGTACAACATTGGTGTGGTGATTTTCCTCAATGGACATCAATGGCAGAACAAACTATAAGGAAATATGCTAAATCAATTAATAGTGAATATCTTTTACTAAAAGATTATCCAATGATGGATATGGTAAAACAGAAACAAGAAAAGCCTTGGTTAATACTACAAAAATTATATGTACTTAGTCAAAAATTTGATTCATATGATGATGTGTTATTATTAGATATGGATATGATTGCTACAAAGAATATAGATAATATATTTAATTATGAAGGTATTGGTAGATTACATTTAAAAGGTATGTCTAAAGTAGATGCTAGTAAAAATGGTAGAAAATGGCCTACCTTATATCATAAAGGTCAACCTATGTTCTTTGGTAATTGTGTAAAATTAAAAAAAGAATACAGAAAAGAGTTGAGAAAAGCTCTAAAAAAGGATATAATAGATAATAACAAATCTTCTGATGGATTACCACCTAATGATGAGATATTGACTCACCATCTATTTCATATAACTGGAATATTAAAAGATCATAAGGAATTACAATTACCACATGATAGATTTTGTGATTTACCTGAAGAGGCTCATAAAGATGCTACTCTTTTACACTTTTGTAATGCAAGAAAAAATAATATACCTCAAGTAGTAAGAGAAATATATGGATTAGAAATATTATGAAAAATATTATTCTTCAACATTTTCAACCACATGAAAAATACTTGGGTCAAAATTCACATCCGATTGTAGAAAAAAGTGTAGCTAATATAGAAAGGTATGCAAAAAGTTTAGGTGCGGAATATAAACTATTAGATGGTAAACCATTTATGGAAGATCTTCGAATGCAATGTCAAAAACTTGCTATGCTTAATGAAGAATATGATGAATATGATACTGTTGTTATGTTAGACTCAGATATGTTTGTTCGTAAAGGGATGACAGAAAATGTATTTGAAGCTAAAGGAGTTGCATGTTATGATGATGTTCATAAAAATAGACAACATCCAGCCTTTGTTCAACTGTTTCCAGGTTTTACTAGTCGAGATGTTCAATTATGGTCTGGAGCTTGTTATGTATTACCAAGAGAAGTAAGACAAGCATTTAGAGCTCAAATTAATCCAGTAACTCGAGCAATGATGAGACAAATAAGTCCACATCCATATGTTGAAGAAGGTATTATGCATATGCTTGCCGTACATGGAAATTTAGGTTATAGTATATACGATAAATGTTTAGATGAAAAATGGTGTTATAGTCATTACTTACCTAATGTAGAAAATTGTTATATGATTCACATAAGAAAAAAACCTTATGATGATTCACAAGGAGTATATGGAGCAAAGATGAAAAATTATGAGGAACTTGTAGAACGTGGATTAATAGAACCATAAATACAATAAAAAGGAAAACTTATGGTAGATGTTACAAAAGGTGCAACAGCTAGAGAAAATGAAGATAAAATTCGACGAAGTGAGAATTTATCAAAAGCTGAAACTGTAGAACAATTTAAAAAAAATCTAGTACCTGAATTTGAAAGACTTAGTCCACAAGATGGAAGAATTCAATCTGAAATATGTGCTGGTATCATTACAGACATAAACAATACAAATAGTATTGCAGCTGCTCGTAAATGTATTAGATCAATACAAGCTACTAATTCTAAGTTGTCTCCTTTTATTATTCCAGCTGTTACTCCTGAAACTTTACAACCTGCATTACAAAGTTTTAGTAAAAAAATTACTGATTGGACATGGCCTGTAAAACCAGGGACACAGAAAATAGATTTAAGATCTGGTTTGAAAGTTCATGCTTATGGCGCAAAAGATCAAAAAAAAGTAGTTGCATGTTTGTTATCTCATATGAATGTATGGAGATTCTGTTTAATGATAAACACACCAATTATGGTATTGGAACATGATGCTATTTTTACAAGAAAATTTGATTATCAAGAAATGCCACCTGGTTGGGAAAAAAGAAATTGTGTTATAGGGTTGAATAATCCATTAGGAGCAACACGAAAGGCACACTTATACTATGAAAAAGTTCTTAATTCTGGTAATAGTATAGCAGATAATAAAATCATACCTGATGGCTGGGGTGGAGCTTTTTCACCTAGTGTTGTAGGTGATGAAATAGTAGAAGCTAATTTAATGAAACGAGTACATCACAACAGTCAAGGAGAAAAAATAGCTTCTAGTCAAATTGACAAGAAACTTTTTAATCCTAATATGAATAGCTCTTTAGATAATGCTATGAATATGTTACAAAATGGTGTAACAGGAGAAAACAAACCTAAGCATTTTTATAGAGAAGTACCTTGGGTGGATGATAAATCTGTACCACAAGGTTTAGCTGGTAATTCAGCATATTTAATGAACCCAGGTCCTGCTAGAAAATTATTTGAAATAATTGATGATGTTGGATTGTGGCCAAATGATGCTCTTATGTGTAAACAATTGATGGGTGGACATTTAATGAGAGTAGTTTATCCATACTACACAACATTACAAGGAGTTGCTTCTACTACCCAAGGATAATTATGAAACACTTTGTTATAACTATAATTGATAATGATAAATCTCATCAAGCTGCTGATAGATGTGTAGAGTCTGGAAAAAAGTTTGGTTTGGAAATAGATTATTATCAAGCATTCACCCCTCATACATGTTTTGATTTTATTTCTGAACATAAAATAAACACAGAACAATTTAATAATAGTCAATATTCAAGAGAACATAATGCTATGGCAGCTTTTTGTTCTCATTTATCTTTATGGATGTATAGTATGGAATCTGGAGAAGAAGTTACTATATTTGAACATGATGCAGTTATAATGGAAAATATCCCTTCAATTGAACACAATGGTTGTATATCTTTTGGAAAACCATCATATGGTAAATTTAACACTCCTATGGCTTTAGGAAGAAATAGACTTGTATCTAAACCATATTTTCCAGGTGCTCATGCATATAGAGTCAAACCTAATGCAGCTAAAATAATGGTAGAAACAGGAATTACTAGAGGAGCTCCTACAGATATATTTTTAAACTTACAAACATTTCCTTGGTTAGAAGAATATTATCCATGGCCTGTAGAAGTAAAAGAAAATTTTTCTACTATTCAAAGACAGTATGGTTGTCTAGCAAAACATATGTATAATGAAAATTATATTATTGAGGAAGTATGAAACTAATATTAGATTATATTAGAACTATACCTAACTATCCTGTCAAAGGTGTAAATTTTTATGATATGAATAGTTTGTTTAGTAGTGGTGCATTCAGATATAGCATTTACCAATTAGCTAAAAAAGTAAAAAAATTTAAAGGACCAACTCATATAGTTGGTATTGAAAGTAGAGGTTTTGTTGTTGGTAGTGCATTATCTATGATAAAAGATATTCCATTTTTAATGGTCCGAAAACCAAACTCAGCTTATCCAGGTAAGTTACTATATCAAAAATATAATTTAGAATATGGTCAATCAGAATTAACATTACAAAAAGGGTTGTTAGGACACACAAGTAGGTGTATAATTATAGATGATTTAGTAGCAACAGGCGGAAGTATTATGGCTACTAAATCTTTGATACAACAAACAGGAGCTAAGGTTTTAGGAGCTGGTACTATAATAGATTTAAAATATACAAGACCTAAACCAATTGATATTGATATTGTATCTTTAATTATGGAGGATAAAAAATGAAACCAACAGTAGCATGTGTTTATTGGGGAAATAAATTTCCAATTGATTATGTTTATAATTTAAAAGCTGCAGTCAAACGAAACACTACAATAGATCATAATTTTGTATGTTATAGTGATAAAGCAATAAGTGGAATAGATGTAAAAGTTCTTAGACCTGGATATGAAGGTTGGTGGAATAAATTACAAATGTTTGATCCTGCTCAAAAAACTTCTGAAAGAATGGTGTATTTGGATTTAGATACTTTGATTACAGGAAACCTAGATTGGTTATTAACAGATGATAGTTGGTTTATGGGTATAGAAGATGTTGGAGCAGTTAATGCTCATCAACCTCATTTAAAAGGAGTGTTACAAACAGGAGTAATGTCTTGGGACTTTAATCCTAACAATTATCTTTGGAATGAATTTGTATTAGGATATGATCATGTTATTGATAGATTTAGAGGTGATGGAGAATACCTTAGTAGTAAAATGAATCCTTATAATAGAACATTACTTCAAAACAAATATCCAGGTAAATTAAAATCATATAAGTACAATGTGTATCCAAGACCTCCTAAAGAGAATGTGTCTATAATTTGTTTTCATGGCAGACCAAGTATTATACAAGCTATGACAGAAACTATAGTAACACCAATGGCTACATATGAACCCCAACAATGGATAAAAGAATATTGGCATAATGAGTAAAGTAGCACATATTATTGGTAATGGTGATCAAGTTGCAATGTATAAACCAGCTAGAGGTTTACATATAGCGTGTAATCAACCTCCTTTTCATTTAAATTTTTATACTTCATGTATAGTAGATTTTAAAATGTGTAATGCATTAACTGAGGGAAGTGTACAAATTCAATATGATTGGACTCTAGGATATAGACCTAAAGTTTGGTATGATCAAAATCAAGGTAATTTTAAAATGAGATTTGGTCATAAAATTAAAGAATTTTATACTGTGTTACCTCCATATGCAAGAATGCCAGGTGAAGAAGGACAAGTAGGTCAAGGATATACTAACTTTAATTGTGGACATATGGCTGCTCATTATACAGCTAATAAATTAAAATGTGATGAAATTCATATGTACGGATTCGATAGTTTGTTTGATATGAATCTGAGAAGTTATACAGACTTTGTATTGAACTCTGATCGAGGTGCTACTAATAATGTTAGACTTAATGATAGATGGAGACCAATCTGGCAAGGAATATTCAATGAGTTTCAAAATGTTCAGTGGATACTATATCATCCTCATAACCAGATAAAATTTCCTGTCGGAAAAAATGTAGAAATAAGAACTAAAAATTAACTGTTGACTTTTGTGTTTTAATATGCGATAAGTAAGTATGTTAATTAGTTTTGAAAATATAAGAACTAAAAAATTACAAGATCTTATATCAGATGTATTATTATTTGGTAGTAAATCTTTATTTCCTAGACATAAAAATATTTTTATAAATATTATTAGAATACGTAACCAAGGAGTCAATGGCGATTGCATGCATGAAGATGATCGTGATTTTACGATCAGATTCGACGGTTCTCTCTCCCCACTAGAAATCATTACAACTTTATTCCATGAATTAGTTCATGTGAATCAATATCTGAGAAAGGTAGATATGAGTACCGATTTACCATATTATGAAAGACCATTTGAACAGGAAGCGTATAGAATAGAAAAAGAATTAACGGAGGCTTTTTATGCCGAAAGAGGAGAACAAATTGTACGATAAGGAATGTTTAGATAAAGTTGATAATAATGTTAATATGACTATACCATGGTATCTTATGGCAGCTTATGCGTACTATGAAGAAGATAATCCAATATTAAGTGATGCATTGTTTGATAGATTAGCTAGAAAAATAGATGAAAATTGGGATATTATAGATCATATACATAAACAACATATTGTAAGAGATGCTTTAAAAGCAGGAACATTTTTAGGAAGATATCCACCAAGAGTTGAGGGTGCAGTAAAACAATTAAGAATGGTATAAATACAACTATGATAAATGTTTATCAAATATCACCTAATAATTATTACGTAACAAATACAAGAAAAGTTGAACCAATTGACAAAACTGATGTGAAAAATAGGAGAAAAAATGAACCTCAGCGAGAAAAGAAAAATGATGCTGGACGCAATAATTGCAAAAGCTCAAGGTATGATAGAAGTGCATAAAGCAAATGTAGAAATTTATCTTTCTGCTCCAGCCGGAATAGGTGAACATAGTTGTGTTGTTGAATCTTTAGAAAAAGAGATATGTGAGATAGCTAAACACCAGGAGATAATAGAAACCATTGCAAGGCACTACCCTGAAAATACCTCTTAAGCTGACAGACTCAGCAAAAGAGTATTTACAATCTGTTGGAAAACCAAATGTATCACTTTCGGTTAGAGGTGGAGGCTGTGCTGGTTTCCAATACGAATGGGGAATAACAGATAAGGAACCAACAGTAGAGAATTTGTGGTTAGACCCAATGGCAGAAATGTTTGTTTTTGGATGTACAATTGATTATGTTAAAGAACTTGGTGGATCTTATTTAAAAGTGATTAATCCTAATGCAACAGCAAGTTGCGGATGTGGTGAGAGTTTTGGTGTATAATGAGAATAGAACAAGATGTGAAGTTAGACTTCAAGGATGTATTAATCCGTCCTAAAAGAAGTACTCTAGGAAGTAGAAAAGAAATAGAACTTTCTCGTGGATTTACTTTTCGGAACTATGAGTATAGTGGTCATCCTAAATTTCAAGAAGATAAACATTATAGAGGCATTCCTATTATAGCTAGTAATATGGATGGTGTTGGTACTATGACAATGGCTGACACATTAGCTAAACAAAGAATTATGACTTGTTTAGTAAAAACTTATACAGTACAACAATTAGTAGATTATTTTGACCATGAAGGAACTGATAAAGTTCCTATTGGTTTACGTGCAGATTATGTTGCTATGAGTATTGGAATAACTGACCAAGACCATGAAAAGTTTCGTAAAGTATATGAACAATGTAATAGATTATTAAAATATGTTTGTATTGATGTTGCTAATGGTTATAGTGAAAGATTTGTTGACTTTGTAAAGAAATTTAGGTTTAATTATCCTAATATAGTTATTATTGCTGGAAATGTAGTAACTGGTGAAATGACAGAGGAGTTGATTTTAAGTGGAGCAGATATTGTTAAAGTTGGGATCGGTCCTGGGAGCGTTTGCACTACTCGTATTCAAACTGGTGTTGGTTATCCTCAGCTTAGTGCTATTATGGAGTGTGCTGATGCTGCTCATGGCCTTGGTGGACATATCATTGCTGATGGAGGCTGTACATGCCCAGGTGACATTGCTAAAGCATTTGCTGGAGGAGCAGATTTTGTAATGTTAGGTGGTATGCTTGCAGGACATGATGAAGGTGGTGGAAATATTGTACAAAAAGAATATATTACTAGTGAAATATTAGATGAAGGATCTCATAGAACAATGTTACATCATGGTGGTTCTATAAACAGAATTCACAGAATTGAAAAACAAGTTCTATTTTATGGAATGAGTAGTCAAGCTGCAAATGACAAACACTTTGGAGGATTGAAAGATTACAGAGCTGCTGAAGGAAGAGAAGTAATGGTACCATATAAAGGTGGAGTAGAATCTACTATACAAGAAATACTTGGTGGAGTAAGATCTACATGTACATATGTTGGAGCTAACAAATTAAAACAATTGAGTAAGTGCACCACATTTATTAGATGTACTCAACAGTACAATACGGTATTTACTTAATGCTTCAAAATCCAGGGTTTGATATACTAGGAAAAGTAACTGAAATATCTTTTCAAATGTTTATGTCTAAAAAATTAGATAAACAATTTGCAGAAAGTTTTAGACCTAATCAAATAAAATGTAAATCTTGGTTAGTTGAAGAAATATCTAAATTTGGAACAAAATGGGATAATGTATTAGTTCTTGGAAGTTGGAATTCTATTCTTCTTTATGAATTAATGAAATACAATTGTAATGTTGGTTGGTATGATTTTGTTGATATTAATCCAATAGTTCACAAACAAAGAGATTTGTATTTTGATATTAATAATATGGAAAAAAATTATAATAGTATACAATGTGATGCATTAGATTATTCAGAACCTCATAGTAATTATGACTTGGTTATTAATTGTAGCTGTGAACACATGAAAGATATTTCTGCTGATTATGGACCTACATATGCACTACAATCAAATGATTATGAAGGGGTAAAAGGACATATTAATTTAGTTGAATCTACAGAAGAGTTAGCTTTAAAAAATAATATTACTGATATTTTATATCAAGATAGTATGAAAATGGAAAATTATACAAGATTTATGGTTATAGGATATTATTATTAATCTTCTGTTACTACTTCCTGCTCAGAAGGAATTACTAATTTTGCATCTCTTAAACGTAATTCCATTTTTCTTTTAGTTGGTCTAAGATCAATCATTTTAAATAATTCTCTATCTGCTCCTTTTACTCTATCTGCTGTAGTAGAACCATTAAAATGTTTTACTGTTGTACCATATCTCTCATCAATACAAGATTTAACTGGTGCCAATCTTCCTTGATATCTTGCATGAGGAATTCCATATCTACTTTGAGCTCCAGGATTGAAATATCCTAACAATGCATCTACTAATTTCATTGGTCCTGTAACCCAATGATCACCTTGACAATGTTCTACTATTATATTACAAAAATCTGGATGATACATTACAGCTTCCATAGCATGTTGACCAAAAAACTGAACACCTAAATTAGGATTAAATTCAATTGCAGATCTATTAGTACAATATGCATCATGTTCCAACACTAATATAGGTATTCTTTCTTTAGCACACTTTTTCCATAAATTGTACTGACTATAAAAACATGCCTTTTCTGTAGGAGTTAAATCTTTATTGTTTTTTCTTCCAAATTTTAATTTACCATCTTGTAAATGTACTTGAGATGGAGTAACTGCATCATAAAATCTTATATTTGCAAACTCCCAAGATTGTTTACAATATTCAGCATAAGATTCAGAAATTATATCATTTTTTACTCTTATCATTATAGTTTTAAATAACATCTTATACCTCTATTTTTTATCTATTTATATATAAAAAAAATTAAAAAAAATGTGTTTTTTTGAAATTAACTGTTGACTTTTGTTTAAAAATAAGTGATAAGGATATTAAGAAATGAAGGAGTTAATATGAAAATCACAGTTATACACAAAGCAATGAGAGATGAAACACCTACTCCTGTTGCTCTAGTTAATATTCCAAATCCGTCTAATGTTAAAGATATTGATGATGTACTTGAGTATGCATATCGTTGGACTCAAAATTTGGGTGGTTCTTGGAGCAAGAAAATAGGAATGGATGCTAACGATAATGTTGAAGTTTTAGCTCCACTACATTGGGATGAAAAGAATAGAAGATATTTAGGTCTTAGATCTACAATGACTTTTGATGAAATGGTTGTGCATATGGAAAATGAAAATGCATTTTGGAATGGTAAAAGATTTAAAGTATCTAGTTTTGGATTTAAGGAGATTGAATAATGCAATTAGAATTATTTAAAAATTCATGGGCTACAAACGAAGGATTTGAAGCTCTTAGAGAACAACTCAATGAGTTAGTACCTTTATCAGGTAAATGTGAAAATTCAAGATCAACAAACAAGAAACTAGATAAGTTTCGTGTAGCTCAGAATCTAATATACGATTTGTTCAACAATGGTCTTTGTAATAGAAAAGCTCATTTTAGAACATTCTTTGGTTGGGCGCCTTATGCTCAAAATAGACATTATCAGTATAGTAGACATGATTGGGAAAGGTTCGAGGAAGCACTTGAGCCTACATTTACTCAAATAATGCAGGAAGCTGCTGCTGAGCAAAAGAAGTTAGGAAATCTATAATGAATAAACAACTTGATAGATTAATCCTTGTAGATTGTGACGGTGTACTTTTAAATTGGGAATATGCTTTCAATACATGGATGCAAGCTAATGGTTATACAATTAGTGAAGATCCTGTAAACAAATACAGTTATGATATGAAAGAAAGATATGAGTTATCTAGTGATGTAGCTAAATCATTAGTTAAACATTTTAATGAATCTGCAGCAATGGGATTCTTACCTCCTCAGAGAGATGCAATTCAATATGTAAGAAAGTTACACGAAGAACTTGGATATGTCTTTCATGTTATTACTTCTCTTTCTAAAAATCCATATGCATGTGAACTTAGAAAAATGAATCTAAGAAAAATGTTTGGTGAAACTGTATTTGATGGATTTACTTTTTTAGGAACTGCTGCTGATAAAGATGAATGTTTCAGACCATGGAAAGATTCAGGATTATTTTGGATAGAAGATAAAATTGATAATGCTATATCTGGTAGAGATTGGGGATTATCTTCAATATTGATTGAACATGGTCATAATATGAATTTTGATTGTAATAAAGAAGAAATTACAAAAGTAAAAAATTGGAAAGAAATTTTCGAATTATTAAATTAATTGTTGACATTATTGAAAGGAGATATGATAATGGGAGCAGTGGTAGGATGTTTTATGTTTTTAAGCATACTAATTATACTTACAATTATTGTTGAAGGAATAGGAGGACTAATAAATTGGCTAAGAGATTAACACCACAAGAAAAATTTGTACGATTACTCAAGAATGAGTCAGCTAAGTTTATGCGTAAACAAGAAAGACAAGCTAGAGCTAAACGTGTTCAATATAATGGATTAACTAATGATGATTTCTATTATACAGATGAATCTAAATATGCTGAACAGTATTATGGTGATCGTTATAGACAAACAACTGGATTAGATAATGACTGGGGATAAAAAAATGGAATTCTATAGAGATGAAATGATACGTGATTTACGTGAATCTGATTGTAATGTAATATTTACAAAAGTAAATGGTGAAGAGAGAGACATGATATGTACTCTTAATCCTGATAAAATTAATTATGAATTGAAAGGTAAAGAGACTCAACCTAATGACAAAGTTATTAGAGCTTGGGATATTAACAAAGAAGCATTTAGATCGTTTAGAGTTGAGAACGTAAAATACTTTTGTAAAATATAATTTAAATTAACTGTTGACTTTTTTAATGAGCTATGCGATAATAATCTAATGGAGGATATTATTATGAACAGACCAATTAAAAAAATTAGAAGGAAACGTAACCTTACTGAAGCTCAAAGGCAAGTTTTAAGAGACCGTATAAATAAAGCTAGAGAAAACAAAAAAACTTCAGCTAACTTAACTATCCATGAAGATATCAGATTTTTACCTGACGACCATCCATTATCTCCTAAAAAAGTTAAAGGATGGATTAAAACTTGTAAAGATAAACTTTCTGGTATGAAGAACTGGAATAAATCTAATGACTCTAAACAAAGAGATGCTTTCAATATAGAAGATACCTATTTATCAAATCTTCAAAGTTATTTGAGAGATGGTGTATACAAAGATCTATTCTATGGTGAACATCATCAACATTTAATTAAATATAGAGTACGAAAAGATCATATGGCATATAATGCTGATGGTACTCCTAAGAGAAGCGTTGGATTTTTCTACGAAGATATAGGTGCAGTTTATACACAGGAAATGTACGAAGATGACAACCCAACAATCAAACCCTACAGAAAAAGAAAATCAATTTTTAACAAAAGTAAGATTTACAAAACTAATAGAAAGTACCGTAAAAGATCATAAACTTTCTTATATGGATGCTATCATATATGTTTGTGAATTTATAGTTGATTTAGAAGTAGAGGATGTAAACAAATACATTGCACCATCTATTAAAGAAAAAGTTGAAGCAGAGGCACAGAATTTAAATTTTTTGCCTCGAGGAAATACATTACCAGTGGATTGATATGGAATATGATTTACAAAAACTTTATATAAAAAGAAAACAAATAAGTACTGAGGATATTAAACGACTAATATCTGATAATTTGGATTTTCGTCCTGGAACTGTAGTAAACTATAATGAACAAACAGGACAAAAAAATAGTTATGTTAATCCTTCTAGTAGAAAATGTGTTATAGCTCCAGTTATACCAGAAAATTATCCTAATTTGTGTAATCAAATTTTAGATATAATTCCTTTATGGAATGATTCTCTGTTTAAAGATCAATACAAGATAGGTGAGCTTCAATACATAAAGTATGTTCAAGGAGATTTTTTTAAAATGCATCGTGATGCTATTGATCAACCTGGAGAAAAGTTAAGAAGAATTTTTTCTACTTCTACTATTTTATCTAAGAGTGATGATTTATCCGGTGGTGAATTTTGGATTAAAGGAAATGATCAAGGTGTTCATCCCGTACCTTTGGAAGTTGGAGAAACATTATTTTTTGATTCACGAACTTTCCATAAAGTTAATCAAATAAATAAAGGAACCAGAGATGCACTAGTTGCCTGGATCTGGAAAAAGTAATATAATAATATACACTGTACACACTGAATATAAACAATAGGAGATATATATGAGCTTTGCAGAGTTAAAAAGTAAATCAACTGATTTATCTAAACTAGTTGAAATGGCAGGCAATGGACCTGCCGAACCTAAAACATTCACTGATGATAGATTTTGGAAACCTACTAGAGATAAAGCTGGTAATGGTTATGCTGTTATTCGATTCTTACCAGGAGATGCAGGAGCTGCTACTCCATGGGTTAGATATTGGGAACATGCTTTCAAAGGACCAACTGGTCAATGGTATATTGAGAAATCTTTAACATCTATTGGACAACAAGATCCTGTTGGTGAAATGAATAGTAGACTTTGGAATCAAGATGGTTCTAATGCTGCTAAGGCACTAGTAAGACAACGTAAGAGAAACTTACGATATGTAGCTAATGTTCTTATTGTTAATGATCCTGCTAATCCGGAAAATGATGGTACTGTAAAACTATTTAGATTTGGTAAAAAGATCTTTGATAAGATTATGGATAGTATGCAACCTCAATTTCCAGATGAGTCACCAGTCAATCCATTTGATATGTGGAAGGGTGCAGACTTTACTTTAAAGATTAGAAAAGTAGAAGGATATCCTAATTATGATACATCTACTTTTAAATCACCATCTGCAATATCAGATGATGAAGCAAAGTTAGAAGAGATCTATAACAAACAACAAGATCTATCAGAATGGACTGATCCTAAGAATTATAAGTCTTATGATGAATTAAAAGTAAGATTGGCTTCTGTATTAGGAGAAAGCTCTCCTCGTACTGTAAAAGAAGAGATTGCTTTAGATGATGAGATTCCATATGATAACTTTAAAACTGATCCAGAGCCACCAATAAAATCAGAACCAGCTCCTAAAGCTAAAACTGCAGAGACTGCATTGGATGATGATGACACTATGGCTTATTTTTCTAAGTTAGCTAACGAAGATTAATATTCTGGACTAACTCCTTTAGAACCACCTCCGTATATAACTAATGGATCAAATATGACATCAAAGTCAGTGGCTGAACCACTTGATCCAGAACTTGTTGCGGAGGTTTTTCCATTGTTATTAACAGTACTATTATTGCTGTTACTATTATCAATAAACACAGAAGGTTGATTAGTCATTCCAGGATTAGATATATCAGCTAAGCCTCTTCCCATAAAATTACTAATTGCTCCTGTAATTTTACTTAAATATCCTGGTTTTTTAGCACCACTGGTATTTTGTAAAATAAGAGAGTCATAATTTCCATCTCCTGAACCTCTCATTCTCTCCATTTGTAAATTATTAATATTATTTAAAAATGCTTTTCTTTTGTCTTCAGTTATTCCATATAGACCTGGAGCAAATATACCATCAGCTCTTTGTAAATCATTATCTATAGCTGATAAGTAATCCGAACCAAACTTATTATAATAAAAATTTGCTAATTCAGATGCAACTAAAGCATTACCTTCAACAGCAGCTTCTAGTTTTGCATCAATAACTCTTTTTTTATTATTACCATCTTTTAAACTCATATTAACCATAGCTATTTTAGCAGCATTTCCTAATTCTGCTGCTCTGGTTCTATATGAAGCACTTTCATTTCCAGATGCTTCCATATAGCCTCCAGTATATGCATCAGCTGCTCTAGTTTGTAATCTTGAAGCTACATTAAATCCTAAAGATTTTTCTTCTAAATTTCTAAAATCTTCAGCTGACATATCTGAATAATATTTGGTAGTGCCAGGAATTACTGTACTATCTAATTCTCTTTGTAACTCTTTCATAGCTTCAGCTTTTTTGCCATCTAGCCATTTATCTAAAGCCTGAAAACCTTTATAAGCAAAAACAGCTAAACCAGCAAGTATACCAACTTTTGGGTTAAACATCATTAGTAAACCAGCTGTTGAAGCAGCTGCTGTTACTGCATCATCTAAGTCTTGATTGCTTGTTAATTCACCAATTTTATCTCCTAATAAACTACCTATTGTAAGAACTGCAGCACCTAATCCTAATCTTCCTATAAAGCCAAATCCTCTTCTTGGACCAGCACCACCAGAAGGACCTCCAAGTATTTGATTTCTAAATGAAGCTCCTCCAAAGAATCTTTTTACAGCAGCTCCTATTGCAGCAGGACCTAATACTAATGCAAATGCTCCAGTTAATCCAGAAACTATTTTAGATGTATCATAATCTTCTCCAAATATATTGATAGTATCTAAATTTAACATATTAGTAAGTTTATCTACATGTTTATCCAAATACTCCTTACCTAAAAAGAAACCAATTGATCCTAATACTAATCTTCCAGTAAATTTTCCTAATAATCCTGCTAATGATGCACCACCTAAAGCACCAGCAAAAGAAGGAAATAAACCTTGGACACCTCCAAGTACTGCACTAATACCAGTACCTTGACCTAAACCTTGTGCAAAAGATCTAGGAGCAGGAGCTCTTGACTGTGTTCCAGCTTTTTTCTTTCGATTAGATTCGATTTGTTTTTCTAAGTCATCACCAGCTTGTCTTCTTTCTGATTTAAGTTGATCTGTTTGTATCTTAATTAATTGTTGAATACTAGAATTAACATCATTAAGACCTTCCTGCTGATTTTGTAGTTCTTCTACTACATTTTTTAAATTAGACATGACTTACCTTTGCATATTTTGTTTTTGTGCTTCTTCATTTTGTTTTTTAATATCATCAATAAGCATAGTTAAATAAATTTCCCTCTCCCATGGTATCATTGTTTCTACATCAGTTAAGGAATATTTGTGGTTTTGTATTAACTGATAATTTACATGATAATGATTTGTCAAAGAATCATGGGAAAGGCCTAGGATAAAAAATCTTGTAACCCCTCCAGGGTAGTTTTATTAATAGTATTACATTCTTCACATTTATATTCTACTTCTTTTCTCAAACGTGGTAAATTATTTACAAATTCAATTATACTTTCAAACTGAAGAGCAGTTAAACTTTCTAAGAAAGCCTTTTTTTCTTCTTCTGTTTCATCTTTAAAATCTATCACTTCATCATTTGTAAGTAGTTTATCTAAACATCCTATTGCAGAAATATATACTTGTTCTGCTAATGTAGAATTAGATACTCCTGATATAGTAGTATTAAAAGTTGGATACATCATTTGTATAGTATATTTGTCATTTATTTTAATTCTATTTTCAGGCATTTTATCAAAAGTAATACTATTTAAATCTATTTTAGTCTTTACTGGATTCTCACACTTTTGACATTTTATTGTAACTTCTGCTCCTTCTCCTACACTTACAGATCTAATTTTTAAAAATACATATTCTAAATCAAATAGTGCTAAATTAGTTGCATTTATTTTATCAAGTACACATGCTTCAATTGTATCTAATACTGCTTGTAATATTTGTTTATCATTTTGAGATTCAAGAGCCATAAGTAAAACTTTTTGCTCTTTAACTAAAAATGGTCTGTAAGTAATCTCCTTTTTTGTTGATGGTATTTTTAATGTATATTTTGGTACATCATTTAGTCTGGGTAGTGCCATATCAAATCCTTATTATATTTTAATTAAATTATTAATCCCGTCATTTAAAAATCCTACTATCGTTGAACTTATTTTAGTTTGAATTGCATCTTTTATATTAGATGGAGAAAGTACAAATGGTGATTCCCAATTTGTGTAAGACAATTGTATGTTCAATTCTACAACTCCATCTAATTCATTATTAAGTTGAATAGCTGTTAATGTAGTTGGATAAGCATCAATTAATTTACATTTATAAACAACTAAATCATTTATTTCATCTTGTATACCAAAAAAACTTTGAACTATATCAAGATCACTTAACTTAGGTAGAAATGAATTAGAACTTTTAGATATACTTGAAGTAAATTTATTAGGAAGTTTTGTCACCTTCTTGAATTGTTCTATTTCAACTTGTCTAGCATATCCTCCATATCCTCTCTGATAACCAACTTCTTGTGTTTGTTGATTTATAGCTAGGTTTTGCCAAGATTCAAAATACTCTTTTATACCATAATCATTTAAAACATGAAATGTTAAAGATATATCTTCTACAGCATAACCATAAGGTACTTTTTCTCTTTTAAGACCAATTCTTCTTTCGTTACTTAAAATTTGTCTTCCTGGAAGTTGAACATCTTTACATAAAATGTTTATTTCTTCTGATGATGCTCCTGGTAATGATGGAAATTTTATTCTAAAAAGATTAGGACGTGCTATACCATCTTTAGCACTTACTAAACTTTTTAACTGATCAATTGATTGTACCATTAAATCATCCTTCTTGATTGAGAATAAACATTACTGGAATTGGACTTTTTCCATTGAGCTGTTGGCAAAAATGTTGCAATTTCCCATTCAGTAGCAGAAACTGTAGAAAATTTACTTCTTACATTACTGGAAAGATAATGTTTTATACATGGTTTGAAATATCTAAATTTTGCAGCTCTTTTTAACATACTATATCTAATATTAAATTTTGTATCTTCATCATATGTTTTATTACTTGCTAAATCTAACAAGCTATCCAAAAATTTAGCTCTCAATATTGGAGGAAGATAATGCAAATTTAATCCCATAAATCCTCCATCAGCTGGTCCTATTATGACAGAAAGAGGAAATGTATCATAATAAGGTAATGTATCTTTTGTCTTTGGATCATAAAAAAACATTTGCATAGAACCAATAATATGCTTTGGAGAACTTATTAGTTCTTTTTCTCTCATCAAAGCATTTCTATTAATTCTTCTAAGACCAGCAGCTTTTTTCCTAAACCATTCTCTGGATTGTTGAGTTCTAGGAGTAATCCCTGCTTTAAATGCCTGTTGTTCTAAGTTTCTAAACAAATTTGCCATAACAGTATTTATCTTCTTTTTTTAGATCTTAGTGGTTTTAATCTTTTTAGCTTAGGAAGAGGTTTAAGTTCATTCTTAGGATTGGGTAATAATTTCATGGCTTGTAAATGTTTTTCTGTCCATATTTCAAATCCCCATCCTCTATCTGCTGCATAGTTTTGTGCAGCTGCCCATTTATTCATATTTTTTACATATGTCATTCCTTCTGTAATATATCTTTTTGTTCTCTTTCCTTTGAAATCAGGAGGAATAGTTTCTTTTTCAGGTTTTATTTCCACTAATATTGTTTTACCATTACTATAAGTAATTTTTAAATCCATAAAATATCTGTGATATTTTTTATCTACTTCATAGAAATAAGGTATGACAACTTCTTCAGAACCCCAAAATTTTATTTGAGAATTAGTATCACACCACTTGAAAACTTTAGCTTCCCATAGTGATCTAAACACTACTTCATCAGCATTACCTTTGTACTTGGATCTGTTTTTGACTTTATAGCGACCAGAATATGCCATTATTGCCTTATAAATATTGTTAACTATTTTGTATTTAGTGGAGAATTAAATGGTAGATATCACAAATCTATTTGCAAAAGCAAATCCGTTATCAAATGTATTCGATACAGTTGCAAGTGGATTAACTGCTAGAATTAATCCAGGTACTGGTAATGTAAATGATACAGCACCTCAACAACTTAGATTTCCATTGGAAAACGTACAAGATTATGGAGGATATATCACATTTACTGCTAAACAAAAAACACCTAAACCGTTAGGTGCATTTGCTGATTCGTTAGTAACAGATATTAGTAAAGGTGCTGGTGGTTTTGATCTATTAGGTATTAAAAAAGATAATAATTCAGATAATTATAATACTGTAGGACCAGGTAATAAGGAAGTTGATATTAAACCAATTCAACCTACTCCTAAACAAATACAAGATGCAAAAAGAGATGATAGACCTCCACTACCTGAATACATTGGTAAAGGAAGAACTTGTAGATTATATCTTCCTAATGCATTACAGTTTCAGGATACAGTATCTTACACTAATATAGATTTAGGAATATTGGGTAATGCAATAGAACAAGGATTACAGAGTAATCAAACTGGAATGCAAATGTTATCTAATGCATATGGTACTATTACAGAATCTTTTGAAGCATTACCAGAATTGTTAAGAAAAGGTGCACAAACTGAAGCTGCACAAATTGCATTGTTAAGATTATCAAGAAGAGTAAGTAGTGAAGTATCAGGTGCAGTAAGTACTACAACAGGAATAGCTGTAAACCCTAATCGTAGATCTATGTTACAAGGACCTAATTTAAGATCATTTAGGTTTACGTTTAAAATGATTCCTACTTCTCCAGACGAAGCTAGATCTGTAAAAAGTATAATACAATTTTTTAGAGAAGAAATGTATCCTGAACAAACTAATAATTTTGGTGTATCTGCAGCATTAAGATATCCATCTGAATTTCATATTAAGTTATTATACAAAACTAATTTAGGAAAGGTAAAAAATGTTGCTACAGGAATTTTACCTTGTCACTTATCTGCCGTTGATGTAAACTATAATCCAACAGGCATGTCATTTCATACAGATGGTGAAGTTCAAGAAACAGATTTAAGTCTTCAATTTACAGAAGTAAGAACTCTCACTAAACGTGAAGTAGCTACTGGAGGTTATTAATGTCCTTTTTTAAAAATTTTCCATTTGTAAGTTATAATTTTGGAGATGAGATAAATTCAGCTGCATTTCAAAATTTAACAGCTTATGTAGATATTGTAGATCAATTTAAAGATGATTTATCATTTTATGAACTGTATCACATAAAAGATAATGAAAGACCAGATAACCTATCTTATCAATTATATGGTACTCAAGATTATTATTGGACATTTTATTTACTGAATGATAAACTAAGACAACAAGGATGGCCATTATCGGAAAGTGAAATTTTTACTTTATCCAAAAAATATTATCCTAATACAGTATTATCAACTAATAGATCTTTACATGGTAAATTTTATGTTGGAGATATTGTTGCTAGAGAACCTTTTTCTAATCCACCATTCAAAGCAAAAATTTTATCTAAAGATTTAGATTTAGGACAGATAATTGTTAAACCAATTTTAGAAGTTAGATCTATAACATTGAATTCAGGTGGTTCTGGATATACTTCTTTACCTACTATTACATTCTCTGGTGGTTCAGGTAGTGGAGCTAAGGCTGCAGCTGTTATTAATGCATCAGGAAATATTACTTCTATTACTGTAACAGAAGGAGGAGATAATTATGTAAGTGCTCCTACAGTTACTATTTCAAGTCCAACAGATCCATCAGGTAATCAAGCAACAGCTACTGCTGTATTATCATCTAATACAATTGCTGATAATGTTGATTTGTTTTCTGTAAGAGGTGTGTCTGATACAACTCAATGGTCTGGAGCAAGTACATCTATTTTAAGAATATTATCAACTAGTGATCAAGACCAAGCAATTCATCATTATGAAGATACAGATGGTAATTATGCAGATCTTCCTATCTTAACTGATACAGGAAGAGGTGTAGATAATGAAACATCTGGAACAAGCGGATTAACTAAAATAAGAAATATAGATAGATTAACAAATCAAAATAACGATCTAAGATTAATAAAAATATTCACACCAGAAGTAGTAAGTCAAATTCATTCTGAATTTCAAAGACTTTTGAGACAATAAAATATGCAACTATTATCAGCTGAACAAATTGAAATTGTAGAAATATCAATTTCATCAGAAAGATTTAGAGACAATCTTAAATTACATATAGCTGGTCAAGAAACAGCTGCTCCTACTGCTGTAGAACTTAATATATTTGAAAATATAATGATACCTTACCTAACTGGTAAATTAGTTATAGCTGATGATAATGATTTGTATAGAATTACTCAAATGTCTGGTACAGAAAGAGTAAAAATTGTATTGAAAAATCCTGCAAGTCAAGAAGGATTAATTGAAAAAACATTTATGATTACAAGTATAAGAAGAACTGTAAAAGTTAATGATACAACTTCTCTGTTAGAATTAGATATATTAGAAAATTGTGCTTACTTTAGTTATCTTAGACCTATCAGTAAATCATACACTGGAACATCTAAAGAAGTTGTATCCAAAATATTAGCAGAAAATTTAAATTTAAGTCTTGTTCCTGATTATTGTAAAGAACCAGAAGGAGCAGAAATAAGATACATTGTTCCTTGGATGACACCATTAGAAGCTGCTTCTAATATAGTAAACAAAATGCATACTGAAAATGGTCTTCCATATTTTTTATTTAGTAGTTTGGGATATAAAGAAAGAATACTTACTGATTTAGAAAGTATTTTAGAAAGAGATCCATTTAATAAAGGTAAACCATTTATATATTCTGTTGGAGCTACACCATTAGCCGGAGGAACTGGTGATTTAACACCAGAAGAAAAAGCATTAATAGTAAGTGATTATTCTTCTGGTAGATTAGAAAGAACTTTAGATATGGCAAAACTTGGAGCCATAGGTTCTAATTATTCTCATCTTGATGTTAACACTGGTGAGTTTATGAATGCTCAAATAAACATGAAAGAAGAATATGAAAAACTTGCAGCAATTGGTATTCTTCCTGCAGATCAAAATGTTATTCCAATTGATACTAGATTTAGAGAATCAACAGATCCAGATGGATTAAAGACAGATCCATTAGAAGAATATACTAGTAGAAAATATTTTACATTTTCCATGAATGCTTTTACTGAATCTAGTTTAGAAGGATACTATGGAGGAGAAATATCAAAAAGATTAACAATAATAAAAAATAATTTTATAAAATATCTGTTTAGAAATCCACATACTATTACTGTTCCTGGTTTATTATTTTCATTGAATAATATTAATGTAAGTGTAGGACATCAAATAGAATTAGAAATGTTAAATTCTGATCCTGAAAACTTTAAATTAGATGATGAGAAAAGGTCAGGAAATTATATTATGACAGCTAAACGTCACATAATAGATATACCAAGAAGTAGACATAATGTGGTAGCTAGTATTGGTAGAATAGCAGAAAGGCCATTAACAACATGAATTATTATGGTGATAATAATAGATGGTTTCTTGCTAGAGTTGTTAGAAGTGTTACTGGTTCTTCAAAAGATGGTTTATTTGATAGAGTACAAATAAGAGTAATCGGTTTACATTCTCCAGATGTTCCTGATAAAGATTTACCTTATGCAAAGTGTATGATTCCTACTACTGAAGGAGGAGTATCTGGTATTGGACTTATTCCTCAATTGTTAGAAGGTGCTTTTGTGTTTGGAATTTTCTTAGATGGATCTGCTTCACAAAAACCTTTAATATTAGGAAGTTTAGGACATCAAGGAATTCCTTCTAGTGTACAAAGAGATAGAATTGATAAAACAAATCCAGGGCAACCATTAACTTCTCAATATGTTACTCAAGGTATAATACTTGACAAAAAACTAGAAACATTATATAATAATGGTGACAGTGATTTTAATACAAAAATGATTATTATAATGCAGTATCTAGTTAAAGCTGGATTATCTACAAGAGCTGCAGCTGGTATAACAGGCAACCTTATGAAAGAATCACTTCTGGATCCAACTGCAGAAAATAGAAGTTCAATAGAAAACTCTTTTGGATTAGCACAATGGAATGCTAATGTTGGAAGATATCAGCAATTAGTGTCGTTTGCTGAAACTAGAAACAAGCCTTGGGAAGACTTCTTTACTCAGTTAGAATTTTTAATAATAGATATGAAAACAAATCCAGCTCATAAAGTTTGGAATCATTTATCTGATCCATTTAAAACTACTAACTTTGATCAAGGTCCAGGAGAATCTAATGCTACATGGTATTTTTTAAGAAAATATGAAGTAGCTGCTTATTCAGATAATGAATTGAATGAGAGACAACAAAATGCTAAACAAGCCTTTGATGGATATTATGAATCATTGAAGGTAACAGCAAATTACAAATCTTCACAACAATTTGTAGTAGGATAATATGAGTAACAGAGAAAAATTCCAAGATAAAGTAAATGAACTTAATTCTTCTCTAAATGATGAAACAAGAGCTGTTGAAGTTGATACTGTTGTAAAAAACTTTGATGTTGCAAAGTCTCATTTATTTACAGAAGATGGTGAGATAAAAGGAGGATTCAAGACTGTAGTAAATGCTTCTCAAAATGTTGTAGATGGAGTTAAAGAATCTAAACCTTCTCAAGTTGAAGATTTGAGTATAATGCAATTAGATAAATCAGCTAGTAATAAAACAATAAAAACTCTCACTAGTGATGAAATAACTAATTATACAGCTATAACAGGAGTATCAGAAAATTCCCAAAATGGTTTTTTAGATGTAGTAATATCTGCTCCTTATCCTGAAGCTCTATCAACTGCTCTAAAGAATAATGTTGAAAATATTGAAAAGGTTGAAATTGAAACTGCTGTTAGAAGATTAATTGATTTAGATGAACATGATGATCCAAATATTCAAAGTGTTATTGATAATGCATATAAAACTATATCATCTCAAAGTAAGGTAGCTAATAAAGCTGTTGCCAACATTTTAAACTCTTCATCTCAACTACTAAAAAAATCACAAAGTGGATTTGGATCTACAATTGAAAACTTAGTAGAAAAAACATTTAGATCTGCAGAAAGTATTTTATCTCCTGCTTTATACAAGGATGGTATTGCAAAAAATATCACTGAAGAAGATTTACAAAAAGTAGTTCAGTTTGCTAATAATGAAAGATATGATAAAGCTGCTCTTATATTAACAGAATATTCTGATAAAACATTGCTTGAATTATCTGATTTAGTAAAACAAATAAACAACAAAGCCAGTAATAATTTACTTAATCCTGATATTTCACCATTAGATTTAGAAATACAAAGAACAGATATATTTAAAAATTTATGGAGAGAAGAAAATACTTTATTAGATGGTAAAGTGTTAAAACCTATTATAGGAAATGAAATAACTCCTGAAGTGTTAAATTTAGAAAGAGATATAAAAGAAGTAATTGTAATGTTTCTTCCTAAAAAAGATACAACTGTTGAAGAATATCATCAATTGTATGTTGATGCTTATAATCATGGTATCAATCAACATTTTTATATTGGGTATGATTCTATAACTTATAGAGGAAGACCATTAGAAATTGAATCAAAAAACACTAGATGTATTACAAATAATCATTTTGAGAAATCAATAATTATTGGAATCAATGTAGATGAAACATCTCAAGATAATAAAATAAAACCTGGACAAGTTGATAACTTAGTAGAATTGTTAGAACAAATAATTACAGCAAAACCTGGAATACAAATTTTTAGTGCAAAAGATGTTGGATGGGTTTATGATGTAAATACTGAAGCATTAGATATTCAAGTATTACTAAAAAGTCGTTTGAAGAGGCCTAATTCAGAAGACTATGATCCTAAAACTTCTGATCCATTAGATCAAGAAACATTAGCAACGTTGGAGAAATAAATGTCTGATTTTAATGATAAAGAGCTTGAAAATTTAGGCAGAACAACAACTAATAATTTACCAGAAGATGTTACTGGTCAACATCCTGTTCCAGAATACATGTACACTAGTAATGCTAACAAAGAAGCAAGAGGTGAAGATAGAAATGATTTAAAATTAGCTTCTGGATCTACACAAGCTAAAGAAGCACTTGCAGATGAGTTTATAAACTCAACATATGGATTAAATAGAATTCAAAAATCAATTACTGGCCATAGTTTTGAAATTGATGATACACCAGGTAATGAAAGAATTTTAATTTATCACAATTCAGGAGCAGGAGTAGAACTTAGACCAGATGGAGGAGTTAGTATAAACTCAATTGGTAATAAAGTTGATATTACTGGTGGTGATCAAGTATTAGTTGTAGAAGGAGATGCTAACGTAGTTTACAACGGTAATGTGACAATGAAAGTTAAAGGTGAGTTTAATATTGATTGTCTTGATTTCAATATAACTACTAGAGGTAATAAAACAGAAAACATTTTTGGTTCTGAATTTAAAACAGTTTCTAAAGGATCAATTAATAGAGTTATTGGTAATCTAACTAATTATGTTACAGAAAAACAAACTGATGTTATATTAGGAAATCATCAACATAATGTAAAAGGAGACTTAGAAAATAATATAGGACAAAACTTATCAATGTTTTCTGGTGGTAAAATGAATGTTACTGCAAAAACACATATTAATACTACTTCAGATAATATAAGTTTATCAGCAAACAATATGACAATACAAGGAGGAAGTGGAAGTATAATAGGTGGAGAAGGAGTAAACTTCTCAGGTAACAATATAGATGTTAAAACAGCAGTTACTGCTCCAACATTTCATGGTGATTTACAAGGAACAGCTTTACAAGCAATTACTGCTGATGAAACTAATTCCCAAGGCTATGCTGAAAATACTCAGGGTTCTGCTGCTGGATATACAGCTACTAATACTGCAATGGATACCTTTGTAAATCCAGATAATGCATCTAATACAGTTGCAAATTTTGTTAGTAAATCTCAAGGTGGAATAAGAAATGTAGCTATTGATGATGGTAACTTTATAAAAGATAATTTGGATAAAACTGTTAGATATAATGGAATATCTAATATTGATCTTACAGTAGAAGCAGCTAGATCCAAGTTAAGAGCTTCAAGTAATAGAAACAATAGACAATTTATTCAAAGTTTATTAGAAGAAGATACTATTTGTAGAACATATAATGATGCTGTACCTCCTGCAGTAGGAAGAGTTTTAGATGGAGAATCATCTACTCTTTTATCAGGATCTGCTACTGATCCAATTCATCCTGATCATGCAGCTGTTCATATACCTAGATATGTTTTATCTTCTTTTCCTCCAGATCCTAAATTTAATCCATTTACAAAAGCAGATATTACTATTGCAACAAAAATAGCTAATGGAATGTCTATATCTAAATTTTTAGGTACAGAAGATCCTACTAATATGTTGCATATAAAAGATTTGCAAAAAAGAAAAGAAATAGCTGCTGCATTATATTTACAAACTATTATATTTGATAAAATTAAAAGAAATCAAAAAGAGTTTGCTGGTGTGTCATTAGAAGCCACTGAAGGATTATATAAACCTGGTCCTACAGAAACAATTGAGAAAAATAGTATAAATGATTTGAAATCACAAGGTAGAGCTGTAGTTTATAGAGCAATAGATGCAAATGGTTTTGAATCAAGTGAAAGATTATTTGACATAGCTGCTTACTTAAAAGATAATGCTTATTTTGAACAGTTAATTTTATCTTATGATAGTTTAGATTGTGATCTTGCAAGAAGGCCTGTAATAACTGCTAGATTAATAATTACAATGCCTAAATTAGGATCTGATTATACAGGAACTTTTAACAGAGAAGTATCAACAGAATATAATGGTCATAAACTATCACAGGGTGAATTAGTAGAATGTATGTTAAGAGAACCATTATCTCCTATTCCTAATATAACATATCCTGTTGCAGGAACTTCAAATAATTTAATTTGGAGTATACCTGAAGCAGCTAGAAGAGTAGATCCTATTTTGATTCAAAAATTGGAAAGAGTTTCTATAAAATTTGGAAAAAAACTAACTGTTGTAAGTGGATTTAGAAATCCAAAGAATCCTAAAACAAAAAGTAAAGGTGCAGGATTAACAAGTCAACATACACTTGGAAATGCTGTTGATATTTCTGTATATGGTTTAAATAATCAACAAAGAGCACAACTATTGAGAATTGCTTGTGATGAAGGATTGACTGGTATAGGAATATACACAAATAAAGGAGCTGCATTTTTTGGTAGAAGTAAAGGTGGAGAGTTAATTCATTTTGATATAAGAACAACAGGCAAGGCTTGTTGGGGAGATAATCTGTCAAGAAGTAGTTTATATTATTATCCTTGGGCATATTTTGTTCTTAAAGAAAAAGGATTTAATGTTGGGGACAAAGAGCCATAAATAATGGTTAAAGAGGTTAAACATGGCAACAACTAGAGTTTTTTCTACCCAGGATGGTAAGCAAAATACTAGTACTATTGTTACTAGTAGAACTCGTCAATACAGAGATGTAGATTTATCTTTTACTGCCAAACCTAATGGTGAACTTTTTAAAAAAAATGATGCTGCAGCTGTTACGCAAGCATTAAAAAATTTGATACAAACTAATTTTTTTGAAAAACCATTCCAACCTTTTTTTGGTGCTAATATTAGAGCAATGTTATTTGAATTAGCGGATGATGATTCAGAAGAAGAATTAAAAGAACAAATAATATCAGCATGTAATACATACGAGCCAAGAGCTAAATTGCTGAGATTAGAAACAAATATAAATGCGGAAAGAAATGATCTAAGTGTGACTATAGAATATCAAGTTGTGAATACTTCCGAATTTATCACATTTACTACTACAGTTACAAGGTTGAGATAGAAAAATGGCGACAACAATAAGATCAACAGCGTTAGACTTTAATAATATAAAAAGTAATTTAAAAACTTTCTTTGAAAATAAAGAAGAGTTTAAAGATTATAATTTTGAGGCTTCAGGATTAAATAATATTTTAGATGTTCTGGCATATAATACTCACATAAATGGTCTTATAGCAAACTTTGCATTGAATGAATCTTATTTACCAACAGCTCAATTAAGATCTTCTATGGTTTCTTTAGCTGAGGGTATAGGTTATATTCCTGATACAGATGCATCTTCTATAGGAACGGTAAGACTTACATTCAATTCAACTGCTGCAGGAAGAGCATCTAAAGTAAGTTTACCAGCATATACTAAATTTAATACGACAGTAGATGATATAAGTTATGTATTCCAAACTATTGAACCATTTGAAGCTACAGATAATGGTAGTGGTTTTTATGAATTCAAAACTTCTGATGGTTTGAATAGAATTCCAATATCTGAAGGTACTTTAAAAACTAAAACATTTTTAGTTGGAGAATATGAAGATAATCCTGTTTATATTATTCCAGATACAACTTTGAATTCTGAATCTGTAACAGTAAAAGTATTTGATAGTACTACATCAACACAATCTACAACCTTTCAAAATATAACTAAGGCAACAAGTCTAAGTGCTAATTCAACAGTTTATATATTAAAAGAATCTCCAAATGGATTCTTTGAACTATCTTTTGGTGATGGTTCTACTTTTGGTATTGCTCCAAGTGCAGGAAATAGAATTGAATTACAGTATCTTTCTACTAAAGGTGCTGCAGCAAATGGAGCTAGTGTTTTTACTCCCCAAGCTACTTTCAATTCTGGTACTATATCAGCTACATTAAATGTAACAACATTTATCAATTCTGCTGGTGGTAAAGATAAGGAAAGCATTGAATCTATGAGACAAAATGCTCCATTTCAATATGCTACTCAAAATAGAATGGTGACTGCAGCTGATTATTCAGCTATGATTCTTAAAAATTATGGAGGTTTGATAAGTGATATAACATCTTGGGGTGGTCAAGATAATGCATTACAAGAATTTGGAGCTGTATATGTTTCTATATTATTTGAAGATTCAGTATCTGATGATACTATATCAGCAACTAAATTAGGAATTTTAGATTTAGCTGCACAATTAGCTGTAGTATCATTTAATCTAAGATTTGTAGATCCAGTAACAACATTTGTTGAAGTAGATACATTTTTTCAATTTAATCCTAAGTTAACTGATCTTACAGTGAATGCTGTACAAGCAAATGTGGATACTACTGTAGCAAATTATTTTTCAAATAATACAGGTAAATTTGATCAATCATTTAGAAGATCAAATATGTTATCTTTAATTGATGAATCTTCTACAGCTATTTTATCATCAAGAGCTAATGTTAGAATGCAACAAAGATTTGCACCATCAGTTCCAAACTTAATTGCAACAATTAAATCCTTATTAACTAGTCCAGGAACTGTTACAACAACTCAATTGGATAAAATAGTTTCTTTTGTTACAAATAAAGCATATAATGATGCAGCTACTTACATGCAAAATAATAATTTGTCTAGTAACAGCACAACATTTAATATAAACAAATTATCTTTAGCTGTCAACAGGATAAGTCAAACTTTACAATTTCCTGCTTCTATTGCTGTTCCAGATAATGATACATTTATAGTAACATCTACAGAATTTACTTTTAATAGTCAACTATGTTTAATCAAAAATTTATTAAATTCTAATACTTTACAAATAGTTACAGCTGCAGGAGGTGTTGTAATAACAGATAACATTGGAAGTTACAATGCTAATGATGGAACTGTTACAATACAATTTTTTAATCCAACTGCATTATCAGGTGGTGAAACTCAATTGAAATTGTCTGTAGTTCCAGCTAACCAAAGTGTGCTAGCTCCTGTAAGAAATGATAGATTTGTATTTGATCCAACTTTGTCTGTAACAACTCCTGTAACAACTGATGCTGCAAATTAATGGAATACGAACAAGATAAAACTACTACTGATCTTAATAGAAGATTATTAAATCTGCAAAGAGCAGAAGTTGATAATATTCTACCAGAGTATTTTGGTATTGATTATCCTAAGTTAAAAGCATTGTTTGATGCATATTATGAATATATGGATTCATCTGGAAAACCTTCTGGTCAAATCCATGATTTATATTCAAGTAGAGACGCTACTCAAGTTCCAGAAGATTTATTAAAATTTTTAGAAGATGAGTTATTATTAGGTAATGCTACATTTGGAGGATTCTTAAATAAAAGAGAAGCAATAAAGTTTTCAAATCAATTATATAGATCTAAAGGTACCAAATATAGTATACAACAATTCTTCCGTGGATTTTTTAATGATGATCCTCAAGTAATCTATCCAAAAGAAAATATTTTTCATGTAGGTCCTGCTATAGATTATAATTTAGATAGTGTTAATTCATCAGGTCAGCAAATTAAAACTGCTGCTGGTGTATTAGGATCAGAATCTCAAAAGTTTTTAACTGATAATGGACAATTTCAAGTAATGTCTATTCTCATAAAAAGTGCAATTCCTGTACAACAATGGGAAGATGCTTATAAATTATTTGTTCACCCAGCTGGAGCTCATCTAGCAGCTCAAATTGTTTTAGAATTAGTAAATGGTAATGTTATTCAATCATTAAGAGAATCAGGACCAGGATCAAAACCAGTATTTACTACTTCTACAGAAACTATAGCTAATATGAATTTACTTGGTAGTGTAGATACTACACTTATTCAAAGAGGTGATGGTACTATTGGTATGATTAGAGCAGATGTAGAAAAAGACATAGAAAGAAGTCTTACAACTATAATGGATAGTACTGCTACACTAACATTTAGAGAACTGATTACACCTAATTCATTCTTAATGGATGATTCTGAAACTGCAACAGCAATTAGAATGGATAGAGATTCACCATCAGGTGTTATTCTACTTCCAAGATTTGATGAGCATAGATATAGGACATTGTTTGATTCTTCTTCAAATAGTGCAGATTCTGCTCATTATCCAACAGGACCTTGATTTTACACATATAAATAATGTTAAGAAAAAAGAGATAAAACATGGCAAGACAAACAATTAATACTGGTACTTCAGCTAATGATGGTACAGGCGATACGTTAAGAACTGCTGGTACTAAAATTAATGAAAATTTTACTGAACTTTACACATTAGTTGGCGGAGGAGGTGCTGGTGTATCTGCTCTTACTGATAGTGGTGTAGATTTCATTGGAGCATCTTTTAGAACAAAGATTGGTCATGTAAATCCAACTGCAGAAAGAAATATTGATTTTCCTAATGCATCTGGTGAAGTAACATTAAATACAGCATCTCAAACTTTAACTAATAAAACTTTAACTCAACCATCTATAGATAGTGCTACATTTGATAGATTTAAAATAAAAGATTTAGATTCATCACATCATTATAATTTTGTACCAAGTAATCTGGCAGCAAATAGAAATGTTGTTTTACCTCTTTTAGGTAGTAATGATGTAATGGTAATGGAAGCTCATAATCAAACATTAACAAATAAATCTTTAGCTTCACCTACCATATCCTCTCCTAAAATTACAACTCATCTTTCTGATTCTACAGGCAATCCAGTTATTTCATTTACTGATGTAGGAAACACAAGAAATAGAATAAAAGTTACTGGTGTATCAAATGGTAATACACCTAGTTTATCAGTTATTGGAAGCACAGACGCTAATATAGGTTTAGATATTTCTTCCAAAGGTACAGGAATTGTAAACATAAATCAATATGGATTATCTTCAGAAACATTATCAAATGGTGATACTGCATCACTCACAAAAAGTTTATTATTATTACAAGGTGGTGCTGGTACAGTAACATTACCTAATGGTCCTGCAAGTAAAACTCTTAACTTGCATGTAATAAGACAATCAGGTGCTGGTGATTTAGTATTAAGTATCACTGCAGCTCAATTCCCTCAAGGATCAACAGGAGTAACATTTCAACAATTCGATACAGCAACACTTATCTGGGACGGAACAAACTGGTATGTGATGGGTGGTGAAGGACATACAGTATCTTAATAGGAAACAATTATGACAGCAATTATTACAGATAAAATTAAAAGAACATTTCTAAGTCAATTGTTTGATGAAGCGACGGGTACAAAACTTGGTGATTCTAATAATAATTACTATATAGCAGTTGGTAGATCACAACAATGGGATCCTATAGCAAATACAGATGTTGCACCAACACCAAATGTTACAGATAGAGAAACTAGATTGTTTAGATATAATTTACAGTCTGTAAAAGCTATTGAAGCATTTTCTCATGTGGTACCTATCAAAGATTGGACAACTAATACACAATATGCACAATATAATGATAATTCTACAGGACATCCAGCTACATCTTATTATGTAAAAACAGCAGAAAATAATGTATACGTATGTTTAAGAGTGGGTAAAGATTCTTTAGGTAACAACCAAGTTTCTACTGTTAAACCAGATCATACTAATGTATCATTACCAATTGAAGCAGATGGATATATCTGGAAATTTATGTATTCTATTTCTACTGCTGATACAAACTTTTTTACTACATCTAATTTTATGCCTGTAAAGAAAGTTGATTCTGCTTCAGCAACTGATCCTGGATTTGCTCAGTTTACAATTCAAAATGCTGCTGTGTCTGGCCAAATCTTAGGATATAGAGTAACTAATGGTGGATCTGGATATGACAGTGCAACTACTTCTTTGACTGTAGTAGGTGATGGAAATGGAGCCAAAGCATACGCTGTTGTAGGATCTGGTGTTATAACAGCTGTAGAAGTTGGTGAAAGTTCTGGAACCACAGACATATCACCATTTTTAGGATCTGGTTATAAACAAGCTAATATAAGAATAACTTCACCTGGAGGAACTAACGCTACTGTTGTTCCAGTTTTTGCTCACGATAGTAACGGTCTTGGAGCTAATCCAATAAATGATTTAAGAGCTTCAGCTATGATGTTTCATATTAAACCAGAAGGAAATGTTTCTGGTAATTGGATAGTTGATAATGATTATAGACAAATAGCATTATGGAAAAATCCATTAGTAGACAGTGCATCTAGAAATAAGTTTCAAGGTACAGCAGGAAACTGTTTAAAGAAAATTAGAGTTACATCACCAATTTCTAGTTCTTTTGCTTTTGCAAATGATGTTGAAATAACAGGAGACAGTAATGCTAAGGCTTGGGTAGATTTTATTCAAGATTCTACAATATGGTATCATCAAGATGAAGCATCAGGATTTACTCCATTTAGATCAGGAGAAACAATTACTGTTGAAGGATTGGGTAGTACAAGAACAATTGCAACAGGACAACATAACATAAGACCTGATGTAGACAGATATTCAGGTGAAATATTCTTTATTAATAATGCTTCTGCACAAACTCGAACGACTGCTAGTACAGACGATATAAAACTCGTCGTTCAACTTTGAGGATAAAAAATGGTTACTAACGTATCAAAAACAACTTTTTTAAGTACATATAATGATGATTATAGAGACAGTGATCATTACCACCGTATATTATTTAATTCAGGTAAAGCATTACAAGCTAGAGAATTAACTCAATCTCAAACAATTATACAAAAAGAAATTGAAAGACTTGCTAAATTTATTGTAAGTGAAGGAGCAATATTTAATAATTCTGGAACATTAGCCGCAGGATCAGATTCATTTTCTTACACATATATCAAAGTAACTTCATTACCAACTGGTCATGCTGCTTTAAAAGGTACAATAATTAATGATGGAGATTTATTTGCTACAGTAAAAGCAATTATACCTGATGCAGCTCAAGATGTAATTATGGTAAGAATGGGTAAAGGTAAAACAGGAGGTTCATCCGTAGCCACTGATACCTCTCAACCCAAACAGTTTGCTCCAGGAGCTGTTCTGTCTTCGACTTTAGGTAATATAACTATTGAGAATGTTAGTGATGCTGTGGGAAGTGGTTCAATCATAGAAGTACCATCTTTTGACACTTATGCTGCTGGTCATTTAATTCATGTGGAAGCTCAAACATTAGTTCTTGATAAATTTAGTGCCACTCCATCTAAAACAGTTGGATTTAAAGTAACTCAACAAATAGTGACTTCATCAGATAATGTAGCATTGTTTGATAATGCTGGAGCTACTCCAAATCTTACTTCGCCTGGTGCTGATAGATTACAAATTATATTAACTCTTACTACTCAAGATGCGATATCTGCAGGAGATACATTCTATTCAATATATGAAATTAAGAATGGTAAGATTGTAAGTAATATTAGTACATCAGATAGAACTTTAGGTAATATTGCTAAAATATTAAATGCTAGAACAGATGCTATTACTGGAGATTTTATTGAGAGAAGTGCAATAGGTGAATTTGATATAACAATAAAAGATGATAGTGCAAGTACAGACTTTTTATCAATTGAAATATCTAGTGGTACTGCATTTATCAAAGGTAATAAAATTACTCGTGATAATCCATTACCATTCAGAGTTAGAAAACCAAACGATCCTAACGTAGATGAAAATATTAATATAATAACTAATGAATTTGTTGGTGCTAATTACGGAAATTATTTTCTTTCAAATATTGATAGTTCTTTTGGTATGATTGGAGAAATACCAACTTATGGAACAGTAAACTTAAAAAATGCTAGAGATCATGGAGGAACAACTATTGGAACTGCTAAAGTAAGAATGGTTGATAAATTTGGATCTACTCTTAAAACTCATGTATTTGATATAAGTTTAGATAGTAATAATAATCTAGGTGATGTAAGAAGTGTTGGAACAAGTGGTACAAGTTTTGTTAATTTAAAAAATGTTTTAGGTAACTTTGACCTTATTGATAAACAAGACAACAATTTATTATTTAGAATGCCAAGAGCAAGAGTTAGTGAAACATCATCTGTTACTGGTACGATAGGTGTAGTAAAAACAGGATTAACTAATCCTTCAAATGCAGTTTCAACTACAACAGGAACTTTTGACGATACTGATCAATGGTTATGGGTGATGGATAGTGGAGATATCTATAGTAATCTCTCTATGACTGGGACATCCACATCAAAAACTATTACAACAGGATATAAAAATGGTGCAACAACTCCTGGAAATGTTCCTGCTGGAAATGCAAAATTATTAACATTTGAAAACAGATCTCTTGTTTTAAAAACAAAAACGTTAACACCAGATCCTACTACTGGATTATTTCAAACTGATTCAAGTTTATCTTTATCTAGTGGTGTTTTCACTGTTACTAAAAATGATATATTTAAGTTTCATAAAGTTATTGATGATACAACTAATGAAGATATTACATATAAATTTAACTTTAATAATGGTCAAACAGATAATTTTTATGGACCAGGAACTGGAACATTAAAGTCTGGAGTTTCTGCTCCTGCTGGTACAATTAATGTACAGTATAGGTATTTTTTACATTCAACACCAAGTGCTGGAAATACTGGATTTTTTGGACCAAATTCATATGTAAACTTAGATTATGATAAAATACCTTCATTCAGTAGTCCAGCTGGTCAAAATTATAGATTAGCAGATTGTATTGATATGAGACCATCTAAGAATCCAGCCAATGGAACTTTTTCTGGAGGTATCAGTAGAATAGAATTTTTACCAAGGAATCAAGATAATTTACAAATAGGAACAGCAAAATATTTTAATCCTAGAACTGATGCTATAACAATGACTCCTCAAGGTCAACTAATTTATAATTATGGTACTGCTGCAGTCAAACCTACTATGCCAAATAATATTGATCCAGCTGATATGATATTACATGAAATACATTTGAATCCATTTACTATGAATAAAAATGATGCTGGAACTTTTACATATAATTACCAAGGATATAAGATGGCTGATATCAATAGAATTGATAGAAGACTTGGTAACTTAGAAAGATTATATACCTTATCTGCAGCTGAATTAAATTTAGCTAAAATGGAAGTGTATGATCCTAATAATCAAAGTACAATAAGACAAATGGAAGGATTGACAGGAGATAATTTTCAGGATAAATTACAATCCGATTGGTATAATGATGAGTATAGAGCTAGAATCAATAAAATGCCATCTGTAAATGTACTTACACCAAAAATATATCATAAAGCAATTGGAATGACATATGACTCAGCAGCTTCTGGTGGATTATGTGTAGTAAAAGGAAGTACAATTTGGCCTAAGTATACTGAATCAGTAGCAGACTTTAGCCAACAAAAAGCTACTTCAATAGAAAATGTAAATCAATTTGAAACACCTCAACATATAGCTTCTAGTGAATTGATTCCGGAAGGAGATTATTTTACAGTAAGAAGAAAAGTTGATCAAAGTTATTCTTCAACTTCTAACTCTTCACTTATTGTTAAGGGTACAAACGAAGTAGTTACAAACGACTAAGGAAATAAAATGCCATATGTAGACGTATCTGTACAAAAAACTGGTTATCAAACAACAACACATGAATCTGTAGTTGGTTATGATCCCATTCCAGTGCACAGACCAAAATTTATATATTTTGAATTTACCGGACTAAGACCTAATATTCCTCATTGGATATTTTTTGGAAATAAAGAAGTTACTAGATTTGTAAATACTTCTTATAGTGAATCAGATTTCACTTCTGCATCAGGTAATTCTTCATTAAAAGAACCTGGTGAACAATATGTAAATGCTACATCATTTCCTTCAGCAAGTAATTTAGCTTACAGTGGTGCTACTAATGGAGGAGCTGTAAATACTCCAGTAACATCAACTGCTAATGGAATACTAAGAGGAGTATTTTATTTACAAAGTAATGCGGACATAAGTTGGCCATTGAATACAGATGGACACACTTTTATGGCTATTGATATATCCTCTCCAAATAAAGCTAAATGTAAATCTTATGGAACAGCTATTTTTAAAGGTTATGGACAATATGAAAATTATTATCAATATAGTACTACTTCATCATACACTTATACAGCAATAGAACAAGTATGGCAAGAACCTGAAGTAACTCCTACTACTAATGCTCAACCTACAGCTACTCCAAATACAACTACTTCAAAAAATGATGATGGAGGCAATGATAAAGAATATGGGTATTATCAAGTTACAAATTGGAGTGGAACCTACACATATCACGATACAATAGAAAATATTAATAATTCATTAGCTTATCATAATCAAGCAGGAACTGGTACTAGTGCTACTGCATTAGGTGTAGCTGGACAAGGAGATGCTAAACATAGTGATGGTGGATATATAGCTGAAACATGGTCAGAAGCTGTTCAAGGTGATAAAGGTAATGGAGGAAAAGAGTCTTCAAATAATAGTTGTGTTATAGCTACTCATGCTGTATCTAGTGGTGCTTTTCTTTCTAGTGATAAAGCTAATGCAGTTGATTGGTGTAAGAAAAATCTTCACAATAAATGGTGGGGAGAAGCTATGAGAAGAGGTTATAGATATCTTGGTCGTAAACACATAGCAAATGGAACAGCTGAAAAAGTTTATAAAGAATTCAAAGAGTGTTTAGAATGGGGTAATGGAAAAAGACCGTTTGAACTAAAAATAGCAACAAGATATTATTATCGAGTTTTACAAACATTTATTGTAGGACTATTTGTGAGGGAGAAATAAATGGCTCAAGCAGGTTTACTTCAACTAGCAGAACAAAGAAATCCAACAGCTCAAACCTTTGTTGTTGATCAAGCTAGTACATTAACTGCAATTGGCATATTCTTTGCCAAAGCACCAGCAGATGATGATTATGGAATCACAATAGAAATGAGACCAACAAGTGAAGATGGTGCACCTTCTTCTATTAGATATATTCCTGGTACAAGAGTTACAGCTACTGCAGCACAAATCAGAGCTAAAACTGATCCTGGTGGATCTTTTGCTGGTACAACTTTTGCTGCTGCTAGAGAATTTAAATTTGAATTTAGACATCCAATATATGTGCCTGCTAACACATTATGTTCATTTGTAATATACACTTCAGCTCCAGCTGGACAATATCAGATGTATATTGCTAAAAATTTAAATTACTTATATGGAAGTACACAAGAATTTTACACATTTAATTCATCTACTGAACAAGGTGCATATTATAGTTCTTCTAATGGAACTTCTTGGGAAGCAGATAATAGTAAAGATGTAACATTTAAAGTTTATAAAGCTCAATTTACTACAGCTACTAAACACACAGCTGTTATGTTTGCTAATAATCCAGGACCTAAAAAATTAACAGAATCTACAGTTAGAGATGGATTAAGTCACTATAGTTTTGATCCTTTAACATTTACTGCAGCTAGTACATTAGTAAAAGTTAGACATCCTTCACATGGTTTTCAACCTGGTGATAAAGTTGTATTATCAACTGATGGAGTGAATAGTTTTGATAGTAGTGGTTCTATAAATGGAATGTTTGGAAGAAGTGTATTAGGTGAAAGAACAATTGTAAATGCTGATCCTTTTGGATATACATTCAATGCTGATTCAAATGCTACTGCAAGTATAAGAGCTGGAGGAACAGGATTACTTGCTACAGAAAATTATGGTATAGATCAAATATATCTTAATCTTCCTAATGTAACACCTAAGAAAACTTCACTTTTTGCAAAAGCAGATTTAACAACAAGTAAAAGTTTTGCAGGATCTGAAACAGCTTATAACACTACTAGTGATATAAAACTATTACCTTTTAAAACTATAAGACTTAAAAATCCTCATATGATTGCTACAACTGAAAATGAAACTTTAAGACTTAGTGGTAATCCTTCAGGTAAATTTACTGTAACTATGATTACTGATGATGCTAATGTTGCCCCTCATTTTAATGTTAACACATCTTTTGTAGGTTGTGAAGCTGCATTAGTTGATTTTCAAGCTGCTGCTGCAGCCACTGGTAAAAATACTTTATCATCAGTATCATTTGTAGCTGATTCTGCATCTTCAGGGGGAACAGCTGCTGCACAACATCTAACTATACCTTATAAGTTAGAAACATCTGCTACATCTATTGTAGTTTACATGGATGCTGTAAGACCAAAAGGAGCTGAATTTAGTGTTTATTTTAGAACAAAAACAGCTGGTGATGATGGATCAAAATTAACAGATCAAAGTTTTGTTGAATTTAGTAAAACAACTAAACAAGTAAAAGGTATGGGTTATAACGATATTGCTCCTACTGATAATTATACAGCATTTAGAGAATATGCTTTTAGTGTTTTTGATTTAAAAGCATTTGATGAGTATCAAATAAAAATAACTATGCACACAACAAGACAAACTCATCCTCCAGTATTTGCTAATATAAGGACTATTGCTACATCATGATGAAATTGAATAAACCAAGACAATTACAAAGAGTAGCTGAATTTCCTGATTTAAGAAGAGATGAAGACACGGGTATGATTGTCAATATAAATAAACGGAAGAATGCTCAAAGATTAGAAATAGAAAATTTAAAAAAAGAAGTTTCAGATATGAAGGGTATGCTTCAAACGATTTTAGAGAAAGTTTCCAATGCCTAATTCTAAGATACCACATACTAATATTACAGACAATCTTAATTTACAAAGATTAAGACACAATCAATTAATTGATTCAGTTGGTGATGTATCTACTCTAGTAACGACTTCCAAAAATATTACAGGAGCTGTAAATGAAGTTGCAGGAAAATTTACTGCTGCTGATAGTTCACCTGCATTTGCTGGTAATGTTACAGTTGGAGGTAAATTAAGAGTAGTTGGTGATGCAAGAATGCAAGGAGATGTTGTTGTTGGAGGAGCCTTAAGAATAGGTGATGCTGACACAGATACAGTTTCTTTTAGTGCAGATGTTACTTCAAATATTATTCCTGACGTAGATAATAGTTTTGATATTGGAGATAGTACTAAAGAATGGAGACATGGATTTTTTGATGGAACTTTAAATGCTGATCGATTATTAGCAGATAGTGGTACAATAACAGGAAATTTAGATGTACAAGGAATAACCACTTTAGATAGTACTACTATAGGTGGATCATTGACAGTTAATGATAGTGCAGTCTTCTCAGGTCAAATAAGAGCAAGTGGTGGTTTAGTTGCAGCGAGTGCTACTTTAAGCGGTGTTACTATTGTTGGTAATCAACGTGTTGCTGATCCTTATGTTGTAGTAAATGATGGTATTGCTGTAAACAATGCAAATAGACCAGGATTAGCAGTTGATAGACCTGGTACTGATAGTGCGGTAGTATATTTTAATGAAAATACTGATAGATGGCAAGCTGGACTAAAAACAGGTCCTTTGGATATTATAAGAGAAACTGATTCAGCAAGATTATCAGGATTATCTGTCGGTGGTATTCCGTCTACATTCTCAAATTGGAATTCTGCTTATACAACTTCATTAACTTCTATATTGGATGCTGATTTTAGTACTAATGGTTTAATGAAAAGAAGTGGAGCTGGATCATATTCTATTGTGAGTGATAATTCTACCAATTGGAATTCTGCTTATACAACATCTACAACCGCTCTCTTAGATGCTGATTTTGATTCATTTGATAATGGTATATTGAAAAAAAATAATGCAGGAGTTTATGCTGTTATACCTGATAATAGTTCAAATTGGGATACAGCTTTTAGTTATGGAAATCATGCTTCTGCTGGATATGTAACACCAACAAGTTCTGATACTTTAACTAATAAACGATTAGTTAATGTTGCAATGCATGAACAAGATAAAATTGTTGATAGTGATGGAAATCCTAGAATTGTTTTTTCAAAAACAGGAACTGCAGATAATTTTTTAAAGATCCAAACTACTGGTGTAGGATCTGATACTGTAATATTATCAACAAATACTCAATCTGGTCAAAATGTTGATATGGAATTACAGTGTGCTGGTACAGGAGTTGTTGCTATACCAACAGGAAATCTTAGATATGCAGGAACGGTTGTTACTGCTACTGGTGCAGAACTTAACTATAATGATATAACCTCACTAGGTACATCTGAAGCAAGTAAAGTAGTAACAGCTAATGCCAGTGGCTATGTTAATTTATCCTCAAGAGTTACAGCAGGATCTTACCATGAAACAGTAGTTACATCTACTCTTGGCAGTAATAGTACGCAAGACTTAGATCTAAATAATTCAAATTTCTTTGTACATACAGTTCAAAGTGGAGGAACTACTTTTACATTCAGTAATCCATCAGTGCCCTCTCCAGGTGTTGGTGGGGTTACTGCTTTTACTGTGGTAATTATACAAGATGGAACAGGAGCAAATGGAGTAACTTGGCCTGCAACTGTAGATTGGCCAGGAGGAACTGCTCCTTCAATAGCATCAGCTGCAAATGCTGTTACTGTTTTTACTTTTGTATCGTATAATGGTGGTACTAGTTACTATGGATTTTTAGCTGGTGTTGATGTGAAATAAAAGGTTTTTTATATGAGTTCAGTTGCAAGAAAAATGTTACAAGCAGCCGCTGGTTCTGCTAAAAAAGATTATTTAGAAGATTATTTTAGTGTTACTTATTACACTGGAAATAGTAGTTACTGCAACACTGCAATTCAGAGAGAAATAGAAACTGGAGTCGACATTAGTGTTGATGGTGGTTGCATGTTTTTCTATAATTTAAATGGAGGAGGTAGTGGTACTCATGCATTCGTTTCTACAGATTATAATGGTGGATTACAAAGTTATTTTTCACAAGAAGTTGGCAATTCTGCTTTTTCAGACGCTAATGGTATTCAAAGTTTGACATTAGATGGAGTTAGAAAAGGCTTTAAAATGGCTAACTCTACTAAAATTAATCTCCAGAATGATGAATATGCTGTTGTAACTTTTAGAAAAAAAGAAAAGTTTATGGCAAGTATGGTAGTGGATTCATCAACTGGGTGGGATGATGTTCCAAACCCTTTAAATTCTCCTCCTATTGCTGCTTGGTATTTTAGAATTGATGCTACTCAAGCACCACTATATTGGCAATCTAATATTGGCACCGACATGGGTTCTAGTAGTCAATATTATCATATAGAATGGGATAATACCGGTGGTGTTCCTCCAGGTTCCTATGGTGCAGGAGATGGAGCATTTTGGGATTACAGTCCAGGTAATACCTCTACTTTATTACAATTAGGTACAACAGTAAGATCTACGGGTTTTGGTAAAGAAGGTATATTAGTAATGCTTGGAGGAGGATATGATTTTTCACATGATGGACTGACTCCTGCAATTCGCACTTTTGGATGGTATGGAGATGGTACTAGTAAAAAAGGATGGAATACTCAAGGATCAGGTTTTAGTAATGGGGGATGGAAGTTTACAGATGATCAATGGTTTTTTCATAAAAGAGCGGATGATGATACTACTACTCCAAGTAATGCACATTGGTATATGTATTTTGATAAGTTAGGTATAAACGCTGGAAGCGGATATGAAGGAGAATATAATGCAGGTAGTGCTACAACTTCTCAGTATTATATAAGTCACAATAAAAATAATAATACCTCTTATTATGGTACTCTTAATAACGCGACACATCATAGAGCTTTTAGTGGTGGATATTATATAACGACTAGTAATGCTTCACATAATAGTAATGGTGTGTTTTATATGGGTTTAGCTGTATCTAAACCTTCTGTGTTACAAGAACCAGTATCTGGTGAACAAGTTGTTTCTATAAGAGATGGTCTTACTCCTTCATTCTCAGATTATCCAAACAGGGGCAATTCTCGTACAAATGATCAACCCAAATCGGGAATGGTTCAAGGGTTATTTGATTCTTCAGATGTTCAAGGAATATCACCCCCTGATTTTGTTATATTCAATGGTGATGGTACAAGCGGAAATGAAAAAAGTCAAGTCTGTACTGTAAACAATAGATTTCCAAATCATTACTTTGCATTAAATCATGGAGCAACAAGAGTTAATACAGGGAAAAATATATCAACAAATTTCCATAATGCTTATAATGAGGCTGGTGGTTCAAATACAGCATTACAGCAAACCCTTGGAAAATTTAGAGATGGTTATTTTATAAACTCTGTTGATTACACTACTACAGCTGGAGGAGCTAGTCCGTTTACAGGGGGAACCAACAATAGCGCTGCAGATGTTACATTTGCTTATTTTAAAGCTAGACCTAAAGTAATGAGTTTCTCTTCAGGTATTGAAGGTGATGCGGGAGCTAGTTTTCATTATCACAATCTGGATGGTGGAGCTGAAATGGTTTGGATACACCCTATGGATGGTGGTGCATATAATAACTGGTATGTTTATCACAAAGCATTTTCTACTGGTAGTTTATATGATATGCCTGATTATATTAGACTGAATTCTAGTGAAGCTAAAACAACTGTAACCTCGGCTAATTATGCTACTCAACATCCATTTTTAGGATATGATCCAATGCTAGTTAGTAATAATTATGTGTATGTTAATACAAATGTACTTATTGGTAGTGGTAATAATCATCCATACCAATTTTGTGCATGGAAAACATTTCCTGGAGTAACTAAAGTAGGAACTTATACAGGAACTGGTTCTAATTTAACAGTGGATTGTAGTTTTAGTGGTCCAGCTAGATTTATCTTAATAAAAAGATATGATGATGCTGGTAAATGGTATATGTTTTTAAATGATCCTCGTTCTAATACTGCAGGTGGTAATGGTATGGTAATTAACGCTTCTGGAGAAGCGTCTGTTATAGCTTGGCCTTGGACTGGTGCAAATCCTTCAACTAGTGAACAAATTGCTACTGATGACGGTGCCGCTAATAGAGTTCTTAATAGCTATGATAGATGGAGAGGAAATTATTTTAATGCTGGAGCTGCTGGTAGTGGAATGGAAGGTGGATTCAAATTATCCAATCATTCTGATGCAACTGATACTATAAATATAAATGGAGCTAGTTATTTATTTTTAGCTATAGCTTAGGATAGGAGAAATAATGCAAAATTGGATACATGTAGAAACACAAAAAATATTTTCTAATCTTGGAGAAATAAAAAGAGCTAATCCTAACACTAGTTTTCCTCCTGGGCCTGTAAAACCAGATTTTTTAAAAAATTTAGGTTATGAAGTGATTGATACTGGTACTAGACCTTTACCTTCTTCTGATTTAAAAATAGTAAAGATTGATCAAGCAAAACAAAGAGAAGATAAAACATGGTATGTGACTTATAAAGAAGTTAATAGACATTCTACTACTAAACATCCAGATGGCTCTATATTAAAAACAAAAGCTCAACAAGATAAGGATTATCTAGAAAATATTAAAATGATTAAGCTAGGTGGAATAAGAGATCAAAGAAATAGTTTATTATCACAAGCAGATCTTGAAATTAGTAAAGGATTAGATAATGAAGAAGATGTAATGCCTTGGAGAAAATATAGAAAAGCATTAAGAGAAATGATGGATAACTTAAAAGATCCAGATAAAGTGGTTTGGCCTCAGCCACCAAAATAACTTTATAAATACACTTGACAATTTATAAAATTAGAGTATAATAAAGTATGGGCAATTTACTTAGAAGAGACGGTAGCGGTACAAGCATCAAAGAAATGACCGATACCGAAGTCGGTAAATATTTTGGATATTTTAATTTATTAGAATACGTTGGCTTAGCTGATTCTAATGAAGTTGGTCGTCTTACTACTAAAAGAATTGGTAGTAGAAAATATAATGATGTTGGTACATTTACCGATACATTTTTTAATGAACCAGTTGGTACAGCTCCTGGAACAAGCATAACCTCTGGCTCTACCACTTACAGACTTTATCAAAGATATGATTCTTCTTATGCTATGGAAGATTCAGATTTATCTTTATACAGACCATTAATGTGGGTTGATGGAGGTGGACAAACTGGATTTAAACAAGTACCAGAATCAGATCTCAATGCTAATATTGATAAAGCATTAACTTATACATTTACTAATGATGGTTTAGGAACTTATAAACTTTCTGAAGCATCTCCTGGAGTAGGATATACTGATAGAGGAACTGTATTTACAGATACTCAAACAGATGGTACAACTGTAAATTATAAAGTGTGGCAAAGAACTGGTAATGCTAGTTCATTTTTTCAAACTTCTGCTGCTCCTCTTTATATTAATAAATCTTATTCGATAAATTTTAATGTTACAGTAGCAAATCCAGGTAGTGGAAATTATTACTATCTTAATGGAGCTCAAAATCCTTCTTTAACAGCTCAAAGACTTAACACTTATACTTTTGATCAGACTGATTCTACTAATGATGATCACCCTCTAGTTTTTAAAAATGGAGGATCAGCTTATCAAACAGGAGTTGTATATTACTTAAATGGTTCTGTTGTTTCAGCTTCTGATTATATCAATACAACAACTTTTAATGCTGGTCGTAGTTCAGGAGGAACATCTAACGGTAAGTTAAGAAGATATGTAAAAATAACAATAGATGCATCAGCTCCAGATTCTGGCTTAAGATACTTTTGTTATATTCATGGTGAAGGAATGGGAAACACCATTACTGTTCAAGATAGATCTGAAGCTGCTGCTTCTGAATTTTTTAGTATAAGAGATTTGGATTCTGCATCAACTAGAACTTTTAGAAAATTATTTCAGAAAAGAATACAAGATAGCAAAATTGGAACTTATCAACTAAGGACTTCTGGAGATGGAGCTCCTACAGATCCCGGTACATGGGTTTCAAAAGGTTCTGCTACCGATACAAAGAAAACTACAACTGATGTTGCATATGTAGCAGCTTTTGCTAACACATTTAATATTAATTATGTTAGAGGATATACAAACCAATATACAGCAACATATACAAGAGTATATGAAGGTGGTGATGAATCAGATATTCCAGGAGAAACTGGATACTTAAAAGCATATGATACACTATATCAAAAAGATTATCTAGCTGCTTATACAGGAACTTTTGAAGAAGTTTATGGAGGTATTCAAGACGGTCCTGCTTATACAAGAGCATATACAGGAACATATGAAAGAGATGTGGAAGAATCATATCAAAGAAATTATGCAAGAAATTATACTGGTTCTTTTTTACGTCCTTTTACAGCATATTTTGTTGCTTATTATCAGGGCCAGCAATATACTGGATTTTCAGCATATCTTGGACCTGGTGATGGAACTACTGAAACTGGAGATTATGTAACAGGACCTCCAGGTAATTTTGGAAATATTTATACAGGAGCTTCTAGTTATTATGTTCGTGCAGCCAATATGATATATTTTGTTACTGGAGAGTTCTTTTATGTAAGTTACTATTCAAGAGCTAATATTTTTCCTGATTATTATCCAAATTATGAAACTACTTATACAAGAGAATTTTATTTAGGTACTAATTATTACGTTAGAAATGTTTCTACTTTCTATGTTCGCCAAATAACTATGGGTCCTGTTTATGTACAAGGTCCTGAAATTTATACACGTAGATTTTTTCCTGGTGGTCCTGGATCTCCAAATTATCTTAGTGGAACTGGATATCCAGTTAGACATTTTCTTGATGATGGCGACACAACTTTACCTGGTCAAACTGTAATTATGCCACTTTATTATGTATCAGGAACAGATCTAGCTGGTGCTTTTGGAACTCAAAGTGGGGCCACAGGTGGTGGTTTGCCTGTCTTTGATGCTATATATCATAGAAATGTTGTTTCATATGTAGTGGGGTTCCCGTATCTTGGAGTAAGTAGAAGAGTATTTTATAGTGGAAGTGCAAGAAATTTTTCATCATTTTTTGTAAGAATATTTTTAGGTATACGAACAGTCGATTATGTTAGTAATCTTCAACCTTACGCTGGACTTCCTACACAGAGTTTTACTGGTACTGGAAACGTAGCATATACTAATGAAGATGCAGGTAATTATTTTACTACTGGTTTTGGTCCTTTAGTTTACTATCAAAATGAATATCAAGGTGCTATAGGATTCACTGGAGGTCAGTATGCTCCAGGATCTGGTAGTCCTTATTTTGGTTTTGGTTATTTAAGAGTATATACTCAGAATCAACCAGCTGGTCTGATGTATTTAGGAGTAGGACCAGCTTATGTTAGAGATATAGGACCACCTTATGTACGTAATTACACTAGTCAGTATACAAGAAGTTTTGTCAATTATTTTCAAGCTAATTATACGAAACTTTATACAGGCACTTATGTAGGAACATTTGAATCTGTACCTTATGAAACAGGATATATAAGTACAATAGCTGGAGATTATACGGGAACATTTGAAACAGTTTATGAAACTGTTGGAGAGACACAACAGTATGTTGCTACATATGTACAACTATATGCTGGAGATTTTGAAGGATTTTTTGATGGAGCTAACTTTCTTGCTTATTACGAGCAAGATTATCAAACAGGATATATACAAGAATATCTTACCGACTTTGAAGGAACTACAATACAAGCATCTAGTGGAACTGAAGAAACTTATACATTATACGTTAGAATATCATAGGAGATAAAAATGAAGAAAGAATGGAAACATCCATTTTGGGAAAATGCAGCGAAAGATAGATTGACAGTCCGTCTTAATATTACACATGATGATGGATCGTTTTCTACTAGCGTTGCAAAAGTTTCCAAATATGATGAAAAAGGTGTTATATCTACTGATTATGAAGAAATCTTAAAACAAAATTCATTATCACAGATTGATGCTTTTACAGAAGAAAGATTAAAAAGGCATAAGCAACAACGTGAAGCTAAAATAAAAAAAGACAAAGAGCTTATGGAAACTAAACGTCTTGAAGAACTTTTTAATTACAAATTAGCAGCTTTTGAGATACCTGAAATAAAAGCATCTGATAATAGAAAATTAAAAAGTAAAATAAGAAAAGCAAAAAACACTATTGAATTGAATGCTTATGCAACTATATTATTAATGGAAAATATGAATGGTGAACAATCAGAAGAATCTAAGTAAAGGATTTGTATTTGTAGCTACAAAATTTGAAAGTTTTTTAAAAGCTGGATATTTTTTAGCAGAAACTATTTTAGATTATATGCCAGATGCTAAAATTACTCTGTTTACAGAAAAACTTTTTTTAGAAGATGAAAATTTAAAAACTTTATTTACTCCTTACGATAAAATTTTACCAACACCTGGAAGTACTAACAGAGAAAAAATGTGGGGTATGGCAAATTCTCCATATGATATTACTATGTACTTAGATGTGGATATGGAAGTAGTCCATGAAGATATATGTACAGTTTTTGATCAAATACAAAACTATGATATGAGATTTGTTAATCTTACTAAAGAGGGTGCTAGACATTTTGCTGAATGGTCATGGGGGGAAAATACATTAGATAATGGATATACTGGTTCTAATCCTCAACATCTTACTCATTGTGGAGGAGTTTGTTTATATAATAATACTAATCCATTAGTAAAACAATTTATGATGGATTGGTATAATGTATATTTAAAACAAAGAGCTGCAATAGAATTACCAATAGAGATACAAGAAGTTCCTAAAAGTTTTTGGATTTGGGATCAACTTACTTTATGGTGGTTGTTGTGGCATTCACCAAAATATAAAGAACTCAAATGGAAATTTTTTGAAGAAAATTATAGATGGAATTATTATAGTTCTTTTGGATTACCCTGGACTCAACCAAATGTTTATGCTTCTAAACATCCTATAATACATCATTATTCTTCTGGAATGGATAAGTATAGCGAGAAAGGAATTTTGTAAAATGATGACACCAGTGAGAGATATAAAATTAAATAATCAAGAATTTATTGATATATTGGATGAATATAAAGATAAATTAATGACTATTCAAGATAATGGAAAACCAGCTATTGCTAATAAAGCACAAATAAGTAATTTTGAACAAAAACAAGAAGATTGGGTGTCTGATGATTATATGAATAAAATTATGCGTGAAGGTAGAGCTCACGATGGTTTTCCTGCAGTTCTTAGAGGATATACAGGACTTAAATGGCAAGATCAAGAAAAACTTCCTATGAATAAAAGAGCACATGAAGATATATGTAATGCATCTAAAGATTTAAATACTAAACTTATTTCTTTTATATCTGCAAACAACAATGCTTTGAATGCTGCATATCCACCTGGAGGATTTATTTCCTGGCACAATAATGCTAATGCTCCTGGGTACAACATTATTTGTTCTTGGTCTGAAACAGGAGATGGTTGGTTTGATTATTGGGATTTAGATAAAAAAGAAAGAGTTCGTGTACAGGATCAAAAAGGTTGGAATTGTAAAATGACTTATTTTGGTAGCTATATGGAACCAGAAAAAATTTGTTATCATGCAGCTTATACAAATTGTTATAGAATAACTGTAGCATACGTATTTAAAGATGCAGATAATTTTTGGGAGGAGGTCATAGAAGATCTTGAAAACCCATTATAATATAGTATGCATTAAATACGGTACAAAGTATACTTCAGATCGAGTAGATCGACTTTATAAAATGGTAGAGAAAAATTGTTCCCTACCATTTTCTTTTTATTGCTTAACAGATGATAATTTGTTAGATTGGAAACTAAGACCAATTCCGTTGGATTTAAGTTTAGACTTAGAATCTTTTTGGTGGAAGATTCAACTGTTTAACTTACCTTGGAATTCTCCAACCTTATATTTTGATTTAGACATTGTAATACAAAATTCTATAGATTCTATATTGAAAAGAATTCAACCAAACAAAATTCTTACTATTAATCCTGATCTTCAACATCATCAGGATATTTTATGGGAGTTTGATGCAAAAATAAACACTTCTGTTATTGGAATGTATCCAAAAACCTTGACACATGTATTTCAAAACTTTATTGATAATAAAGATTACTATATGATAAAATATAGTGGTTTGGATAGATATCTTTCTTACAATCATTTATCAATTTGTAAATACTTAAAGTTTGATTATGATTATTATTTCAGATGGAAAAATGATGCAACACCCTACAAGTATGTGAAAAATCATTTGGCACATGATCCTAGAAAAACTCTTTGTTTAATTTGTCAGGAACAATCTTACATGTATCAAGGATTAGAAAAATATTTCTTATAAATAATGGAAAAAGTAACTAAACTAAGAGTTTTTTAAAAATGGCGCAGTATGAAGATATTTCAATAGATCAAGGCTCTGATGTCACTCTAAAATTAGAATTAGCAAATCAAAATGGTTCAGTAAAAGATTTAACAGGATTTACTGCAGCGTCTAAAATTAGAAGAACACATAGTAATGATTCTGCAACTTCTTTTTCTGTTATGTTTCAAGCACCAAGATCATCAGGTATATTGAACTTAACACTTACTAATCAACAAACATCTTCTTTTACAGCTAGTAGATATGTTTATGATGTTGAAATTACAAATCAAGATAGTAATGGTAATAATATTATTGAAAGAGTTTTAGAAGGTCAAATAATAGTTAACCCGTCGGTTACAAGATGATTTAAGGAGAGAGCATGGCAACTAATGCTAATGCTAGTATTAAGAAAAATACTATTATAAAAAAAGTTACTATTGGAAGGCCTGTCGGTGTTGGTCAAGTTTCTAATGGAAATTTAACTGGTTTAGATGATGTAGATGGAGCAATGCTTTTTGCAAAAGCTGGATCTGATTCTATTGCATCAGGTCAAGCGTTTGCTCCAGGAAATTATTCTTACTTAATAAGATGGGATTCTGATAGGCAAAAATTTGGTTTTTATCCTGCAGGACAAGTATTAAAAGACAACTTAAAACACGCTATTACATTTGATAGTGCAGATTTTCAAGCTGATAGTCAAGCATTTCCTCGTCCAGCAAGTATAAAACTTCCAATACAAGCAATTACTCCTGGAACATTTGGTTCTGGAACACAAATTCCATTAATAACAGTAAACAGTAAAGGTATTGTTACTGGAGCTAGTAATGTATTAGCTAATACAGTTGATTCTTTTGGATATGAACCATCATTAGGTAGATTAGATTTAAAATTATCTACAGGAACTATATTATCAGCTTTTCCAACTTTAGATGCATATACTACAGATAGTTTAGCTGAAGGTTCTACTAATTTATATTTTTCTAATGCTAGAGCTATTGCAGCAGTTAAACCAGCTTTTTCTGCTAATGATGCTGGAGGTGATGGATCATTTTCTTATGATAGTGTCAATGCTATATTTACGTACACTGGACCAAGTGCAGATGAAACAAGAAAACATTTTTCTGCAAGTAATTCTTTACTTTATGATAGTACAACTGGTAATTTCAAAAATCCACAACCTTTAGATTCTGCATCCAATCCAGTTTTCAACCAAGTGACATTAACTGGAGCATTAAGAGGTCCTGCTGAATTAATTATTGATCCAGCTGCTTATAATGCTAATACTGGTTCAGTTAAAATTCTTGGTAACCTTCAAGTACAAGGAACAACAACACAGATTAATTCCACTACTGTTAATTTACAAGATAAAAATATAGTACTAGCCGATTCAGCTGTAGACTCTGCTGCTAGTAATGATGGTGGATTAACTTTAGGTGGATCTGGAGCTTCATTAATATACAGTCATAGTGATGCAGCTTGGGTATTCAATAGACCATTAAGAAGAGATATTAATCTTCTTTCTTTTCATAGTACATCAGATGTTTCAGAGGGAACAAATTTATATTATCTTTCTACAAGAGCAGATAGTGATGCTAAGAATGCTATTAGTGTTACTGATAATGGGGGGGATGGAGCATTAAATTATAATGCTACAACTGGTGTTATTACATATGATGGTCCAACTGCATTAGAAGTAAGATCTCATTTTTCAACAACTTCTCCTGTTACTAAAGATAGTAATGGAGTTTTTGGTATAGATTCATCTCAATTATCATTATACTTTATTGATAAAGATCTTGCTGCTGGACGAAATGGTAAAATTATTAGAAATAGTTCTGTTAATATCAAAGGCAATCAATTTATTCTTGATGCTGATAGTGATACAATTATGGAAGTTAGTTCTGATGATGAAGTTAAATTTACTATTGGTGGTAAAGAATCCTTAAAGGTAAAAGGTGGAAACCAATTTAGTGATTTTACTAATATGGAATTAATTTCTGATGAAGCATCAGGGATTGCATCTCCAAGTTTTGATCTTTATAGAACTTCTGTTTCTCCTCTTCCAGGAGACACTTTAGGAAGAATTAACTTTTATGGAAAAGATGATTCAGGAAATAGTCAATTATATAGTTCAATAAATGGATCTATTATAACTACTACTAATGGATCAGAAGAAGGTAGTATTGAATTAAATGTAAATAAATCAGGTGCTTTTTCAGGTTCAACTACTTTTGTGGTTACAGTTATAAGCAGTGGTGGTAACAAATTTGTACTAGATGGTGTAACTAATCCAGTTATAACTCTAAAAAGAGGTGTTACATATACATTTGATCAAAGTGCTGGAACTAATGGTACTCATCCATTAGCTTTTAAAGATGGTAGTGGAAATCCATATACAACTGGTGTTACTGTCAATGGTGTAGCTGGAAATCCAGGAGCTTCTGTTGTATTTGCTGTACCATTAAATGCACCAGATAGTTTATTATATTATTGTACTACTCATGGAAATGCCATGGGTAATAGTATTTCTGTTGAAGATGAAGGAATACATCTTAATACTGTTTTCCATGATAATAGAATAGTATTTCATAGAGATCAATATCTAGAATGGAATAATAATAAAAATTCAATACATGAATGTATTTTAGATTGGGATAGTCCAACTGCTGCAAGAACTATAAAATTACCTGATGCAACAGGAACAATTCTAGTAGGATCATTAGGTAATAATCCAAGAAGTTATTTTTCTGCAGGAGGAGATTTATCATATGATAGTTCATTAGGAAGATTTTCCTTTGATGTAGAAACAATTTATACAAAGGCTAATTTTGATTCAGACTTTAATGATGCATTAGATGAAACTACATTAAATGGTACAGGATTAAGTTTTGATTCTGCATCTAATACTTTAAGTATTACTAACACTGGAGTGGTAGCTGGTCATTATGGATCAGGAACTAAAATTCCAAGAATAAAAATAAATGCTCAAGGTCAAATAGATAGTGCAAGTCTTATTGATGTTGCTGGTATTAGTAATATTAGTTTTGATTCAGCTACAGGAGTGTTTGCAATCAACACTGCTGATGGTGGAAATTTTACTACTACATTATTTGATAGTGATTATACTAAAAAGAGATCTAGAGAAGCGTTTAGTTTAATAGACGCTGGTGGTGATGGATCTATGACATATGATTCAGCATCTGGAAAATTTACATATACAGGACCAAGTGCTGCTGAAGTTAAAGCTCATTTTTCTGGAGGTAATGGTATTACATTAACTGCAGGAGGAAGAATAGATATTGATTCATCTGCAAGTCCTACAGTAAATAGTTTAGTTAATACATTAGGATCTATAAGTTCAACTCCAACACTTGTACAAGCTACATCTGGATCTGGAGTTATTGTTGATACTACTCCTCACAACTCAGATTTTATGTCTATAGAGTATACAGTTCATATGTCAGAAGATGTTATAGATGCATCACAAGTATCCAAGGTACTTGTTACTTACAATAAGTCAACAGTTTCTTTTGCTGAATATGGTATGGTAAGTTCATTTGAAAATGATAGTGATATAGGAACATTATCTGCAGATGTATCTGGAGCAAATATTAGATTACAATTTACAAGAGCAGCTGGGATGGGAACAGTTAATATTAAACCAGTTAAACAAATAATCTCATAGGGAAAGTGAACTATGGCAGTTAAAGATTTTAAAGTAAGAAAAGGTTTATTTGTAGGAGATAGTGCTACTATAGGTACCAATCTTACTGTTGGAGGAAATTCAGTAGTTACTGGTAACATGACTGTTTCTGGTACAGCTAATATTACTGGAGGTTTAACAGGAGCATATGGTGGTTTCGATAGTGATTTTTCTCTTAAAAATACAGCTGATTTAACTGAACATAATACTAAATTATATTATACAACAGCTAGAGTTGATTCTGCTATTACTGTAAAAGTAGATAGTGCTTTCTTAGATCCTCTCACTCCTACTTACATTAGAACTACAAGATCACAAACTCTTACCAATAAAACTATTGTAGATCCTATTATAGACTCTACTCCTATGTTTGGTCAACAGTTTGGTGGTGTATCTTTTAATATGGATACGAATCTTGGAGATAGTACACAAGCTCTGTTGTCCTTTATATCTAAAGACTCTTTAGATGGATCAGGTTTAGTATTAGGAGTTAAGAATCAACAAAATCATATTATAGGAACAAGAGGAAACAGTGCAAGCAATAAATTAGTTATTGGATTAGATGGTACTAATTCACAAATTAATATTATAAGAAATGTTGGAAAAAATCCAGTTAGTTTATCACCTCCTTCTGCTGCTGATGATTTAATTACAATTAGTAATACTGGAAGAATATCTACAAATGATGCAACAGAAGCAGCAACTCAAACATCAGGTTCCATTGTTACTGTAGGAGGAATAGGTGCTGGAAAGAATATACGTGGTGAAGATATTATTGCAGCAAGCAATGTAAAAGCATTAGCTGGAGAACTACAAGGTACATTATCTGCTGCATCATTAGGAACTAGATCAACTACAGATTTACCTGAAGGTACTAATTTATATTATCTTGATACTAGAGTTGATTCTTACATTAATGCAAGTATATTTACAACAGATGTAACCGAAGGATCAAATTTATATTATACAACATCAAGAGCAGATTCTGCTGCTAAAAGAGCAATATCTGTTAGTGATGGTGGTGGTGATGGTTCTATGACGTATAATAATTCTACAGGAGTTATTTCATACGTTGGTCCTTCTCCAGCAGAAGTAAGATCACATTTTTCTCAAGGTACTGGTGTTACTTTAAGTGGAGCTGGACAAATTTCAATTGGACAACCAGTAGGAACTACTGACTCAGTACAATTTAATGCTATGTCAGTAAATAATGATGTGGTTGTTTATGGAAACTTAACAGTATCAGGTACTCAAACATCAAATGCTCAAGCAGATCTTTCTGTTACTAACTCCTTAATTAAAGTTGCAGATAGTAATAGTGCAGATACAGTTGATATTGGTATTGTTGGTAGATATTCAAAAGATGGTGGAACAACAATTAGAAGAGCTGGATTTTTTAGAGATGCTGATAATGGTGAGTGGTATGCATTTAGTAATCTAGTTCAGGATGGTATTGATAGTGGTACACCAACGGATCAAACAATTAATGTTGGTGGTACTGATTGGGAATTAGCTACTTGGAATTTTGGTAAATTAAGAGGAACATATCTAGGTTTTGATTCAGACTTTGCAGCTTTTTCATCTAATTACGTAGTATATACTTCAGGTTTTACAGCTGTAAATGCAGGTAGATATGCATTAAATACTTCTGGAGGAGGTTTTACTGTTACCTTACCAGCAAATCCACAAACAGGTGATTATGTAAAATTAATTGACGTTGCTAATTTTTCAACAAATTCAGTTACTGTCAATAGAAATGGTTCTACAATTGAAGGTTTTGCAGAAAATTTTGTTCTAGATTTAGGTCAAAGTATTATTGAATTCATCTATATAAATAGTAATTGGCAAATTTATACATCAATAGGACAAAGAGGACCGAAAGGGGATAAAGGAGATTCTGCAGATGCTTCAAATTTTTCAACAAGAGCTCAGACAATAGCGTTCTCAGTCGCATTAGGATAGGAAGAAAATGGCAAAGAATTTACTAAGAGATTATGTGTTTGTACCAGGTGCAGCAGGTGTAGGATATATTGAAGTTCCTGGGCGATACACATTAGATAAATTTTTACTCATAACAAATGTAACAGATAATATAATTATTTACAATTTTGCTGATACCACTTTTGCTGGTACCGTAGCTAACTTTTTTACAAGTACAAGTACAAATTGGCCTACTGTTACTACTGCCCACGATGGATTTACTAGATTAATTTTACAATCTGATACATCTGCAATGAGTGCTAGTGATGATCTTCAAATTTTTGCGGAAGACAAATATGATTATGGTCAGAAAATGAGACCATGGGATTTTGGTACTGATGCTATTGAAAGAATGAGAATATCTCAAGGTGAGTCACTTATTGATGCTGACTTTGAATATGGATTACAACCTACTAAGTGGGCTGGTTTTGGATCAGTAAAAGGATATCCATCAACCTATGATTTACCTGGTGTTGATCTTTCAGTAAATACTATTATAACTGATTTCCAAACTGATAATACAACCAATAGTCTTATAACAGTTACTTTTAAAGATTCAGCAAATGGATCTATAAACACTGCTCATGGATTAAGTGTTGGAGATGTTGTAAACGTATCTAGCTTAAATGCTGGAACATCTGGATTTTCAAGAGCAGATGGAAGTTACATTATTGAATCTGTCCCCAACTCTCATACATTAAAATATTATGCAAGAGGAGTTGTTGGCTCTTCAGATGGTGATAGTTTAAAAACAGAAGAAACATTAGTAAGAAAAGGAGCTTTGTATAGTAATGCTGCATTACCTACTCCAACTAGCGTTACGTCAGACGGAGCGGACCCGTCGGAAATAACACTACATTTTGCAAAACCTCATGGACTTGTACCTGGAACACCATTACACGTTATAATGGGAACTGGTACTAATAAAGATAAAGCATCAGGACCTTTCTTTATGAAAGCATCCCCTGAACCTAATCAAATGAAATATGATGCAAGACCTGGTGCTGCGGTGACAAGTCCTGCAAATGCTCAAGTATTTGCTATTAGTAATGCTACTATTCTTCATAGACCTTCAGATGGTGGTGTTATATTATCAACCAAGACACCAACATATGCTGCTTCTGTTACTCGTCAGACAAAACGATATTTTAGATATCAATCTGGTAAAGGATTCTTATTTTCTTCAGGTACATTATTTGCTCCTGTATATGATTTACAAGCTGTTACAGCAAGTGGAACATCTCCAGGTGCTACAATAACTATAAAAACTGATGATATTGATCACGGGTTACAAGCTGGAGCTTCTGTTGAATTAGTTGGATTAGAAACATCTGGATATTCTGGAACTTATACAGTTAATAGTATTACAGATGACTATACATTTACTGTTATTGCAACAGGAACATTAGGAGATACTACTTGCCAACTTTCTGAAATTGCAACTGTTCAAGTAAAAAATTGGGTAGGTGCTGCTGTTAGAGCTGGAATGTTTGATGATCAAAATGGATTATATTGGGAATTTGATGGACAACAAATATTTGTTGTACAAAGAACTTCTACATTTAATATTACTGGTACAATAGCTGTTACACAAAATAGTAATAATGTTGTTGGATCCAATACAAGATTTACTGAACAATTAAGAGCTGGATCTAAAATATCTATAAAAGGTATGACTCATTTTGTAACTAATGTAGAAAGTGATACATCATTTAATATGTCACCAGATTATAGAGGTATTACTGCATCTGGAGTAAGAGGACAAAAAATAACACAAATAAGAGTACCTCAATCTAAATGGAACTTAGATAAATTAGATGGTACTGGTCCATCTGGATACACTTTCAATACAAGTAGAATGCAAATGATTGGAATTGAATATTCATGGTATGGAGCTGGTTTTGTTCACTTTATGGTTAGAGGATCTGATGGTAAATGGGTATATTGTCATAGAATTAGAAACAATAACTTAAATACTGAAGCATTTATGAGATCAGGTAACTTACCAGTAAGATATGCAATCGATAATGATAGTCCAATAACCTTTTTAACTTCTACTATTGATAGTGCAGCATCAACTATTCCTGTAAAAGAATTAAATGAGTTTAGTGACAATGGAACTTTATTAATTGATAATGAAATAATGACTTATACGGGAAGAAGTGCAACAGATGGTCCAGGTAACTTTACAGGAGTTGCAAGAGCTGCTACTCTAACTCAATTTTTACAAGGTAATAATGTTACAGTAAGTGCTGGTGCTGTTGCAGCTCATTCAGTAAATACTGGTGTTGCTGAAATATCAAACACTTGTTCACCTACATTATCACATTGGGGTTCAGCTTTAGTTATGGATGGAGGATTCCAATTTGACCGAGGATATTTATTTAACCATTCGGTTAATGACTTCCGAGTTACAACAACTCCAAGAACTGCATTTGCTATTAGATTAGCTCCATCAGTATCTAACGCTTCAGTTGGAAGATTAGGAGCACAAGACTTACTTAATAGAAGTCAGATGTTATTGCAAGAAATTACAGTTGCTATGGGTCGTGGATTCTCACAAGGTGACTGTATTTGTCAAGGGATTTTGAATCCTAAAAACTGGGGAGATGCAACATGGAGAAGTCTAGTTTCTGAAGCAGATGGAGGACAACCTTCATTCGCTCAATATGCTAACAGAAACGATATAAATTGGACTACAGGATCTTTTGCATTACCTGGAGAAACTATATTTTCATTTTCAACAGCTACAGGATATCTTGAAACACTTACTACTGTGCAAGATCTATCTTCTATCAAACAGATGGATGGAGCACCATTAGGAGGAGACTTTAAGTATCCAGATGGACCTGATATTTTAGCTATTAATATTTTCTTCTTGGCGGGTCGAGGTGACGGAACGATCGAACTTAAATGGTCAGAGGCACAAGCATAAATGGTAAAAAATCTTAGTACATTTTTAAGTACATCTCTAGCTGCAGGGCTAGACTCTAATACTACTATAAACATTGTACAAAGTCAAATAATAAAACTAGATTCTAATACTAGTGGTAACTATGTCAGAGCATTGACTGACGGTGGAGGTATGGAAATTGTTCCGACTGGAGCAAGGAATCAAGATGTTATTATTAGAATAGATTCAAGTGAGATTCCTACACTAACTTCGTCTCAAACACTAACTAATAAAACTTTTAACTTAACTAATAATACATTATCTGGTACTATAGGTCAATTCAATGCTGCTTTATCAGGTGCTAATTTTGCTACTATTAATGGTATTGAAACTCTTACTAATAAAACATTAACTTCAGCAACATTAACAACTCCATCAATCGAAGCTGGATCAATAACAGATATTACTACATTTGGATTAAGAGATGTTTCTAATACAAACTTTGAAACTAGATTTGTATCAGATAATGCTGTTGTGGGTAATAATTTATCTGCTGATAGAACTATTACAATAGATGTTTTGAATGCTGATAGAGCTTTTAAAATTTATGGAGATGTAACATTTGGAGATGGTTTTTCTACTACAGTAGGAAATTCTATAGCTCTTACTACAACAGGAGCTACATCAGTAACACTTCCAACATCTGGAGTTATAACATCTAAAGATAGTGCAAATGGTAAATTATCTGTAAAATATCTAGCAAGAACATCTCAATCTGGAGTAGCTGGATCTTATGGAAGTAATTCATTTGTTCCTAAAATAAAAGTAGATGCAAGTGGATTTATTGATAGTATTGGTGTTGTTCCTATTGCTGGTGTTTCATCATTAACTTTTGATTCTGCAAATGCTACAATGGCATTAGGAACTACAAGTGGATCTACATTAAATGCTAGAATAGGACTTACATCCTTTAGTACAAGTGATTTATCAGAAGGAAGTAATTTATACTTTTTAAATTCTAGAGCTAGAGGTGCTATAACAATTACAGATGCTGGTGGAGATGGATCTCTGGCTTACAATTCTGGAACAGGAGTTATAACATATACAGGACCTTCTGCAAGTGAAGTTAGAGCACATTTTACAGGAGGAACTGGAATAGGTTTATCTTCTGGTGATATAAAAATAGATTCAGCAGAATTAACTTCATTATATGGAGCAACAATATACACAGATATAAAAACAAGAGACGGAGCTGGAAATGGATTAGATGCTGATTTATTAGATGGTCAACACGGATCATACTATAGAATAAATGTTTATGATGCATCTGGTTCATTATTAAATTAAGGATAAACAAATGGCTACACCAACTAGTAGAGCAACATTAATAGATTATTGTAAAAGGAGATTGGGAGCTCCTGTAACAGAAATTAATGTAGATGATGATCAAGTAGATGATCGTGTTGATGAAGCACTTCAATACTATAGAGAATATCACAGTGATGCAACTTTTAGAGCTTATACAAAACATCTAGTAACTGCTTCTGATGTTACTAACAAATTTATTACATTACCAACAGGAACTATATTTGTAACTAAAATGTTTAGAGTAAGTTCATCTTTATATTCTAGAAATATGTTTAGTATAAAATATCAAATGCATCTAAATGATATTGCTAATATGCATTCTTATGTAGGAGATTTAGCATATTATGAACAAATACAACAATATTTGTCATTATTAGACAATAAATTAAATGGTGCACCACAAATAGATTTTGTAAGAAAACAAAACAGATTGTATATACATGGAGAGTTTGAAGAAGAAGATATCAAAGCAGGCGAATACATTATAATTGAAACTCATCTTCATGTAGATGAAGCTACCTATACATCAGTATGGAATGATATGTGGTTAAAGGAATATACTACACAATTAATAAAACAACAATGGGGTCAAAATTTAGTTAAATTTGATGGTATGGTCTTACCTGGAGGAGTTCAACTTAATGGTAGACAAATATATGATGATGCTACCCAAGAATTAGAACGACTTAGAGAAAAAATAAGATCAGATGCTGAATTACCAGTTGATTTCTTTGTGGGGTAATAATGGCTACCAATTTACATTTTAGTCAAAAAGTAAGATCAGAACAAAATCTATACGAAGATATTGTTATAGAATCTCTAAAGATGTATGGTCAAGATGTTTACTATCTTCCAAGAACTATAGTAAATGAAGATAGAGTTTTTGGTGATGATGTTCCTTCTAAGTTTAGTGCTTCTTATAAAATAGAAATGTATTTAGAAAATACTGATGCGTTTGATGGTGAAGGAGATCTCTTTACAAGATTTGGAGTTGAGATAAGAGATCAAGCTACTTTTGTTGTTGCAAGACGAAGATGGAAAAATACCATTAGTAGAATTGATAACGACATTAATTCAGTTAGACCTAAAGAAGGAGATTTGGTATACTTACCATTATCAAATTCATTATTTCAAATTATGCATGTTGAACATGAACAACCTTTTTATCAATTAAGTAATTTAGTAACTTATAAACTTCGCTGTGAGTTATTTGAGTATAATGATGAAGATCTTGATACTGGTGTTGATGTAATAGATAATATAGAGACTTCATATGCATACGAATATAATTTTAGATTAGATAGTGCAAGTCAAGGATTCTTTATAGGAGAAAATGTTACACAAACATTAGCATCAGGTACTATAATGTCTGGAGAAGTTTCAAGTTGGAATCCTACAAGTAGAGAATTAGGATTAATACATGTTGGAGCAAGTGATGGAAAATTTCATAATTTTATAACAGGAAGGCAAGTTGTTGGTTCTCTTCCACAAGATAGTGCCGGAAATGTTTCTTTAGCTACTATAAGTACTATACTGAGTCAAGATAATCAGATATCGCAAAATGAACAGAATACTGATTTTAAAACAGCTACATCCGATTTCTTAGATTTTAGTGAGGACAATCCATTTGGTGATCCGGAGAATAATTAATGTTACTTAGAGAAATAACATATGAAAATAAATGTAAAAAATGTGATCATCCATCTCATTGTGAGAAAGAATGTTTAGAATGTGCAAATGATGTTTGTACAGGATGTAAATGTGTAAAGTGTGAATAATGTCTGATATATTTGATTTTGGTTTTACAGCAGTTGATGAAGAAGAGTTAGAAGCTGTTCAAACAGCCACTAAAAAAGCTGAATCAGTATCTACTGATGCTACTGCTACAAGAGATAGATTAGATAATCTTTATAATGCAATTGTACCGTTACTAAACAATTTGAAGAAGAATCCTGAAAAAGAATATATTCTTTGGCCAGATAGACTAGCTAAAGTAGAAGCATTTGAAGATCATTTACAAAAAATTTATAAAGGTTAACAATGTTTGGAACATGGTTTTATCATCAGAGATTAAGAAAAAGTGTAGCAGTATTTGGTACTCTTTTCAACAATCTTTATGTTCTAAGAAAAGATAGTGCTGGGAAAGTTATTTCTCAAGTAAAAGTTCCTTTATCTTATGCACCAAGTAGAAAATATTTAGAAAGAATCAGAGAAAATCCAGATTTAGATACTAATACAAAAGTAGCTATAAAACTACCACGTATGTCGTTTGAGATTATATCAATTAATTATGATGCAGGAAGACAATTACAAAAAACTAATACTTTTCAACAATCAGGTTCAACAAGTGCTCTAAGAAATAAATTTTATACTTTTGTTCCATATAATATTGGATTTCAATTAAGTATATATGCAAAAAGTCAAGATGATTGTTTACAAATTGTTGAACAAATTTTACCATTTTTTAATCCTCAATATTCAGTAACAATAAAACCTTTTGGTACTGATTTTCCAAATGTAAAAGAAGATATTCCAATAGCTTTAACAGGAGTAGATTTTGCTGATGATTTTGAAGGATCATTAGAACAAAGAAGAACAATAATATATACTCTAACATTTGATATGAGAATAAATTTTTATGGTCCAATTGCTGAATCTAAAGTTATTAGAACAGCAGAAACCAATATGTTTGAAATAAATAGAGGACTAAGAGATTCTGATTTACAAGTAGCTAAGTTTAGAACAAGACCACAACCATTTAGTGTATCCGCAGATAGTGATTTTGGATTTAATGATTCTGCTGATTATGCTTCTCTATTCGATTTTGATAGTAGTTAAAATGTCTGATAACGCAAAAAATGATTTTGAATACGCAAGGCAAATCAAACATGAACTTTTAGCAAAAGGTTCTGCAGCTTTAGATGATATGGTTGATGTGGCCAAAGCTACCGAACATCCTAGAGCATTTGAAGTTATGTCTGGTATGATAAAAAATATTGGTGAAATAAGTGATTCTTTAATGGATCTACATAAAAAGAAAAAAGATTATGATAAACCAGATGATAAAGTAAAAGAAATTCCCAACACAACTAATAATAACGTCTTTATTGGTTCTACTAGTGATTTACAACGTATGTTGTTAAAAAAAGATAATGAGGAAAAAGTAGTTGACATTAATGACTATAAGACAGATGAATAATGAAACTTATTTAGGTAATGTCAATGTCAAAAAAGATGGTGTTATTACTAATTTTACACTTGATGAAGTAAGTGAATATAAAAAATGTATGGATTCACCAGCTTATTTTGCTGAAAATTATTGTAAAATTATTCATGTTGATCTAGGTTTAGTACCATTCAAATTATATCCTTATCAAGAAAAAATGTTCAAACATTTTAATGATAACAGATTTTCTATAATATTAGCTTGTAGACAATCAGGAAAATCTATTTCTTCTGTTGCCTTTTTATTATGGTATGCTATATTTAATCCAGAAAAAGTTGTTGCTATTTTAGCAAACAAAGGAGCTACTGCTCAAGAAATGTTAAGTAGAATAACTCTTATGTTAGAAAACTTACCATTCTTTTTACAACCAGGATGTAAGGCTTTAAATAAAAGAAGTATAGAATTTAGTAATAATAGTAGAGTTATATCTGCAGCAACATCTGGATCTTCTATTAGAGGTATGTCTGTAAATTTATTATACCTTGATGAGTTTGCTTTTGTTGAAAATGCTTCAGAATTTTATACATCTACATATCCAGTTATTTCTTCTGGTAAAGATACAAAAGTTGTAATTACATCTACTGCTAATGGAATAGGTAATCAATTTGAAAAAATATGGACAGGAGCTATACAAAGAGTAAATGAGTTTAAACCATTTCGTGTTGATTGGTGGGATGTTCCAGGAAGGGATAAAAAATGGAAACAAGAAACAATTGCAAATACTTCTCAATTACAATTTGATCAAGAATTTGGTAATACATTTTTTGGAACTGGAGACACTCTTATTAATGCAGAAACATTAATGGGAATGAGGGCACAACCACCTAAAAAAATATCAGAGGGAAATAGTACCTTTATATACAAAGAACCTCAAACAGATCATCAATATGTGATGACTGTTGATGTTTCTAAAGGAAGAGGACAGGATTATTCTACATTTACTTTGATCGATATTAGCACACGGCCTTTTGAGCAAGTTGCTGTATATCGCAATAACCTTATCTCTCCGTTACTCTTCCCTGACATTATATATAAGTATGCAAAATTCTATAATAATGCTTGGGTTGTTGTAGAATCAAATGATCAAGGAACATTAGTTACAAATGGTTTATATAATGATTTAGAATATGAAAATTTATTCATGGAGTCTACAGTAAAATCTAGTAGAATTGGTATTGAAATGAATCGTAAAGTAAAAAGAATAGGATGTTCAGGAATCAAAGATTTATTAGAAGAAAACAAATTGAAAATTGTAGATGAGAATACAATATTAGAAATATCCACTTTTGTATCTAAAGGTGTATCATATGAAGCATCTGATGGTAACCATGATGATTTAATGATGAATTTAGTAATGTTTGCATACTTTGCTACAGGAAGTTATTTCTCTACATTAACAGATGTTGATATCAAAGATATGTTATTTAAACAACAAATGAAAGTAATTGAAGATGATGTTTTACCATTTGGACACATTGATGATGGATTAGATCATGCTGAACAACAAGAACGTCAAGATCAATGGTCTACTAAAAAATGGGTAGAAGAGTGGGGAACTCCCTACTAAATATTAAGAATTATAAATATTGGTAATTGAACTCCGTATTATGAAAAAAAACTTATAATTCGATTACTGGAAAGAGGAAAAGACATGGCAATTGGTACACCTTCAGAATCTCCAGCTATTGTCGTCAAAGAAGTCGACCTATCGGGTGTGGTACCCAATGTCCAGTCGACAACAGGCGCTTTTGGCGGATCATTCAAATGGGGTCCTGTAGAAGAAGCAACACTTATTCAAAATGAAAAGTCTCTTGCTGATACGTTTGGATCTCCATCAGATAGTTATGCCGCAGATTTTTTATCTGCTTCATACTTTTTAAAATATTCTAATCAACTACAAGTATCAAGAGCAGCTGACGCTTCTGCAAGAAATGCATGTGATAGTTCAGCAGCAGCAGTTCTAATCAAAAATAATACTGATTATGAACAAGGTACTTATTCAACAGGAAAAATTTTTGCAAAATATCCAGGACTTTTAGGAAATTCCTTAAAAGTTGAATGGGCTGGAGCAGTAAATTTTGCAGGAAAATCAGCTTCATTCAAAGCAGAATTTGATAAAGCTCCAACAGGAAATGAAAGGCATGTTCTTGTATTAGATCAAGATGGTGTCATTACAGGAACTGCTGGAGAAGTTCTTGAAAGATATCCATTCGTTTCAGGATTATCTACAGCTACTAATGCAGATGGATCAAGTAATTATTTCAAAGAAGTGATTAATAGAGCTTCAAATTGGGTGAGAATTAACTCTCATGCATTAGCAGATTCAGCTGGTAACATATCCTTAGTAGGAGGACTTGATGGTTCTACTGTAGGAACAGATGACTTATTTAGAGCTTTTGATCAATTTGAAGATAAAGATACAATTGAACTTGATTTTCTAATAGCTCCAATGTCATTAGCATCAGGAACAAATGCTACTGTAGTTAATGATTTAATTGCAACTGCAGCATCACGTAAAGATTGTGTTGTTGTAGCTTCTCCTGCTAAAAATTCTATTGTAGGAAATGCAACTCCAACTGCTTCAGCTGTAACTGACTTAGATGCTGTAACATTTAGTTCATACGCTGTATGTGATAATAATTACTTAAAGGTATATGATAAATTCAATGATAAATTTATTCATATTCCAGCAGCATCTTCAACAGCTGGTATTATGGCAGCTTCAGATGCAAACGCTGCACCTTGGTTTTCACCAGCTGGACCTAGAAGAGGAGCTTATTTAGGAGTTACGAGTTTAGCTTACACACCTCCTAAATCTGAAAGAGATACTCTTTATAAAGCTAGTATCAATCCAATAGCTAATTTACCTGGACAAGGTGTATTGCTATTTGGAGATAAAACACATATGAATAGACCTTCAGCATTTGATAGAATAAATGTTAGAAGATTATTCAATGTAATTGAAAGAGCTATTGCACTCGCTGCTAGAAATACATTATTCGAATTGAATGATGAATTTACTCGAGCAGAGTTTGTAAATATTGTAGAACCTTTCTTGAGAGAAGTAAAAGGAAGGAGAGGTATTACAGACTTTAGAGTAGTTTGTGATGCTACAAATAATACAGCTGCAGTCATTGATAGAAATGAATTTGTGGCTAATGTATTCATTAAGCCTGCACGCTCAATCAACTACATCACTCTTAATTTTGTAGCCGTAAGATCTGGGGTTGACTTCGAAGAAGTTGCCGGACTATCGGTATAAGGGAGATAGAAAATGGCAGTATTAGGCGTTGATGATTTTAAATCCAAAATAAGGGGTGGTGGTGCTAGACCCAATTTGTTTAAAGCCACTATCAACTTTCCTGGATATGCAAACGGAGATGTAGAACTTACATCTTTCTTGTGCGAGGCAGCTCAGTTGCCTGGCTCAACTATGGGAACTATAATAATTCCCTTTAGAGGTCGTCAGTTAAAGATGGCTGGAGATAGAACATTTGATGTTTGGACTCCAACTATTATTAACGACACAGACTTTAATGTGAGAAATTCAATGGAACGTTGGATGAACGGTATGAATGCACATAGTGCAAATACTGGTTTAACTAATGTTACTGATTACGAAGCTGATTTAGTAGTAGATCAGATCGATAAGGATGGATCAACATTAAAGACATATAACTTTAGAGGTTGTTTTCCAACAGCAATATCTCCAATAGATCTAAGCTACGGTTTAGAAAATGATATTGAGAGATTTACTGTTGAATTCCAAGTACAATACTGGGAAGCTGGAACTACTTCTTAATATGAATAGATAGGGGTAGCATAAATATTGCTACCCCATTTGAAAGGATACATATGGCTGAACAAGGTAGCTTAAGATTATTTGGCTTTGAAATTAAAAGAGCCAAAGATAAAAAAGCTGAAAAAATGCAATCAATTGTACCACCCGTTGATCAAGACGGTGCTGGTTACGTTACTGCTGCGGGTGCACATTATGGAACGTATGTTAATCTTGGAGAAAGTGATTATGGAAAAGATAATTTACAAAATATAAGACAATATCGAGCTGTAGCAACCCATCCGGAGGTAGATGCTGCAATAGAAGATATTGTAAACGAAGCTGTTACAGCAAATGAAAACAGATCCCCTGTAGATTTAGTATTAGATCATGTAGAAGGATTAAGTGATGCATTAAAAAAATCTATAGATGAAGAATTTCAAAATGTATGTTCTATGTTAAAGTTTAATGAACTAGGACATGACATTATTAAGAGATGGTATATTGATGGTAGAATATATCACCATTTAGTTGTTGATGAGAGTAATCTAAAAGCTGGCATCCAAGAAATAAGACCTATTGATGCTTCTAAGATTAGGAAAGTAAAAGAAGTTAAAAGAAAAAAAGATCCTGAAACAGGAGCTACATTAATAGATCATATAAATGAATTTTATATCTATCAAGAAAAACCTGGAGGAACTAATCAAGGAGTAAAGTTATCTTCTGATTCAGTTTCTTATGTTACTTCTGGATTATTAGATATAGATAGAAAAAGAGTTGTATCACATTTACATAAAGCATTAAAACCAATAAACCAATTGCGTATGATGGAAGATTCTCTAGTTATATACAGACTAGCAAGAGCTCCAGAAAGAAGAATATTCTATATTGATGTTGGTAATTTACCTAGAGGTAAAGCTGACAATTACATGAAAGACATTATGTCTCGATATAGAAATAAATTAGTATATGATGCAGATACAGGAAAAATAAGAGATGATAGAAAGCATATGTCTATGCTTGAAGATTTTTGGTTACCTAGAAGAGAAGGTGGTCGAGGTACAGAAATATCTACTTTACCTGGTGGTGATAATTTAGGACAAATTGATGATATAATTTATTTTCAAAAAAGATTATACAGATCTTTAAATGTTCCTATCAACAGATTAGAACAAGAAGCTCAGTTTAGTCTTGGAAGATCTACAGAAATAAGTAGAGATGAAGTTAAGTTTCAAAAGTTTATTGATAGATTAAGAAAACGTTTTTCCATGATATTCACAGAAATTCTGAAAAAACAATGTATAATGAAACAAATTTGTACAGAAGAAGATTGGAATAGTTGGGAACAAGATATAGTGGTTGATTATGCAAGAGATAATCATTTTGCAGAGTTAAAAGAATCAGAACTTATGCAAAATAGATTTCAAAATCTTGACAATGTACAACAATATGTTGGAGAATTCTTTTCTAAAGAATGGGTTATGAAAAATATACTAATGATGAAAGATGATGAATTGCAAGATATGCAAAAACAAATAGCAGCAGAGAAATCTGCTGGAGAAATTGAAGATAAAGAAGATGAAGAATCACAAAATCAATCTGATGATCAATCACAATTTAGATTAGATGATGAAGAACCTCAAGAAAATGTAATTAGAAAACTTAGGAGTATATAATGGCAGAAGCACAAGAAAAAGAAAATGAAACTGTACCAGCTGGTGTAGAAATTGATGTGAACATTGAAGATATAATAAACAATGTGGCTAATCAAGATTTTAGTAAAGCTCAACCTACTTTTGCAGAATTAATGAAACAAAAAGTAAATGATGCTTTAGACCAAGAAAAAATAGCAGTAGCTAATCAAATATTTAATAGTGAAGAACCAGAGGAAGCAGAGGAAGAGTCTGAAGAAGATTCTGATGAGGCTTCAGAAGATAATGAAGATAATCAAGAAGATTCAGAAGATCATATAGAAAATGATGAAGAATCTGAACAAGAAACACCAGATGAAGCTGCCTAAAAATCTATTTGTATAAATAAAAGTTAAAAGAATGAAAACAATAAGTTTTAAAGAATTAAGAGAATTAACAGGAAGAAAACCTAGGGGTAAGATGGTTTTCAATAAAAAAATGGGAAAAATTCCTGTTAAAATCTTAAAGGATAGAAATGAATTTGTTGTATACATTGATGGTGATAGATTAGATAGTTATAAAAATCAACGTGAAGCTGAAAGAATGGCTAAAGAATTTGTAAAGCAATATAAGGGGTAAAAATGGGTATGCATGCAGGAATAGTATTACAAGCAGCTGAAATTGCAGCTCCAACTTCAACAGGAGCAGCATCTACAGTAGGAAGTTCAATATTTGTTAGAGTAGTGAATTCCGGTACAACAGCATATTTAGTTACATTAGTGGATGCTCCTAGTGGAAATGTTTTAGGATCAACTACAGTGGCTGGACAAGAATCTCTTATTTTGAGCAAAGCCAAAACTGATTGTATATTTGCAGCTAATGCTGCTATTAAATTAAGTCAAGTAGGAACTAGAGGCTAATGAAACTTATAACTGAATATAGAGAAAATGATGTAAAATGCATTGTTGAAAAAGCAGAAGATGGCTCTAAATCTCATATGATTGAGGGTGTCTTTGCTATGGCAGAATCAAAGAATAGAAACGGACGAATATATCCCAAAGCAGTTATGGAATCTGCAGTGAACAAATATGTCCGTGAACAAGTTTCCAAGGACAGAGCGGTCGGTGAATTGAATCACCCTGATGGACCAACTGTTAACTTGGATAAAGTATCCCATAAGATTACTGACCTCCAAATGGATGGAAATAATGTTATGGGGAAGGCACGCATATTGGAAACTCCTATGGGAAAGATCGTAACTGGTCTTCTTGATGGTGGTGTTCAACTAGGTGTCTCAACTCGTGGTATGGGTAGCCTTGAGGAAAGAAACGGTACTATGTACGTCAAAGATGACTTTATGCTTAATACGGTTGATATCGTACAAGATCCATCAGCACCGCAAGCCTTTGTAAATGGAGTAATGGAAGGTGTAGACTGGGTTTGGAATAATGGCATCCTTGAACCTCAAGAAATTGAAAAAATAGAGACTGAAATTAAACGTGCTCCACGTGCGGATCTATATGAAACGCAAGTTCGTGAGTTTAAAAATTTCCTCTCGTTAATGAAATCTAACTTATAGGAGTCAAACATGACTGAAGAAGTAAAGACTGAAAAAGTCGAAGCCGAAGCACAGGATGTTGAGCTCAACGAGAATGAAGTTGAAGAGGCTCACGATCCAAAAAATGCTGAAGACCAGTCTATTGCCGACGCTGATAAGGCCGCTGATCCTAAAAAGAAAGCGCCTCACAGAAAAGGTGATAAGGTCCAAAGCGAACCAATGTCAAAAGCACCTGCTGGTGGCAAAGGCATGAAAGCCGAAGATGTAGAAATAGATGGAGATTTTAGTGAAGACTTAAATGCCTTAGTCGAATCTGAAGCTACACTCAGTGATGAGTTTAAAGCTAAAACAGCAGTAATCTTTGAAGCAGCGGTAAAGTCAAAACTTGCAGATGAGATAAATCGTTTAGAAGAAGAATACAAAACTCAGCTTGATGAGGAAGTATCTAAAACTAAAGAAGAACTTGTCGAAAAAGTAGACAGCTACCTCAACTATGTGGTTGAACAATGGGTAGAGGAAAATAAAATTGCAATACAATCAGGTCTAAGAACTGAGATTGCAGAAAACTTTATGAATAAGATGAAGGATCTTTTCCAAGAGTCTTATGTAGAAGTTCCTGATACCAAGGTTGACCTAGTAGACGAACTAGCAACTGCGAACGTAGAACTTGAAGAAAAGTACAACGACGCAGTTCAAAAAGCTATAGACATGAGCGCAAGAGTAGAAACTTACCAGCGAAACGAAGTTATTCGTGAAGCATCTAAGGATCTAGCTGAAACTCAAGTAGAAAAGCTAAAAAAACTAGCAGAAAGTGTTGAATTTGAGTCTGAAGAAGCATTCAAATCAAAAGTGGATACTTTGAAAGAATCATATTTCAAGAAAAAAACTGCTACATCACCAATCGCAGAAAATGTGGATGACGAAGAAGCAACAGCTCAAGTCGAAGTGAGTCCAGCAATGGAATCATACATTTCTGCAATTAGACAAACTAAAAAGTAATAGGAGATCCATGTAATGGAAAAATCTAATTCATACGATAGGCTCGTTGAAAAGTGGTCTCCAGTATTAGATGAAGAAGCAGCTGGTAAAATTGATAGCGCTGTAAAGCGTTCAGTTACAGCAGTTGTTCTTGAGAATACTGAGAAGGCTTTGAGAGAGCAAGGAGAGCAACTCCAAGAGATTGCTGGTACCAATTCTGCTTCTGTAGCAAACTGGAATCCAATTTTAATCTCATTAGTAAGAAGAGCTATGCCAAATTTAATGGCATATGACATTTGTGGTGTTCAGCCAATGACTGGACCTACTGGTCTTATCTTCGCAATGAAGTCAAGATATAAGACTTCAAAAGCTGGTGCAGCAACAGATGATGAAGCATTGTTTAGTGAAGCACTTCAGAATTATTCTGGAGATTCATCTACAGCTTCAACAGATTCAAAAGGACCATCAGGTCTTGCTGGAGTAAGTGATACTGACGTTGACGCAAGTATTGTTGACTCAGATACAACTTATGTTCCTGTACAAGCTGACGCATATTCAACAGCAGAAGCTGAAGCTCTAGGTAACACTGGAGAATCAATTGCTGAGATGGGATTCACCATTGAGAAATCAACAGTGACTGCAAAGTCAAGAGCTCTCAAAGCTGAATACACTCTAGAACTAGCACAAGACTTGAAAGCAATTCATGGTCTTGACGCTGAGACAGAGTTGTCAAACATCTTGTCAACTGAAATCTTAGCTGAAATTAACCGTGAGGTTGTACGTACAATTAACGCACAAGCTAAAATCGGTGCTAGACAAGCTAACGTAACTACCAATGGTATCTTTAACGTAAGTTCAGATGCAGATGGTCGTTGGTCAGCTGAAAAGTTTAAAGGTCTAGGTGTTCAGTTAGATAGAGAAGCTAACGTAATTGCAAAAGAAACAAGACGTGGTAAAGGTAACTTCGTCGTATGTTCTTCTGACGTAGCTACAGCTCTTGCTGCTGGTGGAATGTTGGATTATGCTCCAAATATGTCCACTAACTTAAACGTAGACGATACAGGCAATACATTTGCAGGTGTTTTAAACGGTAGGATCAGAGTTTACATTGATCCATATGCAGACACAGATTACATCAACGTTGGATATAAGGGTACAAACCCATATGACGCAGGTGTGTTCTATTGTCCATATGTACCACTAACAATGGTACGTGCTGTTGGGGAGAATGACTTCCAGCCAAGAATCGGTTTCAAAACTAGATATGGCATGGCGTCAAATCCATTTGTAGGTAATGCACCATCTAATGGTCTTGCATCCAACAGAACCAATCAGTACTACAGAATATTCAGAGTAGATAATATTCTAACTTAATAAAAAGATAGGGAATAAACCCTACATAAAAACGAAGAGAGCCGCGAAAGCGGCTCTTTTTTTGGTGTCTATCCAAGAATGGGTAAGTGGCGAACAGGGCCTGTAATTAATTAATTCATAGTGTATCTAATCCTTCTTCTGCAAATTCACCCCAAGTAGAATTACCATATTCAAAATGATCCTGTAAATGAGCACCTAGAGCAGACCATAGCTCATGTGCTTGTGGTGAATGATTTTTTACTAATAATTCAGCTAATGTATCAAGATCACATTTAGATATAGTATCTAAACTGACAGCTCCATTAACATAAAAATCTTTCAATACAATCTCTGGCATTATGAAACCCTCCTTGCTAAAACTTCTTTAATATCAAAAACTGAAAAGTAAATTGGTTTAGCAACCATTTTACCATCTTCTTCTACTTTCTCTGTCTTAGAGAATCTAACTAAAGAAGCAGCTTTCTTAATACCTTTAAGAGCTTTTCCAGAAATGCCATCTAATTTGATAGCTTGTTTGAAAGTAACGAATGCATCTTCGTAGTCAAAACCAGCCTCTTCTAAAGTAGCTGCATTTCTTCCTGTGTATTCATTTCCTGTTACATAATTAATCATAATTTATATTCTCCTTCATAACTTATAATACCTTTATACCATAAAGTTAAACAAAAGTCAACAGTTATTTTGCAAAAAAAGTATATTTTTTTTATATAAATAGTAGGTAATTTAGAAGGAAAAAAATGCCTACATTAAATCCTAATCTTACAGTTTCTGTAGATGATACATTAAATAGTAGTACTGGTTTAAATAATTTAAATTTTTTACAACCTACTTCTTTTCAACTTTCAATAGATAGAAAACATTTTTCTAATCTACAATTTTTTTGTCAGACTGTATTACATCCATCTCTTAGTTCCAATTCAATTGAAGTTCCTTTCAGAAGAATAGCTACTGTTCCTTTTGCAGCTGATAAGTTGACATTTACTGAATTAACAGTTATAATAATAGTGGATGAAAATTTAAACTCATATACAGAAATGTACAATTGGATGCAAAGAATAGTACAAACACCTGACAGGGTACCTACAAAAAGAGATACTACTAAACCACCCACTTATTGTGATATGACTTTGTCTATTCTTAGTAGTCATAATAATAAAATAAGAACTATAAAATATAATGATGCCATACCAACTAGCTTAGGAGATATGACTTTAGAATCTACTAGTGGAGATGTACAATTTATTACTTTTCCAGCTACGTTTAGATTCTCTACTTTTGAATTGAAATAACGGAGTATATAATGACATTAGAACAGATCCTGGAGCAGTGGGAAACTGACTCCAAACTACCCAATAGTAATTTAGATGAAGTATCAAGGCAGACTCCTGCATTGCATGCAAAATATTTGGCACTACTAACCAATGCTAAACTTAAATTAAAAAAACAAGAAATGAATCAAAAATCTTTGTTAAAAGATAAATGGTTATGGTACAATGGTAAAATGTCACAGGAACAAATAGATAAACTTGGATGGAGCTATGATCCTTTAGATGGACTTAAAATAATGAAAGGTGAAATGGATTATTATTATGATTCAGATAAAGAGATACAAGAATCAGAATTGAAAATACAGTACTTAAAAACTATGATAGATACATTAAATGAGATTGTAAATAATCTTAATTGGAGACATCAAACTGTTGGTAATATGATAAGGTGGAAAGTATTTGAAGCTGGCGGCTGATATAGTATGTGGTCTTAAAGATCAAAGTATGTTGAAAATAGATGTAGAGCCTGGACTAGGAGCTGAACTTAGTGAATACTTTTCATTTTATGTTCCAGGTTATAAATTTATGCCAGCTTACAAACATAAAGTGTGGGATGGTAAAATAAAATTATTTAATCGCATGACTGGTGAACTTAATGCTGGTTTATGGTTAAATTTAAAAAAATTTGCAAAAGATAGAAGTTATGTCATTGAAACCAAAGAAACTGATTATGGTGCTCCACTTGGTAATGATGTTATATTTGATTTTGATTTTAATCTTCCTCTCCCTCTAAGAAATTATCAAGAAGAAGCTATTAAGTTAGCTTTAAGTAGAAACAGAGCTATTATATTATCTCCTACAGGATCAGGTAAATCATACATAATTTATGTTATTATGAAATACTATCTTGAAATAATAAATGAAGATAAAAATGGAAAACCATCAAAAGTTTTGATTATTGTTCCAACTACTGGATTAGTAGAACAGATGTATAATGATTTTAAAGATTATGAAATGGATGTAGAAAAAGATGTTCATAAAATATATTCTGGTAAGGATAAAATAACTGAAAAAAGAGTAATTATATCTACATGGCAATCAATATATAAACTACCAAAAAAATGGTTTGAACAATTTGGAATGGTTTTTGGAGATGAATGTCACGGTTTTAAATCCAAATCATTATCTTCCATTATGAATAAAGCTACTGAAGCCAAATATAGATTTGGTACTACTGGAACATTGGATGGAACTTTAACACATAAATTAGTATTAGAAGGATTATTTGGTCCAGTTTTTAAAGCTATAAGTACCAAAGAATTACAAGATAATGATACATTAGCTCCTCTTGATATAAAAATATTATTATTGAATTACGATAAAAATATCAGACAAAATTTTGGTAAGCAAGTATATCAAGATGAAATTAATTATATTATTACACATAAAAACAGAAATAAATTTATTCAGAATTTAGCTTTACAATGTGATGGTAATACATTAGTACTATATTCAAGAGTTGAGTCACACGGTAAAATTTTATTTGATCTTATAAATAATAATAAGAAAAAGAATAGAAAAGCATTCTTTGTTTCTGGAGAAGTACCAACATCTGATAGAGAAGCTATTAGAGGAATAGTAGAAAAACAAAAAAATGCAATTATTGTTGCTTCTTTGGGGACTTTCAGTACTGGCGTCAATATTAGGAATTTGCATAATATTATTTTTGCTAGTCCTTCAAAGTCTCAAATAAGAGTGTTACAATCAATTGGTAGAGGATTAAGAAAATCTGATGATGATAAACCAACTAAGTTATTTGATATAGCAGATGACTTACATTGGAAAAAACGACAAAATTATACTTTGTTACATAGTGCGGAAAGATTAAAGATATATAAGAGAGAACAATTCAAGTATAAAGTAATAGTGGTGGATCTTAATGAGTAATAAACAAGAAATCAAACAATTTAAATTAAATAGTGGTGATGAAATAGTTTGTGAAATTATAGAATGGGCTAGTGAAGAATATCAAGATCTTTTGATTAGAAGAGCATATGCAATAACTTGTGTTCTTGGTCCAGATTATACAAGATACTATGCTATGAAACCATGGATGACAGTTGCTGAAGGACCTGATAATTTAATAGCACTTAATGCTATGTCAATTATAGGAGAAGCAAATCCATCAGTTCCTGTATTAAAACATTATCATTCTGCTGTCAAAGAATCAGAAATGTCAGAAAAAGAAGTTGTTGAAAAAATTAACAAACTTACACAAAAACTAAATAAAAAAAATAGTCCAGAGATTACAGTTAATGAAGAAGATCTAGAAGAAGATTTTATTGATGAACATAGTAATGTAGTTACATTATATCCAAAAAAACCAACCCTTCACTAGATATACTGCCCTCGAAGACTGGTGTCTTATTATCCACCAAAAAATGTAATTGGTCAACAACTATTTTATTGTGGACTGTAAGTAATAATTGTAGTATAATATTATAAACTGAGGTATATTATGGCAAAGACTCAAAACAAACATTATGTAAATAATAAAGAATTTTCACAAGCTGTAGTTGATTATTGTGTCACTGTAGAACAATCTAAAAATAATAATGAACAGCTTCCTATTGTTCCAGATTACATAGCTAAATGTTTTTTAAAGATTGCTGAAGGATTATCTTATAAATCTAACTTTATACGATATACGTATAGAGAAGAAATGGTTATGGATGCTATTGAAAACTGTTTGAAGGCTATAAAAAATTATAATATTGAAGCAGCTACAAGAACTGGTAATCCAAATGCCTTTGCTTATTTCACACAAATATCTTGGTATGCTTTTTTACGACGTATAGCAAAAGAAAAGAAACAACAAGATATTAAAATGAAATATATAAAATCTTCTGGCATAGAAGAATATATAGATGATCCAAGTGGAGATGGTACATCTAATACAGTAGTAAGAAATTTTGTTGACACTTTGAAGAATAGGATAGATGATGTAAAGGCAAAAGATACAGAATTTAAAGTGTTTATGGAAGAAGAAAAACGTAAACAAAAAAGAATGAAAAGATCTAGTATAGCAGATTCAGATTTGAGTGAGTTTTTATAATGAAACATTTTCCAGTAATATTATTATCAGTAGCTGTAGTAACATTAGTAATACTTACAGTTACAGTTGTTTGGGCAAACATATAAATGAAAGTAGCAATAATCAATGATACCCACTGTGGCATTCGCAATAGCAGCGACATATTTATCGATAACGCAGAGAAATTTTATTCTGATGTATTTTTTCCTTATCTTTTGGAAAACAATATTAGCCATATCTTGCACCTTGGTGATTATTATGACAATCGAAAATTCATTAATTTCAGGGCTCTTAATCGTAACAGGTATTCATTTCTTAAACCGTTACGACAGCACGGTATCCACATGGATATTATTCGTGGCAATCACGACACCTATTATAAAAATACTGGTGATATAAATTCTCTAAAAGAATTGCTTGGTCATTACATGAATGAAATAACTATTGTCCAAGAACCAAAAGTTATGGACTATGATGGTTTTAATTTAGGATTAGTACCTTGGATTGATTCAGAAAATGAAAAACAATGTATGGATTTCATAAACAATGCTAAGTGTGATTGGTTAGCTGGACATTTTGAAATAAAAGGTTTTGAAATGTTAAGAGGTATGAAAAATGAACATGGTTTAGAAAAAGATTTATTTAAAAGATTCGAAAGAGTATTATCTGGTCATTTTCATGTAAAATCTCAAGATGGTAATATATTCTACTTAGGTTCTCAAATGGAGTTTTTTTGGAATGATGCACATGATGATAAACATTTTCATATTTTAGATACTGCTACAAGAGAACTTACAGCGATCAAAAATCCTCATACGTTATTTCATAGAATAATATATGATGATTCCCAACAAGATTATCTTCATTATAATCTTGATAATATTGACGGTAAGTTTGTAAAAGTAGTAGTAATCAATAAAAAAGATTCCTTTGTATTTGATAAGTTTATTGATCGTGTACAAAATAGAGACATATTAGAATTAAAAATAGCTGAAAATTTTAATGAATTTTTAGGAGAAAATGTAGATGATGGTGAAATATCTGTTGAGGATACTTCAAGTTTGTTGTATAGTTATATAGATGCTGTTGATACTGATCTGGATAAAGATCGTATTAAAAAACAAGTATCTGATTTAATGACAGAAGCTCAGACTTTAGAAATAGCATGATTACATTCAAATCGTTGAAGTGGAAAAATTTCCTTTCTACAGGAAATAATTGGTCTGAGATTGACTTCGTTAGTCATCCTACTACGTTAGTAATAGGTCATAATGGTTCCGGTAAATCTACTATGTTAGATGCTTTAGCCTTTGCATTATTTGGTAGAGCTCATAGAAATATATCCAAAGCTCAACTGGTTAATAGTATTAATAACAAAGGTACAAAAGTAATAGTAGAATTTAACGTAATGGGTTCAGATTTCAAAATAGTGAGAGGTATAAAACCTAATCTTTTTGAAATTTGGAAAGGTGATGTGATGCTGAATCAGAATTCACATGCCAAAGAGTACCAGAAGATTCTTGAAAGCAATATCCTGAAACTTAACCATAAAAGTTTCCATCAGATTGTTGTGCTAGGGTCCTCCTCCTTCATTCCCTTCATGCAACTCTCAGCACAACATAGGAGAGATGTGATTGAGGATCTTCTGGACATTAATGTATTCAGTAAAATGAATTCTTTACTGAAAGAGAAAGTATCTGCATTAAAAGAACAAATAAGAAATATATCTCATAATATTGAAGTAGCTAAAACTAAAATAATATCACAAAAAAAATATATTAAAGATATAGAAGCTCTTAACAAAGAAGCTAAAGTAGAAAAGCAAAATCAGATTGAAGAATATAGACAAGAGATAGAAAAGATACAGTCAACCAACAATGAACTATCTAAAAAAATAGATGACAATTTAGAAACTACAGAAACACAAATAACTCAAACACAATCAGCTATATCTCAACTTAATACTTACAAAACAAAGTTTTCTACACAAGTTAATAAGATAGTAAAAGAAGTAAAGTTTTTTGAAGATAATGACATATGTCCCACTTGTGATCAGTCTATAACAATAGAGGTAAAGAATCAGCGTATTGAAACAGGAAAAAATAAAGCTAAAGACTTACAAGAAGCTATGACTAAAGCTGATAATAACCTGAATAATAAACAAGATAATTTAGATTCGTTAGAACAAGAATTAAAAATTATTAGACAATATCAATCAGATTTACATGCTAACAATCAATCTATAGACCAATATCAATCTTATATTAACAGAACATTATCTGAAATAGAAAATATTGGACAATCAGCTGATATGGAATCAGCTAAATCTGAACTAGAAGAATTACAAACAGCCGATAAAGACTTAATAGAACAAAAATTAGTTCTTAATGAACAATACAATTATGATCAAGTAATATCTCAAATGCTTAGAGATACAGGCATAAAAACAAAAATAATAAAACAATACTTGCCTGTTATTAATAAACTGTGTAATCAATATTTACAAATATTAGATTTCTTTGTATCGTTTAATTTAGATGAAACTTTTCAAGAAACTATCAAATCACGGTTTAGAGATAACTTCACATATGATTCGTTCTCAGAAGGGGAAAAACAACGTATAGACTTAGCATTACTTTTCACCTGGCGTCAGATAGCTAAGATGAAACATAGTGTAGCAACTAACTTATTAATTCTGGATGAAACATTTGATTCATCACTAGATCACGAAGGTGTTGACAATCTTATGAAAATCATTTATACTCTTAAAGATGATACAAATGTTTTTATTATATCTCACAAAGGTGATTTACTTGATGGTAAGTTTGCTCATAAAATAGAAATGATGAAACACAAAAATTTTAGTAGGATAAAATAATGGAAATAAGTGCTAATACAGTTAATATATTAAAGAACTTTGCTAGTATAAATTCAAATATAGTTATCAAACCTGGTCAGAAACTAATGACAATATCTGAAGCTAAAAATATATTAGCGGAGGCAGCTATACCTGAAAAATTTTCTACATTGATAGGAATATATGATTTGCAAGAGTTTCTCAATGTATTGAATCTAGTAGATACTCCTCGCATACAATTAGATCAATCATATATGCATGTCAGTAGTCAAAGTGGTAGAGAAGTAGTAAAATATTATTATGCTGATACTGAAATGTTAACTACTCCTAATAAACCAATAGTTATGCCAGAAGAAGATGTATGGTTTAATTTAGATGTTAATACTCTCAATTCTATCAAAAGAGCAGCTGGTATATTTTCTCATGGCGAACTTATGATTGAACCATCTGAAGGGTGTGTTAAGTTATCTGTTGTAGATCCAGAAAACGCATCAGCTAATACATACAGCGTAGAAGTGGATGGAGATTATAAAGATCAGTCATTTAAATACATACTAAATATAGCTAATCTAAGAATGGTATCTGATGACTATAAAGTTAAGATATCAAAGAAACTTATTTCTCAATTTACTAACGAAGCAGGCAATCTTACATATTGGATTGCATTAGAAAAATCATCAAAACATGGAGATAAATGATGGCAAAAGAAGATGAAGTAAAACTAGCACATGAATCACATGCTCCTACTTATGATCTTGGAAATAGAATCTGTAGATCAACAGTAGCTGTTATTGATACAATGGTTCAAAGAGGAGCTATAAAAGGTGAGGAGTTGTCTACACTTGGTCAGTTAAGAGATCAAGCAGTACAATTCATACAAATTTCTGAGCAGTATCAACAAGATCAAGCTGGTGGTAATGTTCAACAACCTCAACCGGTTCCTCCTGCTCCTCAAAAATAATGTTTGAGAAACTTCTATATTTACCTTTAGATATAGAAAACCCTCCTCTTGATTGTTTAGATAAACTAAATGATATAGATTATCAAAATATAATAAGAGATGATTTTCGTAATTGTTGGCATGTGCCTTTAATGCATTCAGCTGACAAGACTGATTATCAATGGACTCCATATGCTAATGATTTTCCATCTTTAAAAGAATGGTCTGAAGATGTAGTATTTCCTTACACAGGCAAAAGTAGAATAATGATCATTACTACTAAACCTGGTCAAGCTAATCCTCCACACATAGATTGTAGTCCAGAAATGTTTTCAACATTACAGCATAAGTTTAGATATGTTTTACAAGGTAATGTAGATGATTTAGTCTTTATGTCAGATCAAGGAGATATATCTTTAAAAGAAGAAATAGATAAACCATTTATAATGAGTGGTAGATGGCCACATTATATGTTAAACACTCATACTAATACCAAATTTACATTTGCTTTTGGTGCACCATGGGATAGTAATTTAAATAATCCAAAATATTATTCGTTGCTACTTGGATCAAAAATAATGTATAATGATTACTATATTGATTATGAAGATGTAAATCTTCCTTTAGATTATGAAAGATATTATGAACAAAAGTATAAGTGAACACTTCCTCTGGGTTGAAAAATATCGTCCACAGACAATTGAAGACACGATTCTTCCTCCTCCGTTAAAAAACGTGTTTCAAGCAATTGTAGATAATGGCGAGTTGCCCAATATGTTATTCACAGGGTCTGCAGGAACTGGAAAGACTACTGTTGCAAAAGCATTGTGTAGGCAACTCGGCTTGGATTATATAATGATCAATGGCTCAGAGGAAGGTAACATTGATACACTAAGAGGTAAAATAAAACAGTTTGCTTCTAGTGTATCTTTGTCTGGTGGTGTTAAGGTAGTTATTCTTGATGAGGCTGACTATCTTAACCCACAATCTACTCAACCAGCTCTTAGAGGTTTTATCGAAGAGTTTGCAAGTAATTGTAGATTTATTTTTACATGTAATTTTAAAAATAGAATTATAGAACCTCTACATTCAAGATGTTCTACATATGAATTCAATACAACTAAAAAAGATTTAGCTCAACTAGCAGCTCAATTTCATAAACACTTTATGTCTATATTAGACAAAGAGAATGTAAAAACTGAACCTAAAGCTGCAGCTGATCTCATTATGAAGTATGCTCCTGATTGGAGAAGAGTACTTAATCAAGCTCAAAGTCTTTGTCAGAAGGGATGTAGTATTTCTTCGATAGATAGTATTGGTAATGTTAATACTTTTACAGATTTAGCTAAATATTTAAAAGCTAAAGACTTTAAGAAGATGAGAACTTGGGTTGTTAATCATATGGATATAGATACAGTTGCTATTTTTAGAGGATTATATGATAATATGAATGAAATTATTGTACCTAAAAGCATTCCTCAATTAGTATTAATTTTAGCGGATTATCAATATAAAGATGCTTTTGTAGCAGATCACGAACTTAATACAGTAGCATGTTTAACTGAAATAATGGCCAATGTGGAGTTCAAATGAGCTATATATATTATTTAGTTTTAGTTTCTTCATTATCAACAGGAGGATATACTGCAGAACAAATTGATGCGTTTAATATTGCTGATCAATGTGTTTTAGCAGTTGATGCAAGATCAATGTATTTAGAAGAAGAACAAGCATTAGTTTGTATAAGGCAATCATGGGAGGAGGCAAAATATGAAGACTGATGTAAAATCTATCATTGTTGTAGGAGGTGGAGTTGCTGGATGGTTTACAGCCGCATATTTAAAAAAGTTTAATCGTGACATTGATGTCACAGTAATAGAATCTGATAAAGTACCTATATTAGGAGTTGGTGAAAGTATGGTTCCTCAACTTGGTCAACTTTTGAGTTGGTTGGGTATTGATGAACGTCAGTGGTTAAGTAATGTTCATGGTATTCATAAAATGGGAAATCATTTTGTTGGATGGAATACAGAAACACCTATGAGACACGTAACTGATCATTGGAATGCTAAAAAAGAATATCAACATTATTATACTTTTAGTTTTACTCATAGAACAAATGTCTTTAAAAATAATTTATATCATCAAAGAACTGATGAAGATTATTTTAATGATAATAATAACAAATTTGGTATAGATGAAAAAAGTAGAGATTATTGGTATCATTTAGTAAGATCAGGAAAATATAAATGGCATGAGCAAGGTGAGTATACTATGGAGCAATATTATCCATCTATGGCTAATAGATCTGCTCGTTATAATGATAACTATAAAGTTACTGGTGGATATGGAAGTTATACATGGCATGCAGATGCTGCAAGATTTCCTAAAATAATTAGAGACTTATCTGCTCTTAAACTTGGAGTAAAATGGATAAAATCTCATATTAATGGAGTTCATTATGACACTGATGGATATGTGAATAAATTATCATTAGCAAATGGATTAAAGTGTGGAGCTGATTTATATGTTGATTGTTCAGGATTTCATAAAGTACTTCTTAAAGGAATGGATGTAAAGTTTAAACATATTGATCAACAACCTACACAAAGTGCTTGGGTAGCTCCTTTAAAGTATAAGGATCCATATAATGAAATGAAGCCCTACACCCAAAGTTATGCTAGAGAAGCTGGCTGGCAATTTATTATTACTCTTTTTAGTAGAATGGGTTCAGGTTACATATTTGATGCTAATACTTATGATAAAGATAAAGCAAGAGAAGACTTTATTAGTTATTGGGATGGTTATGAATTTTTAGCTGAACCTAGATTAATTCAATGGGAACAAGGATATTATGATAAATGTTGGGATAAAAATGTTATAGGAATAGGAATGTCTCAAGGATTTGTAGATCCTATGGAAGCTAATGTAGTATATGTTGGCCAAGCAGGAATGCAAATGCTTAATCATGCTTTAAAAAAATATAAAGGATCGATTATAAAAGAATCTACAAAAAAAGCTGTCACAAGAGAAATACACAAACTTCATAGTCAGATAAGTGATTTTATATGTTATCATTACACTCTAAGTAAAAGACGTGATACTGAATTTTGGAGAAAATGGGGACAATATGGAATTGATAATGATCATATAAAAAAGAATTGGAAGGAATATAGAAGTCCAAGAGGATATCTTGGAGCTAATTTCTTTCTAGATTTTCAATGGGCTGATCAACAAATGTACTTAGATAGATGGGATGATAAACTGTGTGATTTACAAATTGATAAAGATTTGTTAAAATTAGCTGAAATAGATTATAATTATATAAAACAAAAAGGTCAGCAAATAGCTAAGATAGCTCCTCATGTATATGATTGGAGTAAAAAATATCTGTATGGTGGAAGAACACATAATGAAGTATTAGAAGAGGCTATGAGTGAAAGATGATTTATATTGATAGAGTTCCATACGGAATTAGTAAAAATAAAAAAGTTTATGAAAGTATAATAAAAGGTTTAAGTAATAGACAAGTTACAGTGTCTTCGTCTGGTACTACTGGTACTCCTAAAATATTTTCACATTCATCTGAACTTATGACAGATATAGCAAAATATAATGTTCAGTATATGAATTTAAATTCAAAATCTGTATTATTAGGACTGTACAGTCCAAGAGGAATTGGATTTACTTCCATGGCTTTATTTTTAGCTCAAGAATCTAATTGTGATTTATTTATAGAAACAACAGTAGATCATTATGTATCTAGATTACTAGAAATAAAACCAACACATACTCTTATACTTCCTAATGTTTGGAAAACATGGCACAAACATAAATCATGGAAAAACGTAGATTTGTCTTTTATTCAACACATGCAAGTTGGTAGTGATATTACTCCTAATCATCTTATGGAAGATTTGAGATCTAAAGGAGCCAAAAGAGTTGATACAGCATATGGATCATCTGAAGTTCCTCCTATAATTATGTCTACTGAGTTACAAGATGATTATTGTTATGATGATATAAATCCAAACATTGATTTTAAAATACAAGATAATGAAATTGTGTGTAAATATAAAACACAAAAAGATTGGTGGTATTCTGGTGATCTAGTAGAACAATACACAAATGGATTTAAGATTGTTGGTAGAAAATATAATATGTTTAAAATGGATAATTGTGGTGATAAAGTATATCCAGAACAAATTGAAAAGCTAGCAATAGAAGCAGGAGCTTCATTAGCATTATGCAGAAAAGAAAAAAAATCATGTAAAGTTTATTTTACAGGAGAAATGAGAAGAAAATTATTTTTAGAAAATATTACATTTCCTTTTGAAATAGAAACTCATAAAGTACAAAATATACAAGTAGATGATAATTTACGTAAAGTAAAAAGAAATCAAGAAATAACAATATAATGGCCATTCATCATTCAAGTACAATTGGTTTAGATGTTTGTATTAGTAAAGATCCAAACTATCCTTTAGTAAAACAATTTATTTACACAGCATCTTGTGAAGAAAATTTTAAATCAAAATTACAAGATAATCCATATACATTTGATCAATTAACAAAATTAGATAAAACATTATCTATAGTTTGGCATAAACAAAATATTCCTTGCTACGGATATTTTTTTAAACAATACCCTGAATTACCTTCAAATGTATTAAGAGTTTTTGTAAGAGCATATAAAACTAGTTATTATCCAGGAAATCTAACTAGAAAGTTTTACAAAGAAGAAAAAAAAATATTAGATCAAATGCCATGGGATTTATTACTTGATACTAAAATAGATACAATTTTTTGGACTAGACATTCTTCTCAAGTAGAAAGAGAATTTAAATGGGAAAAGTATTGTAATCAATTTAATTATGATGTATATACAGCTGACAATATTTTATTTAAAGGAATAAAACAAAATATACATTATTGCAGTATGTTTGGGTCGGATAAAGAACCTGATATAACTGGTTTAAAATCAATAGGTGAAATATGAAAGGAGAAAAAAAATGAGTATATTTCTTTACACCCAACCTCATTGTGGTTTTTGTACAATAATGAAATCAATGCTTGACGAAATAGGAAAAAAATACTATACTATAGATATTTCTCATTCATATAATGCTAGAAAATTCCTTAAAGAAAGAGGACATACTACTGTACCTCAAGTATATTTGAATGATTATCATATTAATAAGAATCCTAATACAGAAGAGATAACTGTACAAGATCTTAAAGAGGAAATAGAAAAAGCTGAAGAAAAACTTGAATGGCCCTGGCAAGATAGTGGAATAGAACAAACAATATAATGAACCCTTTTCAATATTTGAATAGTATTAATACATCTAAAAAAGATATTATGGAAGATGACATAGCTGAAAAAGTCTATGCTCCTTTTATGATTAATAGATCATTATCATATTTTTATGATACTGTTGGTATGGCAAATATAATGAATCGTTTCCACCATATTAGTAATAAACTCCAATATCACTTTCTTATAAATATCGTTCGAAAGCGTAACAGATTTTCCAAATGGATTAAACCTGAAACGGAATGTGATATTGAGGTGATCAAAAAATACTATGGCTACAGCAATGATAAAGCACGCCAAGTCTGGCATCTCCTATCACCTGAACAAATAAAAATTATAACAGAGAAGGTGAGTAAAGGTGGAAGAAAATAATATTGTAGAGTGGTCTCCAGCAGATATGTTGGAAGTAACTTTAAACGAACCAGATGATTTTCTTAAAGTCAGAGAAACACTTACACGAATTGGAGTAGCATCTAGGAAAGATAAAAAGCTATTTCAATCGTGTCACATTTTGCATAAACAAGGTAGATACTTCATTGTACATTTTAAAGAATTGTTTATGTTAGATGGAAAAAAAGCTAACTTAGAATTATCAGATATTCAAAGACGAAATACAATTGCTACACTTATGAGTGATTGGGGTTTGGTTGAAATAACTAAAACAAACCTTGATTGTGCTCCATTAAGATTAATAAAAATTTTACCATTTAAAGAAAAAGATCAGTGGGAGTTATGTCCAAAATATAATATTGGAAACAAGTAATTATGGATTGGTTGAAACAATTTACAAATAGTATAAAATCTCTTTCACCTACTATAAAAAAACCTGAAGATAATATTGAAAGAGAATTATTGGATTCTGCAGATGTTGACACTAAAGTAAATATTCATACTTTATATAAACACAGATGGGTATGGTATCATTTAATATTATGTGTTCAAATGATATTAACCAACATACTGTTAATTGGTATTTTAATTATATTAGCAATAAAATTATGAACTTTTCCCCTGATAAAGTACAACAAGGTAAGTTTAAAATCAACGACGATTATTATCCAACATGGGATCAAATAATACCATGGTTTGATAGTATAGCTCGTCATCCAAATACTAATAAACGTAGTCAAGACACAAGAAAAATATTTGTTGGATTAAATTTTGAACGAAAAAATTTATTTTTCCCTTTGATGTCTTATGTTAAAAAACAAATAGAAAATTTTAATCTAAAAATGGATTCTGTCCATGTGTATGCAGGACTAGGGATAAATTCAAGAGCATCTCCTCCTCACACTGATGGAATGACAGTATTTGTAGTTCAAGTAATGGGTGAATGCAATTGGAGAGTATTTGAAGATGGTTGTGATTATGATGATATAAAGAAAACTATGACTACTAGATCAACTATATCTAAAAGATTAAAAAGAGGTGAATGGCTTTATATTCCAAAAGGAATACATCATGCAGCATATCCAGACTCATCAAGACTATTATTATCATTTGGAATAAAGGAGAAAAAATGACTGGTTTAAATATATCATGGGATCGATATGAAAGAGATATTGAAAAGTTAGCAAAAAAAATACACGGTGATGGTTTTGAATTTAATCAAGTTGTGTGTATAGCAAAAGGGGGGTTGAGAGTTGGAGATGTATTTGCTAGATTGTTTGATGTTCCATTAGCTATTATGGCTGCTGAATCTTATCATGGAGATAAAGTGAAAGATAAACAAGGACAATTAATTTTTTCTAATTCGTTAGCCAAGACAACTCCTAATCTGGGTAATAAAGTTATATTAGTAGATGATTTAGCAGACTCTGGTAAAACATTAGAAAAGAGTTTACAATATTTAAAACATTATCATGGTTTTTTTATAGATGATGTTAGAACAGCAGTACTATGGATGAAAGGTTGTTCAGAATATACACCTGATTATTATGTTGATCTATTGCCTGATAATCCTTGGATACATCAACCAATGGAAAAGTATGAAGCTATGAAAATAGAGGATATAGTATGATTATGAAACCAGGTCCATTGAAAATTGCGGCTGATCAAGATGATCATAATATTGTAAAACAAGAATTGATTACATATAAAATAAAAAACGATATGTTAGTTAAACATGTTGTAACAAGATCTTTTTACAGTAATAAAGAAGATTATATAGATGCAACTTCTGAAGAACCTATAGTAAAGGTGATAGATGATGTTTGATGAACAATTTGATACCACAACTGTTCCTAATTTTGAATTTATAAGATTATTTCAAATAGGTGATTTCAAATCACATGCAGGATTACCACTTAAATGGAAAATTGAATGTGATGCTATAGATCATACAGAGTGGAGAGCACTTGCTACAATGATAATGGATTATCAAAAAGAACCATTTAGAAAAGCTATTGGAATTCCTAGAGGAGGTGTTCCTTTACAAAATGCTCTTAACAAATATGCTTCTAACAATCCAGATGATCCTTTATTAGTATGTGATGATGTCTATACTACAGGAACAAGTTTTAGAGAATTTTGTACTACACAAGATACTATTTACGCCATTAAGTGGGTTATATTTGCTCGTAAACCAATTAAAGTAAATGATGGAATAAAAGCTCTTTTTACAATGCCAGGATAAATTATGCCAAATTATACTATTAAGACTAGTCCAACTGGTCGAAGCCCTGAAAATAAATTTTACTTTGGTCATAAGACTAAATGTTTAGATACATCAAGACCCAAATACAATAAAATAGGTAAACAAGAAGACTTTGATAAATTCTGGTCTCAAATGTGTAATCTAAAATACGATCACAATATTTGTGTAAATGTATTTGATAAAAAGTTTAGAATTAGAACTAATGATGATAGACATGCTCAATTTATTCGAAATATGTTTGAAGAAATATATGAGTTTGATAATGGTGTTACAAATTTAGTAATGCAAGATTGGCAGATATTACATAACACAGAATTAAAATTAGATCAACCTAAAATTTATATTCATTTAGATTCAAGACTTGTATTGATAGCTGGTACAACATTTCTTGGTGAAATAAAAAAAGGTATATTTGGTATTATGAGTTTTGAATTACCTAGACGTGGTATTCTTCCAATGCATTGTAGTGCATTCACTTACAACAATACTACTAATCTTATGTTTGGATTAAGCGGGACAGGCAAAACAACTCTTAGTAGTGATCCTGATTTTGAACTTATAGGTGATGATGAAATAGCTTGGACTGATGATGGAATAAGAATGATAGAAGTAGGTTGTTATGCAAAAAGCGAAGGTCTAACACCTGAGACACATGAAACTATTTTTAATGCAGTTGAAAATGCAAAGAATATGTCATGTTTAGTAGTTGAAAATCCTGGTGTTGCTAACGCTAGATTAAGTTATCCTATATCTATGGTAGATAATGCTTATTCGGAACCTCAAGATTTTGGTCATGCAAATAATATATTTTTCTTAACTATGGATGCAGAAGGAGCATTTCCTCCAATAAGTAAAATAAGTGGTGAAACTGTTCGTAAGTTTTTTGAAACTGGATACACAAGTCAAATGCCTGGAACAGAAGCAGGATCAGATCAAATAACAAGAGTTTGTTCACCATGTTATGGATCTCCATTTATGCCTAGACCAATATCATGGTACAGTGATTTATTAATGCAAAAAATAACTAGACACAATTGTAATGTTTATTTAATTAATACTGGAAGAAATTCAGAAGGAAAAAGATTTCCATTACCATTTACTAGAAATTGTATTAAACAAGCTATTCAAGATAATTTTCCATCAAAAGATAATAGTGAGCATGTATTAGAGATCCTGGAAAGAATTTTATTTGAAGATTCTTACAATGGATGTTGAATTCTAAATTTTAAATATTATATATACTATTGGCTGCCCAATAGAGGGGGCTGTATATTTTAACCTTGCTTAATAAAGGAGGCAACAATGACTGGTAATTTCCATTTTCCACGAAACGCATTTTTAGGTTTCGATCATTTATTCGACGAACTCGAACGAGTAACAAATCACGCAAAAGATTCATATCCACCTCACAATGTAGTCAAAAATGGCGACATGAAGTATGATATTGAATTGGCTATTGCTGGATTTTCTCAAGATGATATTGAAATTGAACTCAAGGATCACGTGTTATCCATCAAGGGTGAGCGTGAACAAAGAAGAGATCAAGAACAATATGTTCATAAAGGAATAAGTGGTCGTAAATTCTACAAATCGTTTAGGTTATCGGAATACGCAGAAGTCAGTGGTGCAGAAATGATGGATGGGATACTTACTGTCTCTATCGAAGTAGTCCTTCCTGAAAAGATGCGACCCCAGAAAATTTCAATTGGAAAAACTGGGAGGAAAACCAATGACAACTCTAGTGCTCAACTACTCAACGAATCTGCTTGAAAGCATCTTCAAAACTTTAAAAAATACATTAACTTGTATTTTTATTGGCTGGCAAAACGCCCGTCAAAAATCAGCTAATAGAGTTGTAGCAGCTCAAATGTTACAACACTGTAAAAGTGATTATCCTTATCATACTGTTGAAATGCTAGCTCGTGAGCTAGATGAAAGGATGGGTTTAAAATGAAGATAATAAAAGCAATTTTTAATTTTTTTAAACCACGTAGTATAAAAGAATTAGAACACGATTGGCTTGCAGAGTCACAAGACCTTGTAGAATTAGAAAGAAGACAAAAACTTCTGTGGAATGGACACAAAACACTAGTGTCTGTAAATCCTAATTTAAGAGGTTGGGTATAACTAAAGGGGCTCTAGCCCCTTTTTTTATATAAATAACTTCATGTTAAAAGAATGGTATAAAAAACAAGTAGAATGGTGGAAAAATAAACTAGGAATAGATGACTATACTGTTGCTTGGATAGCATTTATAAAAGGTTCGATAATGATTGGGATTAAACAGGCTAAAATTCAAGAAGTAGAAGATGATGGTCTTCTAATGATTACGCAAAATAGTGAAGGCTATGGCGATATAATTCGCCTAGCCTCCTATGCGGTTGCGATTAGAAAACGTACTGGTAGACCTATTACTATAAAATATGTAATGGAAAAACCATCAGATCATATTCATAAAATTCTTGAATACTATCACTTTAATGAATTTGAAGTTGAAGTATGTCCTATCAATAAATATAAAGATCAATATACGAATTTACTTAGAAAAGATATTCAGCATATAGTATCTAAAGAGTTAGGCCACCCTCAACTGTTAACTCGTAATAGAGTTTTAACTCCATCTACTCAAGATTATTTTGCTATATGGCATCCTTTTGATAATTTAGAACCTGTACCAAAAGAAAAAATGCCTATCGAAAAGAAAGATTTTCTGGAGTATTTGAATGAAATAGACTATAATTATAGAATAATTACATATAGAGATAGCATAGAAAAAATATTTGAAACTATTGCTCATGCGCAGCTCTGTATTGGTTATGAAGGTTTAGGACAACAAATAGCATATCATTATGATAAGCCGCTAGTAACTTTGTCAACCTGGAGACAAGTATCAAGGAATACTGGAGGTCCTAAATCGCTAATTTTGAAAAACTTAAATGAACTAAGGAGCTTTATAAATGATTATGTCCCGAGAAGAGATGATTTCGAAATTATCTGAAAATGTCCATACTGTTACTTTTAATAAAGTAAATGGAGAAGAGAGAGTAATGCAGTGTACACTTAAACCTGATCTATTACCTCCAGCTACTAAATCAGATCCTATTACTCAAAAGAAAGTTCGTCAAGTTAACGAAGAAGTACTTCCAGTCTTTGATGTTAATAAAGAACAATTTAGATCTTTTAGAGTAGCTAACGTAACGGCGTTTGTGTAATTATGTTTTTATCCCCTGAACTTATAACTTGGATTTTTATAGGTGCTATATCTTTCTGCGCTTTTATGATAGGGCTTAACTGGGGTCGTCAACAAACTAATGATATTATTGACCAAACAGTTATGTATTTAATTAATGAAGGCTACGTAAAAGCAAGGAAAGATTTTAAGGGTGAATGGGAATTAATTCCATCAGAAGAAAAATAACAGTTGCACTTTGTTTAAAAAGTTCATATAATAGTTGTATGAAATTTTATACATCTGTAAATCGTTATGGCAATAATATTCTCTTTCGAGGATTTGAGAATGGTCAACGTGTATCTAAAAAGGTACCATATACTCCCACACTATTTGTAAAAACAGATAAGGAAACTGGTTGGAATAATCTACAAAACGAACCAGTAATACCTAAGACGTTTGACACAATGAGAGAAGCTAGTGATTTTTTCAAACGATATGAACAAGTAGACAATTTTCCTGTCTATGGTACTACTAACTATGTAACACAATTTATATGTGATAAGTATGAAAAAGATATAAAGTTTGATAGATCAAAAATAAATGTAACTACTATTGATATTGAGGTTGCATCTGATGATGGTTTTCCATTTGCTGATCAAGCAGCCCATCCTGTAGTTTCTATTACTATGAAAAATAATATAGATAATATCTATAGAGTATGGGGACTATACGATTATGATCCTGACAAGTGTGTTGTTGATAATGTTAAAGTACAATATATCAAATGTAACACTGAAATCGATTTGTTACTTTCTTGGTTACAAGTTTGGCATGATCATAAGACTTGTCCAGATGTTGTTACTGGATGGAACACTCGTCTTTTTGATTTTCCTTATCTTATTAATCGTGTAAAAAATATTATAGGTGGAGATACCTATCGTAAGTTTTCTCCATGGGGTGTTGTGGATTCACGAGAAATAATTATAGCTGGTCGTCCTAACCAAGCATATGAGATGTCTGGTATTCAACAACTAGACTATTATGATTTGTTTCGTAAGTTTGGATATGCATATGGTCAACAAGAATCCTATAAGTTAGATAGTATTGCTAATGTAGTTCTTGGAGAGAAAAAACTTTCTTATGAAGAGCATGGTAATCTTCTTAACCTATACAAGTCTGACTTTCAAAAGTTTATTGACTATAATATAAAAGATGTTCAGCTTGTTGATAGATTAGAAGAGAAGATGGGTCTTATTACTCTTGCTATGACTATGGCATATAGAGGTAGAGTTAACTATAGTGAAACTTTTGGTACTACTTCTATATGGGATTCCATTATATACAATATCTTAAACAAGAAGCAGATTGTAGTTCCTCCTAAGATAGCTCAAGTTAAGACTGCTTATCCTGGTGCTTATGTAAAAGAACCTCAAACTGGTATGCATGATTGGGTTGTGTCTTTTGACTTGAACTCATTGTATCCTAATATTATCGTTCAATATAATATGTCACCAGAAACATTAATTGAAGGTAAAGTTCCAGGTGTAGATGTAGATAAAGTACTTGCTAATAGATCAGGTGAGAATGATTTAGATAGTACAATGGCTGCATCTGGTCAGAGATTCAGAAAAGATGATGAAGGTATTATACCTAAAGTTATTAAACAATATTATGATGAGCGTCGTGCGATAAAAAATCGTATGTTAGAAGCTCAACAAGAATATGAGAAAACACCAACTAAAAGATTAGAAAATGAAATAGTTACATTAGAAAATAATCAGATGGCTATCAAGATTCTTATGAATAGTTTGTACGGAGCTCTAGGTAATAATTATTTTAGATACTTTGATCATAGAGTTGCAGAAGCTATTACAACATCTGGTCAGTTATCTATTCGTTGGGCTGAGAGAGCTATTAATAAAGAAATGAACACTTTGTTAGATACTCTTAATGAAGATTATGTTATAGCTATTGATACAGATTCATTATATGTTAATATGAAAGGTGTTGTAGATAAGTTTACTCCTAAGGATCCTGTTAAGTTCTTAGATAAGATTAGTAAGGAACATTTTGAAAAGATTCTTACTAAAGCATATGCAGCTCTTGCTAAGAAAGTCAATGCATATGACAATCGTATGGAAATGTCAAGAGAAGTTATTGCTGATAAGGCTGTGTGGATTGCTAAGAAAAGATACTTTATGCAAGTGCATGATAATGAAGGTGTTCGTTATGCTGAACCTAAACTAAAAGTTATGGGTGTAGAAGCTGTCAAGTCATCTACTCCTCAAGTGTGTAGAGATAAGTTCAAACAGATATTTAATGTTATACTTACTAAAGGAGAACAAGCTACTCAAGACTTTCTTAGAGAATTTAAAAAGGAATTCAAATCTCTACCACCAGAAGAAGTTTCGTTTCCTCGTGGTGTTTCTGATATAGACAAATGGTATGATAGTAAAATTATATACAAAAAAGCTACCCCTATTCATGTCAGAGGAGCTTTACTATACAATCATTATATAAAGAAAAATAAACTAGAAAAATTATATGAGTCTATAAAGAATGGAGAAAAGATTAAGTTTGTATACTTGATGACTCCTAATCCTATGAGAGAAAATATTATATCTTATTCACTTAATCTTCCAAAAGAGCTTGACTTACACAGATTTATAGATTATAATAAAATGTATGAAAAGTCGTTTGTCGAACCCGTACGTAGTATTCTTGATGTTGTGGGATGGGATGATGAACCTAAAGCTACTTTGGAGGAGTTCTTTGGTTAATGTATTCACTTACTATATTTAAAAATCAATATGATAATAAAACTGATAAGAAATTAGATTTCAATACATGGGATCAGTTTTCTAAATTCCTATATAAACTATCAGATATTCCTTTGGGAGGAAAGAAAGATGCGCAACTTATTTCACCAGCTTCTTATGTGGCTGACACCACTAGATCCAACAAAAACGTACTTGCTTGGGAGTCTTGGTGTGCTGTTGATGTGGATGATTATACTCTTAATGGAACCGAGGTAGAAGATGATATTAGGTCCAGGTTTAACCATTGGAATTTTATCTGTTATAGTACTGCAAGCAGTAGTGGTATGGCTCCTAAGTTCAGATTGGTATTCCCGCTTGTATGTAGAGTTGAGGCGACTCGAATCAAACACTTTTGGTTCGCTCTCAACACAGAGATGGCGTCAATCGGAGATAAACAAACTAAAGATTTATCTCGTATGTATTTCATTCCTGCATCTTATGCTAATGCTTACAATTTTATATTCTCTAACACGAATGGTTCAGACATTGATCCAGATGAGTTAATGAGCAAGCATAAGTATAATGACAAGGTCGATAGCAAAAACTTCTTAGATCGTCTACCTGATGCGTGGAAAGAACAAATAATTGAATACCGTAAAGGTAAACTAGAAAATAATTCAATTGTATGGAGTTCATATAAAGACTGTCCTTTCTGGCCTCAGACTTTAGCTGCTCAATACACAACTATATCAGGAACAGGGTGGTATAGACAAATGTATTGTATAATGATAGCTATTGCTGGAAAAGCTATAGAAAGAGGTTATCCAATTACAGCAGATCAAATAGTGACTATGTGTAGACAATTTGATATAGATACTGGAAAATGGTATGAAAATAGACCAATGGATATAGAAGCTAATAATGCATTAGAATATGCATACAAACATGGAGTAATACAATAATGTGGTTTATAGTAGTGTCGTTTTTATCTTTTAATTTAGATGGTTCACAAAATATATATGTTTATAACAATCCTAATTTTAATTCTTGGGAAGAATGTGCAGGATCTGTAACTGATCCTCAAGAAATTCCTAAGTATATGGAAACATTGTATTTAGAATATCGTGGTTCATTACCAGGAGAGATAGAAAAAGTTTCTTGTGTACCAAAAGAAGTTTATAATAAATTGCGTGGAATAAAAGAAAGTGTCGACACATAATAAAAAAGTATTGAATCATTTATATGATTTAATTAACAGAGATAATAAACCTCCCTTTTGTTTTAATATGGATTCAGCTTATCTTCCTAATGACTACTCTAATTTATTTGATGATGATATAGGAATTAATTTTATAGTTGATAAAGATGGAAAATTGATATATTATGGTTACTATGGAAAAAAATAAAAAAATAATAGGTATAACTGCATCTACATTTGATTTGTTACATGCTGGACATATTTCTATGTTAAGAGAAGCTAAAGAACAATGTGATTATTTAATATGTGCATTACAAGTAGATCCAAGTGTTGATAGAGACGAAAAAAATCCTCCTGTACAATCTTTAGTTGAAAGATGGACTCAACTACAAGCTGTAAAGTATGTAGATGAAATTGTACCATATCAATTTGAACCTGATTTAGAAGACATACTAAAAATGTTTAGTATTGATAAAAGAATTATAGGAGCTGAATATAAAAACAAAGCATTTACTGGAAGTAGTACGTGTGCAGAGAGAGGTATAGAAATATATTACAACAAAAGAGATCATAGATTTTCAACTACAGATCTTAGAACAAGAGTTCATAATGAAGAGGTAAAACGAAATGGACAATAATACAGATATTGAAATAAGACGACCAGAACAAATCCAAAAATTAAGACTTGGTATTGTTGGTAGAGGATTTGTTGGAAAAGCAGTAGAAGCTGCATTTCTTAATTCTCGTACTAAGAAAATGATTGTTGATCCAAAATTTAATGAAAATACTATAAAAGATCTCTGTGACTTTGATCCTAATATAGTTTTTATATGTTTACCAACTCCTAGCAATGATGATGGATCTATAGATGCATCACTAGTTGAAGAAGCAGTCAAATCATTAATATTAGGATCACAAGCATTTATTGTGATTAAATCTACAGTTACACCTGATGTAATTGAAAGAATTACAAGATTAGATACACGTATAGTTTATGAGCCTGAATTTCTTACAGAAGCGAATGCTATTAATGATTTTATTCATCCTCGTATAAGAATAATTGGATGTACTGAACCTGGAACTATTAAATATTTAGAAGGTGTTTATAATCATTACTCTTTAGTAGTTGGTACACAACATACACCAATGGCTCCTATTGAAGCTGCTCATTTTAAATATTTTGTCAATTCGTTTTTAGCTACTAAACTGATATTTGTTAACCAATTCAAAAAAGTTGTTGACAAATATGGAGGAGATTGGTATCATATTATGAAAGTACTACCTTCTGATATGAGAATAGGACCAACACATCTTATGCAACCTGGTATGGACAATAGAGAAGGTTTTGGTGGAGCATGTTTTCCAAAAGATATGAACGCATGGATAAATTTTTGTGAAAGATTAGGTGATGTAGATCCTTCTTTGATGAAACATGCTAGAGATGTAAATAATGAACTAAGATCACAATATGAACTGAGTGAAAGAGAGGAAGAACAAAATGTCAATTATGGACAAACTAAAAAAGAACTCAAAGATAAAGACAACGGAAGTTCTAGCTGAGTCTAAGTTTTTCAATGAAAAAGAACAAACTCCTACAAGTGTCCCAATGGTTAATGTTGCTTTATCTGGCAATATTGATGGCGGGTTATCTTCAGGTCTTACTGTATTAGCAGGACCTTCAAAACATTTCAAAACATCATTTGCATTAATGATGGCTTCATCATACCTGAAAGCTCATCCAGATGCAGTTATGTTGTTTTATGATAGTGAGTTTGGTTCTCCTCAATCTTATTTTGATTCGTTTGAAGTAGATACAAGTAGAGTTCTTCATACACCAGTAACTAATGTAGAAGAACTCAAGTTTGATTTAGTAGGTCAATTAGAATCATTAGAAAGAGAAGATAAAGTTATTGTGGTAATTGATAGTATTGGTAACTTAGCATCTAAAAAAGAATTAGAAGATGCCATCAATGAAAAAGCAGTAGCTGATATGTCAAGAGCAAAAGCTCTCAAAGGTTTGTTTAGAATGATCACTCCTTATCTTACTATGAAGAATGTTCCTATATTAGCAGTAAATCACACATACAAAGAAATAGGATTATTTCCTAAAGATGTAGTTGGTGGTGGAACTGGTATATATTATAGTGCTGATAATATTTGGATTATTGGTCGTCAGCAAGATAAAAAAGGAACTGAGATACAAGGATATCATTTTGTAATTAATGTAGAAAAAAGTAGATATGTAAAAGAAAAATCTAAAATACCAATTACAGTATCTTGGGAAGGTGGTATACAAAACTATTCTGGTTTATTAGATGTTGCTCTTGCAGGCAACTTTGTTACTAAACCAGCTAATGGATGGTATGTTGCTAATGGATCAGAAAAGAAAGTTAGATATGATGATACTCTCAATAAAGAGTTTTGGGATCCTATATTCAAAGATACTGATTTTACAGAGTTTGTAAAAAAACAATATTCTATTGGTTTTCAATCACAAGTATCAATGGATGAGATAGTTGAACAAGCCTAAAATCTTAAAAAAGATTATTCCAGAACAAAGAATTCTAAGACACATTAACGAATTCAACAATTCAGATAAAAGACATCCTGGTACTATGAATACAGCTGATCCAGGAAAGTATATGCATGCTTATGATGATTTAATATCAGAAGTATTAAAAACTAAAGTTACAGCAGTAAGTGGTAATTATTATAAACATGATATTCCTTACATGCCTCATACAGATTATAAAAGTCATCTTGGAAATTGTGTAAATGCAGTTATACCTTTATCGTATACTAAAAATCAACCAAGATTTATTATTTTTGATCAAATGTGGAAATACGAAAGTGTTACATGGTGTATGCATTATGATGTAAAAGTGTTTGGCAGATATTGTGGAGTGAATACTGGAGTTAAAGGTTGTCCACATGAATATGATGTTGAATATCTTACCAATAAAGAGATAGATGATAATTTATATAACAATCATTTGTCTCATTTAAAGAAAGAAGATTTATTTGGAATGTCAGGAACAGTAACTTATTTTGAACCTAGAGATATTATTTTATTTAATAATCAAAATATTCATTGTACTTCTTCCATAAATGGTGTAAAATTAGGATTAAGTTTGAGGTTTAAATATGGTTGAGAATAAAGATTATGAATTAATTCCTGGAGAAAATGATCATTGGCATATTAGAATACTTTCAGGTAAATTCATTGAAACTGTATTTTATTACAAAGAACTTCAACTAAGAGAAAGTCAAGAACATCTAAAATTTGGTACTATAGTTACTCAACATCAAATGGATGTTGACTGGGATTATCATAATGATGTAGAATGGCATAAACTAACAGGAAATATTCTCATATCCTTAATGGATAGAGTCGATACAGATAAATGAGTACGATTGAACAAACAGTATTAAAAAATATTATTACTAATGAACCTTACATGCGTAAGGTTTTGCCTTTTATTAAACCTGAATACTTTCAGGGTGTATATAATCTTATGTTTAAAGAAGTAGCAAAGTATGTTGCTAAATATAATTCTTTACCAACCCATGATTCTCTTAAAGTAGAAATAGATGCTAGTGATAAATTTAATCCTGATCAATATTCAGCTGCACAAGAAATACTTCAAAATTTATTTGTAAAAGATGAAAGTGATGAAAAATGGTTAATTGATTCTACTGAAAAGTGGTGTCAAGATAGAGCAATTTATAATGCAATATATGAATCTATTTCTATTATAGATGGTAAACATAAATCCTTAACTAAGAATGCATTACCTGATTTATTAACAAAAGCATTATCAGTTACATTTGATCCTACTGTTGGACATGACTATATTGAAGATGTGGAAGGTCGTTATGATTTTTACCATGAACAAGAAGAAAGGATTCCGTTTGACCTTGAATATTTTAACAAGATTACTAAAGGTGGTGTACCCAACAAAACTCTCAACATTGCTCTTGCTGGTACTGGTGTTGGAAAGTCTCTTTTTATGTGCCATGTGGCTTCTTCTTGCTTAACTCAAGGAAGAAATGTACTATATATCACAATGGAGATGGCAGAGGAGAGAATAGCTGAACGTATAGATGCTAATCTCCTTGATGTACCACTAGATCAGCTAGAAAACTTATCAAAACAAATGTTAATGGATAAAGTTGATCATATAGCTGCTAAAACTAATGGTAAACTTATTATAAAAGAATATCCTACTGGTTCTGCTCATACAGGACACTTCAGAGCGTTACTCAATGAATTAAAATTAAAACGTAACTTTATGCCTGAGATTATTTTTGTGGATTATCTTAATATATGTTCATCTAGTAGAATGAAAGGAATGGGTGGTGCAATTAATTCGTATACTTATATTAAAGCAATTGCTGAAGAGCTGCGTGGGCTCGCTGTCGAGTTCGACGTACCGATTGTGTCTGCAACACAGACGACGCGTTCGGGTTTTACTAGCTCAGATCCTGGGCTTGAAGATACATCCGAGTCTTTTGGATTACCCGCGACTGCCGACTTAATGTTTGCTTTGATTAGTAGTGAAGAGTTAGAACAACTTGGTCAGATTATGGTTAAACAACTAAAAAATAGATATAACGATCCAGTGAAATATAAAAGATTTGTTATTGGTATTGATAGAGATAAAATGAGATTATTTGATGCAAGTAATCAAGAAAACATTGTAGATGATACACCAGCTTTTGATAAAGGTAAAATAAATGAAAGATTCAAAGATTTTAAAATGGAGTAAGATATGAAAAAATTTGAGAAAAACTTTGGTGAAGGAACTAAATGGGATTTAGATTATGGTAAATTAACAATTTTAGCTTTGTGCATATACATTGCTGTTCAGGTATCTTAATGAAAGTCAAATTAGTATCTTATTCACAATCAAGTCCTATTAAATATGAATTGAGAGATATTCAAAGAGTGGTAGGATATTGTGCAAGAGTATCTAATCCTAATAATCAACATAATAGTGAATCATCTGAAAAACTATTAAAGTACTTGATAAAACATAAACATTGGTCTCCGTTTGAAATGGCTAGTGCTTGTTTAGAAATTGAAACAACTAGAGATATTGCTAGACAATTATTAAGACATAGATCTTTTTCATTTCAAGAATTCAGTCAAAGATATGCTGATCCTACGGACGATTTAGCTTTTGAAATTAGAGAAGCTAGATTACAAGATAGTAAAAATAGACAAAACAGTATTGATGTAGATGATCATGTTCTTACAGCTTGGTGGGATGCTCAACAAAAATTTATTATTGAAAATGTTCAAAGAATTTATAAAGAAGCTATAGATAAAGGAATAGCTAAAGAACAAGCTAGATCTATATTACCTGAAGGAAATACTAAATCAAGACTATATGTCAATGGTACGATAAGATCATGGATTCATTATGTTGAGTTAAGATCAGCAAATGGTACTCAAAAAGAACATATGGAATTAGCTAAAGCTATTGGTCAAGTTATAACTAAAATATTTCCATTAATGGAGGAATTCATATGATTTATGGTAGAGGATCAAATAAGCCTGGGAGATTACCAGGAGATAATGATCATATTTCTACATACTATAAAGATGATTTTTCTGAATATTGCAAAGTATGTGTTGACAAAAGTTTAGATAGGTTGTATTATATCTTATATTATAAACAAAATTCTGTTAACTGGTTTCACGAAGAATGCTTTCCTGGAAAGTCTATATCATATGTAGAATCAGCTGCAGAGAATTGGGCATTAGGAATTAAAACAATAGAGGAGCCAATGTATAATGAAATATTACTCGACTAAAACTTATGGTCATAATATTGGTCTAAGCGCTTGCTTTAGACAACCAAATGCACATAGCCATTGTAAATATCTACATGGATATGCTTTACAATTCAAATTTACATTTGGATGTGATCAATTAGATGATAAAAATTGGGTTGTAGACTTTGGTGGTCTAAAGCCTCTTAAAAAATGGTTAGAAGACCATTTTGATCATAAAGTAGTATTAGAATTAGAAGATCCTAAGATGCAATACTTTGAAAATATTGCTGCAGCAGGATTATGTGAACTTACTATATTTAATGGAGTAGGTGTAGAGAAATTTGCAGAGCATGCATTTAAATTTGCTGATAAGTTAGTAAAAGAAATGACTGAAGGTAGATGTTGGTGTGTATCTGCTGAGTGTGCAGAACATGGAGCAAATAGTGCAATCTACTCAAGATAAACCAGCTAGACAATATACTTACTCAGAAGTATTCAATTCGATTCAAGGAGAAGGATACTATACAGGCACGTGGACATTGTGGGTTAGATTCTTTTTATGTAACTTACAATGTGATGGCTTTGGTCAAATAGATCCTACTAGACCTGATACATACGATCTTCCTTATAAAGACTTTGATCCAAAAAGTGTTAATAGAGTAGAAGATCTTCCTGTGTGGGATAAAGGATGTGATAGTTCTTATACTTGGTCTAAGAAGTTCAAACATCTAATGGGTAGAGCTACTGCTGCTGAGATATTACAAAAGATAAAAAATACAGCTAAAGATGATTTGAATCCACTTGGTAGTTTTCATCATCCTATATCTAAGCAAACAGCACATCTTTGTATAACCGGTGGTGAACCATTGATGAAACATGCTCAGATGGCTGCTTTAGAATTTGAGGAGGCTTGGCATTGGGATTACCATAGACCTAAGTGTGTAACATGGGAAACTAATGGTACTCAAGCATTCTTACCTGAATTCAGAGAAGCATTATTGAATAGAGGTGTATGGACTGTTCCTGTATTCTTTTCTGTATCTCCTAAATTGTGGACTGTAGCAGGAGAAAAAAGAGAGAAAGCTATCAAGCCTGAAATAGTACAAGAGTATCATAAAATTAGTACTATTGTTAACAATGACTTATCTCCTGGTAGACCATCAGGTCAATTGAAATTTGTAATGGGTCCTAAAAAAGAACAGTGGGAAGAAATGGAAGAAGTTCTTGCTATGTTTAGAGACAAAGGTATAGATTGGCCTGTTTATATAATGCCTGTAGGAGCTACCGTAGAAGAACAAGAAACATCTGCGGGTGAAGTAGCTGAAATAGCTTTTAAGAGAGGATATAATGTATCTGGTAGACTACATTGTTATCTATTTGGAAATGCGATTGGAACATAAATGATTAGTAAAACTATAAAGAAAAGATTGAAAGATAAAGGAATTAGATATTGGGCTGGTGATAATATATCACAAGTTATAGAAGATGGAGATAAGGAAGCATTAATTGAAGAACTAAAAGAAAAGTTTGAAGGTGTTTTAGATACATTATTGATTGATAGAGATAATGATCCTAACTCTATGGATACTCCTCGTCGTTTAGCTAAAATGTATATTAATGAGATTATGGGTGGACGATATGACAAAGCTCCTAAAGTAACTGCTTTCCCTAATGTAGATCCAGAGACTCGATATGGGGGTATTATTGTAACTCGTGCTGAACTTATATCTATGTGTTCTCATCACCATCAGCCTGTTAAAGGTGTAGCATATATTGGATTGTTAGCTGGAGTAAAAGTTATTGGATTATCTAAATATGCTCGTATTGCTCAATGGTGTGCAGCTCGTGGTACATTGCAAGAAGAATTAACTATGAGTATTGCTAATGAATTAATGAAGCATACGGGTACAAAAGATTTAGCTGTATATGTACAAGCTACACATGGATGTATGGAACACAGAGGAGTATTGGCTCATAGCTCACTTACACAAACTACTGAGCTTCGTGGTCAATTTTTCAATCCATCAGTTAAGAATGAATTTTTAGATTATATTAAAATGCAACAAGTATTCGCGGGGACTAGAACATGAGCAAGTGGTATAAATTTTATATATGTGAGTTTGTTAATACAAAACATAAAACGAGAAAATATGATGACTGTTTTCTAAAGTTTGGAATTACTCATCATATGGATGTATTAAAAAGATTTGATCCTAAAGTAGATGATGGATATATAAAAAATTATCAAGATTGGAAAATATTTCCAAAATATAGTAAAGTTTTATATTCTTATAATGAAGCTAAAAAATTAGAAGATTATTATAATAAAGTTTTGTATCCTAATCCTGGTCCTAATAAAGTATGGGTTGAAAATTATTTTAATTTAGAGGATAATAATTATTATGATAATTGTTCAGGAATTACAGAACTTAGATTGTTTACTAGAAAGCAAGCAAACTATGTTGTAATGAATGCTTACAAAATGTTAAGTAAAGATGATGTTGAACAAAAAAGAATTATTAGAGAAGAATTAAAGGTTGCTGTATGACGTTAATGATAAAAAAGAGGAGTCAAATATGGGTTACTTTTCAAAAGGAGGGGATACATTGTTATCCAGCTGCAAAAGATGATCCTAAACTTGCTACTGGCGATTGGGATGACGTATCTTTTTTGGGTAATCCTCACCGTCATATTTTCCATTTTAGGGTGGGTATTGACGTTCTCCACGAAGATCGTGATATTGAGTTTATACAGTTTAGTCGCTGGTTGCAGCGTTTATATAATATGGATGTACTTGAACTCGATTACAAATCTTGCGAAATGATATCAGATGAATTAGCAGAAAAGATATGTGAGAAATATCCAGGTAGAAAAGTAAGTATAGAGGTATCAGAAGATGGAGAAAATGGTTCTATATCTGAATATATTCCTAATGCCCCAGCTTATTAATCTTATAAATAAGTTATAATAATATATCAAATGGGGATAGACATGGGTGCTTTCAAAAATTTTCTTAAAGAAGCTGATATGGTGGACGCAGCTAAAAAGAAACTAAGAAAAATGCCAAAAGGCAGTAAAGTTAGTTTTGACCACCAAGGAACAGGAAAAAAGATTACAGGAACCTATATGGGTATGAAAAATATGGGTGGAAGATCTTATGCTCATGTTGAACATCCTAAAGGCGTTAATCATCCAAATATGATTCCTGTTCATCATATTCACCAAACTAGAGGCAAATAAGATGAAAGATTTTTTTAAACTTAGAGAAGAGCTTCAAACTTTAGAAGTTAAGGAAGCTACACATCTTACTATGATAACCCATGACGGAGAAGAACATCATGTTATTCATGGTATGGCTCACACACAAGCTAATGCAGATAAAGTAAGAAATGCTACTGCAAAGGCTGCTGCTAAACATGCAGGAGGTGGAGTAACTCATCACGATATAAAAGATGGTTGGGATGAAGGTGCACATCACGAGATGGCTTCAAACCCTCACACAGATAGTAAACCAGCTACCAAAGGAGCAGCTAGATTTGCTGGTCACGGCGATATGACAATTCATAAGAGTCTTGATGCCTATGTCAAACATCATGCAAAAGATGATGCTGATTATCACAATTCAGGAGAGGATTACGATTAGTGAAAACTTTTTCTGAAATTAGAGAAAATAAATTAGGTTCTTTAATTGATAAGGCTCATAAGCAACAGCAACTCCATACTAGAGGTGGACAAGCTAGTACTAATGCACACAATCACCATCACGAAGCTCTTGGTGAATTTGAACGTGCTAAAGATGCTCATAAAAATGGAGATAATAAAGCTGCAAAGCAACATGCTAAAAATGCTGTTTCTCATTCGTTATATACAAGTGTATATGATGGTTATAAAAAAGGTACGGGAGACGAACACCATAACAAATTAGCAATGCATCTTGGAATGGGTGATATGAATAAACCAGGTAATTCAGATCAACATATGAAAGCTGCTCAAAAAAGATTGTAGACTTTCCTAACTTTTTGAAGTATAATATAATTTTATAATGGAGAAACTATGACTGATTTTTGTCACATTACACCTACACGGTATCTTGATATGTTTGCTACCGGTAGGTCTTTTCACTTAACATTAGCTCACCTTGTAGAGATAGATAAAGACTATGCTGACTTCTATAAACATTTAGGACAATGGAGTCACATGGGTCAAGGATCCATAAACATTATGGACAACAGTGCATTTGAAATGTACAAAGAAGGTAGACCTATGTATTCTACTGAAAAGCTAATACCTATGGCTCATGCGTGTGGAGCTAACTATGTTGTTATGTCAGATTATCCTGATCAGGATTATAAGAAAACTATAGATGCTGCAATAGAAATGGCACCTGATCTGATACAAGCTGAATTAGGAACATTCTTTGTACCACAATCTAAGATTGGAGATGTTGATGGATTAATTGAATCTTTTGAATGGGCTGCAGAAGAATCTAATATAGATTATATTGGTGTATCAATACTTGCTGTTCCTAATGCATATGGAGTAGAAAAACATAATAAACTTCAAAGATTCTTATCTCGTTGGAAGTTTATGGATACATTATCGGAATGTGGTATTTTGAATAAAATAAAAGAGAATGATAAAAAACTACATTTTCTTGGAATGGTAGATGGTCCTAATGAGATTGAATTAGTAAGAAATTATTTGTGGGCTATTGATACTTGGGACAGTAGTGCAGCTGTATGGGCTGGATTAATGAATACAAGATTTGATAATTCCCCATCAGGATTAATTAATGGTAAAATTGAAACTCCAGTTGACTTTGATCATAATTCTGCTACAATAGAACAATTAGGAATGGCAATGAGCAATTGTCGTTATATTGATCGATTGTTAGAGGAAAAGTATGAAGATTAATTGGAAATACAATGAACCACAAATACTATTAGAAGTATCTAAATATTTGGAAAGTACATATGGTCAACATTATGCTGGAAACAAAGAGATCCAGACTGTTGACTTTTGGCATTCATTAGGTAGTCTCGATACGACTGCTAGAGATAATGCTATTAAGTATCTTGCTAGATATGGTAAGAAAGGTGGTAAGAATCGTAAAGATCTTATCAAAGCAATTCACTATATTATCCTTATGATGTGGGATCAGGAACAGGAGACGAATACAGAATGAGTATGAAACATATATCAGCTACTACGTCAACATCTACGTTAACGAAAGTACAACCTAAAGATATTCAACCTAATGCTGTAGATTTACGTATAGGTAAAGTATTTAAAATAAATGATAAACTATTTCAACTTGATGAAGAAGAAAAAAGACACAGAGGATCCGTAGAGATGAAATGTGACTTAGCTGGGTATTGGACTTTAGATCCTGGTTCTTATGAAGTTATTATGGAAAACGAAATAGAAGTTGGTCCAGGAGAAGCTGGATGGGTAATTACTCGTAGTACTTTAAATAGAAATGGTGTATACTTAACAAGTGGTTTATATGATACAGGGTATAACGGAGTTATGGCTGGTGTTATGCATGTAAACATAAATGCTTTTAGAGTTAAGAAAGGTACTAGAATAGGACAATACTTAAACTTTCAAGCAGAAAATATTGGTAACTATGATGGCGATTACGGTAAAGGAGGAGAACATGACAGAAAGTACGGAGAGTCTACCACCATCACTTGATTTTTTTCTTAATCATATTGGAATCAGAGATGAAAATGTAATTATTATAAATAAGTCTACTGACTCAAAAGGATTACCAGATGATTATATGGATTCTAGCCATGGTTGGCTTCCATCATATCCTGGACAAGAGCCACCATTTTAAGGAGAAAAAATGAAAGATAGTTATAAAGCATTCCCTCCAATGGCAGCATTGGAATTATTTAAATTTGGTTGGAAGTCTGTTTTAACCGTACAACATTCACCCCTAAAAAAATTACATCCACAAGTAGCCCATATGTTATTCTTAATATTAGGATTCATGTGGAGTGGAATATTTGCAGCATCTGTTGGAAGTATTCAATGGTTTGGATTTAGTGCGTTTGTTCATGTGTTGATTATTAGTGGAATAATGATTACATATACTATATTCAATGAAGCTGAAAAGAGACCACATACGTTTAATAATTTTAAATTGAAAAAAGGATATCACAGTTATCCTAGAGCTAGACAAAATATGTATATTGATGGAAAGAAAGTGAGATTAGAAAATGGAGATCCAGGAGGAGAACACGAGTAGTGTTAAACAAGCTGCTCAACTACAAGCTGAACAAGCATTTACAGGGTTTATAAAGTTTAGTAAATGGACATTTTATTTTTCTTTAGCATTTTTGTTAATTGTAGCAAAATGCAATTTTGGAGATGATGGAACAGGAGGAACTGGTAATCCAGACTTGTATCCAGAATATTTGGAAAGGATGGGAATAAATGAATAATGAATCATATGATAATGAAGGTTTTGGTTGGGCATTTTTAGCTATAGTATTCTTTATGTTAGTATTTCCAGCTATGTTATTATTTTCATCTTTAGATACTTGGGATACATTTGTACAAATGCATATTCCAGATGGTGATTGTTGGGAAAATGCTAAACATGAAAAAGTATGTAAAGGTGAAGTTGACTGTAAGTTTATGAGAAACTTTTGTACTAAACTATGAGTGATAAAAAAATTGTTTTCCTTACGGACTTGATTGAACAAAAACTTCGTAAGGAAAAGGAAATAGAATATTACGAAAAAAAATTAAAAGAGATAACTGATAAATTATTCTTTCTTAAAAAAGAACAAGATTTAACTAATCTTATAATTAATATTATACAACACGAAAAAATAACAGATATAAAAGAGTTTTTAACAAATGAAGAAATTAATTGAGAATTTACCAGAATTTTGTTTAAGTCATTGGTTACTTAGAATACCAATAGCTATAGTTTTTATCCAACAAGGTTATATGAAAATGCCTATTGATGTAGATGAAGCTGCTTCATATGATTTATCTGTATTAGTTTGGTGGTTTGTAACATATGGTGAATTCTTATCTGGTCTAGGTTTATTATTTGGTGGTATATTAACTGCAAATTGGTTATATAGTGAAAAGTTTGATTGGGTTGGTGACATGATTACCAGATTCAGTGGTATAACTATGTGTTGTATTATGACAGGAGTAATATGGATAGGTGAACCAGAAAGTTTATGGGATGTTATTTTATATGATAATCTTCACGTATTTTTATGGGTAGGAGGATTATTCTTTGCACTAAGAGGAAATAGAACCTAATGGAAAAAAATTTAAAAAGAGGTGAAAGACTTTCTAAATCTATTGGAGCTCGTGGAAGAAGAAAAGTAGCTAAGTCTATCAAAGAAAATAAACTATTTAATTTTTTTGCTAAAATAAGAAGACTTAAAAAGAAAAAATAGTTATTCTAAAAATAACCATGTGAGTGTAGCTAAACACCACACTAAAGCAATAAAAACAAAAAGGTAAAAGACTACAACCATTCTTCAGATTGTTGTTTATGTAAAACTAACATATCATTAAATCTAACTGCTAATATTATTAACATACATGCTATCCAAATCCAATTATGCCAAGACCATGGGATAAATAAATGCCACCAAAAATCAAAATGAAAAGGGTGCATAGTACTATAATCAGTACCAGTGTAGTAAGAGTTAGTCAATTACCACAAACCTCTTCTTACTCCAGCAGCATATATTACTAGTGCTATAGCAGTTACAGTCATTCCTACTACAATTACTACAGCTATTATTTCAATAACTTTTCTTCTTAATTCTTGTTGAGCATATATTGCTTCTTGTCTTTTCTTTCTTATATCTGCTTCTGTTTTAAGTAATTCATTCCATGCATTTGGACCTCTTGTAAAAACAATTATGTTTTTTAACTCATCCCTCATATCCTGAGCTTTTTTCTTAGCCATAAATGCGTTTAATGCCTCCTCTTCTACTGATCCTGCATTAAATAATTTTTTAAATAATGGTGGTCTTCTAGCATATTCATCAGCTTTATTGATATCACTAACAGCTCCCATCCATCTTCCAAGGTCACCAGACATAGATTCCACATCTCGTCCAAACTGAAAACCTTTTTTAATTGCATTAAATGCAGCAGTTGCTGTTGCAATTGCTGTTACTGGATCTACCATTCTTCTCTCCGTTTCTTATATTTATAAAAAAATGGAAAAAAGTGTTGACATTTGTTTTTAAATATAGTATAAGGAATGTAGAAATGAAGAGGAGAAAAACATGACAATAGGAAGTAATTATGTAGTGGATCTTGAAGATGAGTTTTTTGGTCTAGCTAATGATCTCATAATTGAAGTAGATTCACAGAAAGAGTTTATTCAAAAGATGTTAGAACATTACAATCTTGTTTCACATCTTTCTGTACAGAATGTTGTTGACCAACTTGCTGAAATGTGGGATGATATGGTAGATCACTATAGGGAGATTGCGTAATGTCTAATGGCAAGAGCAATGGGGAGACGCAGTATGAGAATTAAAGGAGCTATGACTGTCCTTAAAAAAGAAATGGAATTTTTAGGGTTGACATTTGAGCAATTGTGTGTTATGATTAAACATAATCCATATGCTATGCCTAATAAAGTTATAGAAGCATATGGAGTTTATCTAAAAGAGGAGAATAAAAATGTCGAATCAGCGCGCAGGTAAAACACATAGAGCTGGAGCTAACGATAATGGCTTGAGAGATATGCAGATAAGAAATTTTTTTCGTACAAGTAAACAATTACTAGAAGATACAGGAAATGAAGATGCTGCTTTTTACTTTGAACAAGTAGAAGAGCATATCAGTAACGGAGGCTCTATCTATACGGATGATAGGCAGTCTATTAGTCGTATACTAGGCTGTTAATTATTTTCCTGAGACAGATTTCTTTCCAGCAGCATAGGCTTCCTTACCATAGAAAGCTGCAACAATTGCTGCTACAGAAACAAAATATACAGCAGCCATATCTCCTAAGATAGAGGCTGCTTGATCTAATCCTAACCATACAGCTAATACAACTGCTAGCGGATACAATAGCATTCCAGCTAAAGCAAACCAAGCCATCCCTCTTTGTGCATCTTGTTTCTTATCTTCATTTTCCATATCACTTCGCATATCTTCAAGCTGTATCATTCTTTCTTCCATTGCAATTTCATCATCACTTACAGTTCCATCTCCATCACGATCTAAATGTGCCCATCTAGATCCTGGTTCTAATTTTTTAGCTGGTGCCATTTAACAACTCCAATTGTTTTCTGTTTACTAAGTGAGCTTCTTCTATATCTTCTTTGGATTGTCCTAAGTATTCAACTCCTAAACACTCTCTTATCATTATATCCTTTAAAGACTTTTGACAATCTTCTTTAGAATCATAAACTATAAATTCACCTAATATTCTACCAAATTTACCTTTAGCATCATATTTAGATGTTCTTAAAGTTTGTATTGATCCTATTGGCATCATACTTTTTACAAAGTCTTTTGCCATCATTCCAAATTTCTTTTCTTCTAAATCTCTAGTTCTACTTTCTGGTGTATCAATACCATACATTCGAACTCTTTCTCTGTGCATCCAAATACCAAAACCTAGATCTATGTCAATATCTACAGTATCACCATCTACTATTCTTAGTATTTTACATTTATATTCGTACATAAACTTTTTATCCTCTTTCTAACAATTCAATAGGTTGCATTTTCCCATTGTGTTCTTCCATTCGTATTTGACCTTGTCCACATGAATATCTATTGCTGTTTCCTACATTTCTTGCAATTTCTCTTTTTGTTTTTAAACAATCTGATAATGATTCCTTCGGTGTGAATTCTAAAGGTGTCCCATCTACAAATAGAAACAAGATGAATCCCTTAAATATTTCTAACATTAGCTAATTCCCATTTTTTAACTCATCTATTCTTTCTTCTAATTTACTTATTCTTTTTTCAAAAAAATCTAGAGTTAGTTTTTGTTGTTGGTCATAAGGAGCATCACCATTTTCTATATCTTCAGATAATTTTTCTAGCTGACTAGCTAAATGTTCAATTAACATAAATTGTTCACTATCTGCAGGTAAGCTACCCATTTCTCCTCGTGGCCACTTAATTCTAAATTCTGTATTTTCTTCTAAATCAGTACTCATTAATGTAATATTAGTTTCAATCTGATTCAGTCTTTCAATAACACCAAAATAAGCCCAAGTTCCTACTGCTGCAGCTGCTATTAAACTTATTATATTTCTTAAAGGGGTTGCTACTACTGTATTATCACTTAACTTTGCATCTGCCATATTTCACTTTACTCCAAAACTTTTTTCTGTATTTATACAAAAAAACTGTTGACTTTAATTAGAAAATAATATACGATAAATAATGTGAGGAACGAGGAAGAAAAAATGAAGACAATAATAGTTAATATTATTAATGCATTTATTATTTTGATAATAGTTGCATTAAGTGTACAGGCAAAACAAATAGATCAAAAACAATTGAAATGTTTAGCATTAAACATATACCATGAGGCAAGATCTGAACCACCAGTTGGTCGATATGCTGTAGCATGGGTTACTCTTAATAGAGTAGAACATGAAAAATTTAGAGATACGATTTGTAAAGTAGTATATCAACCTGGACAATTTAGTTGGACAGAAGATGGTAAAAGTGATAAAGCATATGAAAAAGAAGCATTCAAACAAGCTATGAAAATAGCTGAAGATGTTTATTATGCAAAAGAAGAAGGAAAGATTGATCCTACTAATGGAGCTACTTTTTATCATGCTGTATATGTAAAACCTAAATGGAGACATAGTATGTCAAGTAGTCTTAAAATAGGTAAACATATTTTTTACACTTGGGACGGAACTTGGTAATAAACTGTTATAAATAAATCAGTTTAAACTTTTTATTAGAGGAAAAAATATGACGCAGCTGATTGACCCGCAAAAATTTACTGACACTACAGACCGTTTACGGTCTTTTTTTTTAGACAAGGGATTTTTAGAAGTCCATACACAAAATAGATTGAGTATTCTTGCTGCCTGTGAAGACCCATTTAATGTAGCTACTTACAATTATGCAGGTCAAATATGGCCGTTACCACAAACGGGACAAATGTGGTTAGAACACGAATTACTTACAAAGCCAGATGTTCCTGGCTTTTTTTGTGTCTCAACATCATATAGACAAGAACCAAATGCAATACCAGGAAGACATGATATTATTTTTCCTATGTTTGAATTTGAATTTCCAGGAGATATATCAACTCTTAAATCTATGGAAAGAGAGTTAGTAAATTATCTAGGATTTGCAGCTCCTGAAGAAAAATCATATGAAGCATGGCAGAGACATTATAACTTAGCTACTTATGAAGAAATTGAAGCTAAACATGAAAACCAAATGGGTGAAGAATTTGGTACTGCTATGATTACTGATTTTCCAGAATTCACAAGTCCTTTTTGGAATATGTCCAGATGGGATACTGGTATGCATAGTAAAAAAATAGATGTAATACTAGGAGGAATGGAAACTATTGGTTCCGCAGAAAGATCCTGTGATAAAGAACAAATGAGAGATACATTTCATACAATTGCAAAAGGTGAATACTCAAAATTATTATTTCAATTATTTGGAAAAGATAGAGTAGAAAAAGAATTAGAAGATTTTTTCAAGTTAGAATTCTTTCCACGAGTGGGTGGAGGAATAGGATTGACCAGGCTGATTGCAGCTATGAGTTAAATAGTTTGGGGTGGCGGAATTGGTAGACGCGGTGTACTGTTTATACATTGTCTGGAGCAAGACGTGGTGGTTCGAATCCACCCCCCAAAGCCAAGAACAAATATTTATATATAAGAATATCGGGCAAAGCCTTCAAACAAGGAATCCTGATAAAAAAACGTAACCGAAACTCTAACAAACTTGGAGAAGTTATAAATGAAAAATATACTAATCACAATTTGTGTGATGTTTCTGGCTATGCCAGCACTCGCACGAGACTACATATCATCTGTAGGATCTTCTACAGTTTATCCTTTTACAACAGTTGCCGCAGAATATTTCGGCAAAAATACAGAATTCAAAACTCCTGTTATTGAATCAACTGGAACTGGTGGTGGAATGAAAATATTTTGCAAAGGTATTGGAACAAATACACCAGACTTAACCGGTGCTTCAAGAGCAATTAAAAATTCTGAAAAAGAAATGTGTGCTTCCAATGGAGTTACTCCTATAGAAAATTTAATAGGGTATGATGGAATTGTATTTGCAAATGCAAATTCTGGACCTAAAGGAAATTTTACTAAAGAAGATATCTTTAACGCAGTAGCACTAAATGTTTTAATAGATGGTCAATGGGTACCTAATCCATATAAAAAATGGTCTGACATTAATCCCTCCTTTCCTAATAACGAAATTGATATTATGATACCTCCTCCTTCATCAGGTACAAGAGATGCATTTGTTGAATTAGTTATGCACTCTGTATGTAAGAAGGTATATGGAATGCCTAAAAAAGGTAATGATGGATATAAAGCTCTTTGCTCAGCTGTTCGTTCAGACAAACACGTAGTACAGATGGGTGAAAATGATAATCTTATTATTGCTAAATTAGATGATGATGATAACAGATGGGGAGTTTTTGGCTTTTCATTCTTAGATCAAAATAATGATAAAGTTAAAGGTGCAACTATTGATGGTGTTGAACCAACCTTTGACACAATAGCAGACAGTTCTTATAAAGTATCAAGACCTTTATACTTTTACTATAAAAAAGAACATGTAGGAATTATACCTGGCTTACAAGAATTTGTAGATTACTTTAATTCAGATATAATTATTGGTGAAGATGGTGCTGCTACAGACCGTGGTTTAATACCACTTAATTAATTTAATTGGGTGAGGGGGAAACTCCTCACCTTTTTACAAAAAGGAAATAATATAATGGAACTCATAACATTTTGGATGGCAATTGGTTTTTTATTAGCTGCTTATTCAGTAATAGCAAATGATTCAGTACAGACTTTAGGTACTTGGATTGCATCAAATAACGAAAGAGTCAATTGGAAAGTAATGTGGGGGTGTGCATCTGCTGTTTTACTTTGGGCTTTATGGTACGGTTGGTATATGTATGGTGGCGATATATCATACGGCAGACTAAATAAGATACCTTTTCAAGAAATACAATGGTATCATGCTATGGCACCAGCATTACTAGTATTACTTACTAGAGTGGGTGTTCCTGTATCAACTTCATTTTTAGTTTTAAGTGCTTTTGCTAGTACATTTATATTAGAAAAAATGCTAATGAAATCTATGATGGGATATGCAGTTGCAGCTGTAGCAGCATATGCTATATGGATTGGAGTTAGTAAAATATTAGATGAAGCTAAACCAGTTAAAGAAGAACATAAAAAGTATTGGCGAATAGGTCAATGGTTTACAACAGGATTTCTTTGGTGGACTTGGTTATCACATGATATGGCTAACATAGCCGTGTTTCTTCCTAGAGAAATACCAGTTGATTTAATGTTAATAATTAGTGTTGTTTTTATTGCTGGTCTTTGGTATATGTTTAGTGAAGGTGGTGGTAGGATTCAAAACATTGTACTTGAAAAACATAACACTCGTTATGTAAGAAGTGCTACTATCATTGATGGAGTATATTGGTTAATTTTATTTTTCTTTAAAGAACTAAATGATATTCCTATGTCAACAACATGGGTATTTGTTGGACTTCTTTGTGGTAGAGAATTAGCCATGGCTACTGTTACCGGTAAAGAAAAGTTTAAAGTTGTCTTTCCATTGATTGGAAAAGACTTCTTAAAGATGATGGTTGGTCTTGCAGCATCAGTTGGTGTTGTATTATCAATTCATTATATTATAGTTCCAAACGGACTATAAAAATCTTATATATAGGGGTGTAGGAGAAATCCTGCTCCCCGTAAATTTTAACTTTAAATTCCCTAAAGAAAGGAACCTTATGAAATATTTCATAAAAGGATTGGCTATCCTAATAATGCCGCTTTTTCTATTATCAACTGCATTTGCAGATATCAAAGTTGGTTTTATATATGTTGGACCAACAGGAGATCATGGATGGACTTACATGCATGATGAAGGACGTAAAGCAATTGAAAAAGAATTTGGAGATCAAGTAACAACAACATATGTTGAAAGTGTAAAGTATGGACCTGATGCTGAAAGAGTTATGACTCAAATGGCTATGCAAGGATATGATATGATATTTGCTACTTCATTTGGATATATGGAACAAATGAAAAATGTTGCTAAAATGTTTCCAGATATAAAGTTTGAACATGCTACAGGATATAGTACTTCAGATAATATGGCTGTATATTCTTCTAAATTTTATCAAGGAAGATATATCCAAGGTGTAATTGCAGGACATATGAGTAAAGCTGGTAAAGCTGGATACATTGCTTCATTTCCAATTCCAGAAGTTATTAGAGGTATAAATGCTTTCTACCTTGGTGCTACTTCTGTTAATCCAGATTTTGATATTGATGTTGTATGGGTTAACACTTGGTATGATCCAGCAAAAGAAGGTGATGCTGCAAGAGTTATGATAAATCAAGGTGCTGATATTATTACACAACATACAGATTCAACTGCTGCATTATCTGTTGCAGAAGAATTAGGTGTAAAGGCTTTTGGTCAAGCATCAGATATGATTAACTTTGCTCCAAATACTCAACTTACTGCTATCATAGATGATTGGGGTCCTTATTATGTGGAAAGAGTAAGAGCTGTATTAGAAGGTACTTGGGAATCAGCTGATACATGGGGTGGAATGGATACCGGTATGGTAAAAATGGCACCTTATACTAATATGCCAGAAAATGTTAGAATGATAGCTATAAAAATAGCTGAAGATATCAAATCTGGTAAGTTAGATCCATTTGGTGGTCAATTTACTGTTGGTGAATTGTTAGGTATGAAAAAATATCTACCTGGGATTGATGCTACACAACCTTAAAAATAAAAAAAAGGGCAATATTTTTTGCCCTTTTTCTATGTTTTTTTAAAATTAACTGTTGACTTTTATTCCAAAATATGGGATAAAGAATATATCAAATGAAGGAGAAATTAAATTATGGATATGTTTTTAAACAATAGTAAAATTTTTGATGCTGAAAAAGCTAACAAAGAATATAGTGCTGTTTGGAGCTGTGGTGATTTTGATTCTAAATTAGAATTAACTGATGTAGTAAATGATTGGAATGATAATCCTTTAGCTGCATTTCCAGTTATTAAGTATATGGGATTTACAGCACAAGCTGCTGGTAATACTATTAAAGATGTTTACTTTGCTGCTAACAAATTATATGAAGCTGCAGCTAAGGAAAAAGGTGATTGGCATTTCTTTATAGAGGCTTTTGATTACAATGCTGATACTAATTCTTACGATATGATAACTGGTTCATAATTCATTTGATATAAATAAGATCTGTAGATGTTGGAGGACATTCAGGACACGGGGGCGGTACCCGTCGCCTCCACCATAAACACACTAGATGTTGGCATATTTAATATGTAACCATACCTTAGGTACACAACGGTTAACATCATCTGATTGTAAGGTAGAATCGGCTAGTGTGTTTATGTGGGGGCGAAATAGGATCGACTGGTGTTTGAGTCTACAAAAAAATAAATGCAAACGATAATTTTGCACCTTCAGATTACGCCCTAGCGGCTTAATTATGACGAGCTGGCCACTTGCTTTGGAACAGAAAAGTGGCGCAAATTTTAATCGATTAATAAAAAGGAAAACGAATGAAAAAAATAATTGCATCAGCAGCTTTTTTTATTGGTATGACAGCAGCTGCGAATGCAGCTGATCTTGGAAACGGACTTTCAGCTGGGGCTGAATTAGATATTAACTATACAACTGGATCTGAAGCGTGGGTATATAAAATTACGCCTGAAGTAGGTTATGCTACTCCATGGGGTGTAGATTTAAGTGCAGAGACATCAATTATGATTGATGATCCTGAGTTCACTGGTATTAGTTGGGAAGCCGAATGGATGATTCCAACTACACCGGTAGAAGCGTATGCTAAAATTAAATCAGACGCTGATCACGATTTTGGAGATACAACTATTGGTCTTTCCTGGTCGTTCTAAGAGTTAGGGTTGCTACTAAATAAGCACGTGGGGAGCCAAGGTTAGCTCCCCTCTTTTATAGGAGTTGTTATGCATATTGAAGTCTTAGAAGATAATATTGATTTTAAAAAAATAATAGCTGAAGCTAACACAATAAAAGTATCTTTAAAAAAAGGTTGGACTAATATTGGTCATGTTGGTTTACAAGGACATAAACCTAAATTATATCCTTTAGAAGAATATAAAGCATCTATTGGTAAATCTACAACTCTTAGATATCCTGAAAATTATTTTAAATATTCATTATGGAATACTCCAACTCTTAATCGTATCTTTGAAAAATATGGAATGGTTAGAACAAGAATCATGCAAAGTGATCCAAAAACTTGTTTATCTATGCATGCTGATTTAACAAAAAGGATTCATATTCCTTTAATTACTAATGATCAGTGTTTTATGATGATTGAGGATAAAGTTTATTATTTACAAACAGGCAAAATATATTTAACTAATACAACAAAAAAACATACAGCAGTAAATGCATCTTATCAAGCAAGAGTTCATATTGTAGGTTGTGTTTATTCATAGGAGGAGAGCATGAAATTTTCAGTATTTATTATTGTTACTTTGTTATCTTTTACTTTTTTTATATCTGAAGTTAATTCTCAGCAAGTAAAACAAGTTCCAGTTACTTTACAATGTGATGATAGAAAAAAAATATTTAAAATATTAGAGAATAATAAAGAAGACTTATTGATAGATGGTACTGGTTTAGTAAAATCTGCAATTAATAATTTTAATTATCCAACCAGATTTGGTTTATTTGCCAATCAAGAAACTAAAACCTTTACTGTATTAATAATGTTTAATGATCTTTTAACTTGTTTACTATTTCCAGGATCTAATTTTGAACCCTACACTGGTGAAAATCCTTGGGATTTATTGAAGGAAAAAGTAGAAATAAAATGAAGGTAGCTATTACCGGTCACACATCAGGGTTAGGTAAAGCTCTTTTTGATTTATTTAGTATTGGAAATCAAGTGACAGGTTTCAGTAGATCTAATGGATACGACATTAGAAACTTTAATAAAATAGTAGATCGTATTCATGGTTATGATATTTTTATTAACAATGCTTATGATAAGTATTCTCAAATAGATTTATTAAGAGAAGTATTTTTAATTTGGCAAGATCAATCAAAAACTATTATAAACATTTCTTCATTAGCATCTTCTAATCTAAAATCATTAACAACAAAACAAGTATCTCAATATAGTGTACACAAAGCTGCATTAGATTCTCAAGTTCATCAATTACAAATGTTACAAAAAAAATGTAGGATTATTAATTTAAGACCTGGTTATTTTGGCCAAGATAAAATTGATGTAAATGTTTTAGCTAAATTTATTAATTTCATCCATGATCATAAACTCTATATCTTAGAAACAACGCTGTTGCATAAATAATAAAAAAGGAGTATGATTAGGCAACGGATGAATGAACTTGAAGAAAGATGCGAAAACCTCAAATGGAGAATTAAATTATTACAGCAAAGAATCGCCGATCATGGCGTGTTTGCAACTTCCTCAGATAGAATTCATAAAATTTCTAGGTCACACAATTCCTCCAAGAAGAGTGAGAGTCCCGAAGAAATATCGACACAAGGGGGATTATCATCTGATGACATCATCAGAGATGAATCAAAGAGAAAAAGCAAGACTAGACAAAATAGAAAACGAAAAACAAGGAATGAACCTACTATTGAAGAAATAGCTCTTACTACAGATGAAGAATTAGATCAAGCTATAAACAGTGCAATGAAAAAAATAGGAAAAAAATGACTGAAATAAAATGGGATGATAATGCTTGGGAAGAATTTCCAAAATTGCATAATTATTTTAATAAATTATGGTTAGCAGAGAAACTGGGATACTATTGTGGACCTTGTGGTGTAACTCCTAAGAAAGGAAAGTATGTAGTAAGACCAATTTATAATCTTTCTGGTATGGGAGTAGGAGCTAAGATAAAAAAAATAAAAGATGATTCTGCAGTTCCTCCAGGATACTTTTGGTGTGAAAGATTTGAAGGAGATCATTACTCTGTTGATTATGAATGGACTGCCGATTCACAAATTGGAGGATATTGGACTCCAATATCTAGTTATCAAGGTACTAATTTTTCAGATAATCTTTCGAAATTTTCTGAATGGAAAAAAAGTGAACATTTGCCTAAATTACCAGATAAACATATTGACTTATGGAAAGAGTTAGGATATGGTGGGGTAAAAAAAATAAATATAGAATGGATTGATAATAATATTTTAGAAATACATTTAAGACACGGTAACATATATCAATATAATAATTTAGTTCCTGTGTGGAAATCATGGCCTTTTGGAGTTCAAACTCATTGGGAACATATTGGATATAAATTTATAGAAGATTTTGATGATGCTGATGGACATTTGGAAGACGCAAGATTAGGATTTATGGTAAAATGATAGACGACGATTTAAAAAAGGATATTACTGAAGAAGAACTTTTAACTATGTACTCACATACAGAAATAGCTCAGTTAACATCTGAACTTCTTATAGATAAGAAAGTTGAACCACTTATTGTAGCTGGAGTTCTTATGGCTGCAGCATCTAAGATATATCAAGATATTTTAACTAAACAAGAATTTCAAGATTTAATGAATACAGTGGCTGAATCCACAATAGATAATATTAAGTTTGGACGAACTTATCACTAATGTATATCATTAAATTTATTATCATACAATTATTTTTTGTATTTGCAGTTTCAGCAAACGAAAGAGCAAATTATCTTACGGCTATCATGCCAAATATGTTGGACTTCATAACTGAAGTAACTGAATATGAAAATAATGGATATCCTCTTCCAAAAATAATTATATTAAACGCAAAAGATGTTTGTGAAGGAGCATATGAAAGATCACTTGAAAATATAGATGAATGTGATATTGTTGGATACTATAATGATAAAACAAATATAATTTATATAAGAGACAATCCTTCAAGATATATGAGTAATGATAGATTTCAAGAAGTTGTTCTTGTACACGAACTAGTACATTTTTTACAAAAGTTTAATGGTACTTATGAAGAAGTAGAATGCAAACAACAACTTGAAATTGATGCATACAAAGTTCAATCTTTGTACATTGATCGCATGGGTATAGATCCTAAGCAAAAACCAGATCCATTGTTTGCAGTAATATCAACCTTATGTCCAAGTCAAATGCCTCAATTTTTTTAATTTGGTAATGTATTTTATTAGTGCTCCTTTTGGTAATTTTTTACAATATTCTACCTTTGCTACAAATGCAATATGTGTTACTGGTACTTTTACTTTAAAACCTCGTCCTGGTAGATTAAAACAAATAATCAAAACATTAAGATATGTAAAATCAGAAGCTGGTTGGGGATGGCGTAATGCTTTAGGATTACGTAATCCCGGAATATTTAAAGGATTAGAAAAACATAAATGGCATAATGTTTTAAGTATAGCAAGTTTACAAAAAGATGATTGGAAAATTCTTTATCAAATAGTACCTAAAAATTTGAGTGTTGAACTTAATATTAGTTGTCCTAATGTCGATAAACATCCAAGTTTAATAAAAGGATTTTCAAAAGATAAACGTAAGTGGTGTATTGTAAAAGTACCACCAACAATAACTCATAAACAACTTGATAAGATAATTAATTTAGGATATAAACAAATACATGCAAGTAATACATTACCAACTGAAAAAGGAGGACTTAGTGGAAAAATTATTGCGCCTCATACCTTGGAAATTATTTCCTTTCTGAAAAAGAATTATCCTCATGTAGAAATTATTGCAGGAGGTGGAGTAACTGATAGTTTTAGTGCATCTATATATCTTGATGCTGGAGCTGATCATATTAGTTTAGGAACAGTATGTTTTACTCCATGGAAAATACAAAAAATAATTAAAAATGGATAGACCACCTACAGAAGGCGAAGCAATTGTACTAGGTGTTGTATTAGTAGTTTCATATGCATTAATTTATAGTAGCATTACACATATTTTTACTAATTAGGAGATTATAATGAATAAAACATATATAACTGTTTTTGTTGTAGCTTTTATAGTTGCATTAATGTTTTTTGCTGCAACATCATAAAAAAATAAAATTAACTGTTGACTTTTGTTTAACTTTATGGTATAAAGGTATTATGAATAAGGAGATAAACATGAAGTTCGATTTTGATGATAATACTTTTTCTGATCTTGTAAAAGAAGTTTACGGTACTCGTAGCCCTGCTAGAGTATATGGACATCTTTCTCATTATTGGGATGAGACACCTGAGAACAAGCAGAAGATCTGGGATGATCTTTGTAATGAGCTTCAAGATCAAATGGCTGAAGATAAGGCTCGTCAAGCTGAACAAGTTGCAGCTTTCGAAGATCGTATAAAAGATGTCATTAGTATTGGTGCAGGAAATCGTGAAACAGCTATCCGTTGGATCTTTCAAGCTGATAAACTTGATCCTAGAGATTATAGCTATGCTTGTCATAAACTTAATATACCTTATTCTTATGAAGAAGAATTTAAAGGAGTAATGGTATGAAAAAATCTTCAAGAAAAATAACTGATGTTAATATGATAGAGATGTATAATGCAGCTTATTCAGGTGCATATAGTTTAGATCAAATACGTGAATCTGTCAAAGATATAATTGAAAACTCACGTGCTCCTAATCAAGCAATACTTAGAAAAATTCCTTTTATGAGTAAGAAGCAGTTAATGAAAGTTTTATCTGATTATTATTTAAAAGGATGTGGATTAGGAGTAA